TCCTATAGTTGTTACGCTATCTGGTATTGTTAAATTTCCAGTAAAGCCAGAACAATTATTGAACGCATTACTTCCTATAGTTGTTACGCTATCGGGTATTGTTAAATTTCCAGTAAAGCCAGAACAATTATTGAACGCATTACTTCCTATAGTTGTTACGCTATCGGGTATTGTTAAATTTCCAGTAAAGCCAGAACAAAAGTAGAACGCATAATTTCCTATACTTGTTACGCTATTTCCTATTGTTAAACTGCCGTTAAAGCCATAACAATACCCAAAAGCATAATTTCCTATAGTTGTTACGCTATTTCCTATTGTTAAACTGCCGTTAAAGCCAGCACAACTATTGAACGCATAATCTCCTATAGTTGTTACGCTATCTGGTATTGTTAAATTTCCAGTAAAGCCAGAACAATTATTGAACGCATTACTTCCTATAGTTGTTACGCTATCGGGTATTGTTAAATTTCCAGTAAAGCCAGAACAAAAGTAGAACGCATCATTTCCTATACTTGTTACGCTATCTCCTATACGTAATCCTATTGCGGTAAAATTCTCAAATTGATTATCCCAGATTGAAGTTAACATATAAGCACTAACACTATTATCATCATTAATTAAGATAGTAGGGTCAAATGGTTGTGATTTAGGAATAACATCAACAATTTCACTCAAACTAATTTTTTTAGTAACAGCACTACCAGATGGATCATCCATAAATACAAAAATATCGTCACTAGTTAAATTACCACTACCTTCTGGAAGTTGATTTAGTCTAACTATTCCGCTCATATTTAAACTCCTATAACGCCAGAGGTTCCAACTAGTTGTACTAATAATCCATTAGAGAATCTGTTATCATACTTATCTTGTATATCAGTAATAGTTGGACTATTACTAACATAAGTATTTAATAGATCGTGACTATCAAATCCTGTTACTTTGCACCCCACAATGCTGGTGCCATTTTTAATAGGATTGGCCACAATAGCTTTACTAATATCATTAGCCATAATAATTCCTTCTTGTTAGTGGATATAACTAGTATTACACCAAAACATATTATTCGTTGTCTGGTAAAGATTTATTATCTAGATAGTTTTGAACCGCCTCATTAACTTGTTCTTTGGTAGGGTAATGGTCAAATTTGAAAAATTCTGCACTATTTTCGTCTATAATTACTCGCACCCTATATTTGTTTGCAGGATCTAAATATACCTCACTAATAATATAATTCATAATAATCCTCTTTAAACTTGAGTTACACTAATATCATCAACATATGCCGTATGGGTGGTTCCACCATAACATTCTGCTAGTATTTCCACCACGCCAACTTCTGATGGAGTAAAAGTTAAAGTTACTTGCTGCCATGTATCAGCAGCAGCAGTCATATAACTAGTAATATCATTTGGTACACCATCTATTTGACCACCTTTAATTCTTAATCCCGTAGTTAATAAGACATTACTTCGTCTCATCCAAGCCTTTACTGTAACAAGACTATTAGCAGATACTGCTATTTTAGTCACAGATAAATCCAGTGGGAAAAAAGAGTTTCTATATGTAGCATTAGTCGGACTTAATGCCCATGCCCAACCACTATTAGTATACCGTATGCTAGTTTGTGGCCTTATTAAGCCGTAGTCTGTTGTAATAATATAATTATTTGCTGTATTATCATGATTAGAACTAAGTATTCTACCATTAAGACTAGTATTACCCACAAAAAATTCAACAGTTTCATTTATAGTAGAATTATTTAATAATAATTGACCACCACCTAAAAATGCACCATAAATAGTATTATTATTTGTTGATAAATTATTAAATATATTATTGTTAGATGATAATGCATTAATTCCATATGTGCTAGATGCCTCAATAACACCACTATTAAATATAGAATCAGTGGTATCTCTAATATCTAATCCATTCCTACTAGTATTCAGTACAGTAAAATTGTTATATTTATTATTAGCAGTAGTATTGTTTGTATACATACCAGCCTGTATGTTAGATACAAGTATTATATTAGACAATACATTCGTTCCGGCATTAGCCATGTTAATACCATAATTATTACCCACAGCCGCTATTTTATTAATAATATTTTGTTGAGCAATGCTGAAGTCCCAACCAATGTTGGTACATCCTATAGCATATTCTAAACTTAGAGTAGAAAGATGATTAGCATTAAAACTACCGCCTGTATAATATCTTACAACACCAATTTTGTTAATATTAACATAAACCATATTTTGAGATATACATCCTAGCCCATAACCATTAATACCATCAATATAAGTTTCTAAATTTTGAACACTCATATTTGTTCGATCCCAGCCGCCCTCAAAATTATATGGCAAATTAACTGACCCAGCTTCTGGTGGTCTAAGTGCTTGTGGGATATTTACAGAAGTACCAATTGGTGTTTTAATAGTTTCTCTCTTATAAACAGTAGAATTACCAGTTCCAGAAAATCCATAATATCCTCTATAAGTATCATTATTGCTAGGATTAGCTAGTGGGGTAATATTTGGATAGGCACCTAGTACTACTCTTGTTCCATTAATACTCATAATAGGAAACCAAGGCTCATTAGTTGTATTTTTACTAATCAGCGAGCATAAATTTAAACTATCCGGTGATGATGATGCTTTACAAGCAATAATATTACTTAATAAGAATGTTTGAGCGCCTCTATCAGTATCGACGTATAAGGCAACACTTTGAATGCTGCTATTCATATTAGAGCCAAGATCTATAGTAAAACAAGCCCATTGATTTAATACTCCTAGCGCCGGTATATTGAATGTATGAACCGGAGTATCTCCTAAAGTATCAGAACATAATCTGATACTAATATCCCCAACAACAGCAACTGTTCCAGCCGTTTGTTTAATATGAAAACTAAGTTGTTGATAACCACTCAGATTTAATGCGCCTGTACTTTTATATGCTGCTTTGCCCGTTGTAAATGCTGCGCCTATAGCTACGCTATCGCTGACATCTCCCTCTTTAGTATCAGTAGCATCTAGCGTAACTGTCACATTTGTTACTCCTGTCCATCCTGTGCGACCTTCTCCTCGATTTCCATAACTAGCAATATTAGCCGTTACTGCGCTATCTAATGTTACAACACAATTTGTTCTTTTTTTGAAAAACCCCGACGCTCCACCAACTCCGTTTCCTGTGGATCCATTAAGCGTACAACGACCAAGGGCTGGATCTGCGACTGTAACAACCCATGTTCCGTTCGCATTAGTATTGGTTGTGTGACCAGCAATAGTAATAGTATCGCCGGTACTTACACCAAGCGTTGCCATTGAACTAGATGTATTAACAGTAATTGGAGAAGTATTAGTCGTACTACTAACATTACTAGAAATTCCGCCTCTGTCACTAGTCCATAATCCACTACCAACTAAAGTTGGGGCTGGACTACCCATAATTCTTATAGTATCACCAGGAACTAATCTTGCGGCATTAGCCCCAACAGCACTGTTACTAAGATTAATATTTTTCCATCGTCCTCCAATATAATATTGACGATCAACAGCTTGACTTGTCGCCGCTGTACCACTAGACAAAGCAGTAATTATAAATGTTGTTGAATTTAATAAATATACTAGTTTAAATACAGCATATAAACTTCCATTCCAAATACTTAAATATTGTTCGGTTGGTTTTTCATAAGTTGTAGCTGATGAGTTTTGTTCTAATTGAGGGGCGGATATATAAATGCCATCTACGCCATTACCAACATAAGTTTCCATACCAGTATCACTATAATTATTGTCGGTTAAACCTAACTCAATCGAATCATTACTGGCCGCTGGCGTTGCTGTTAACGATATTCTGTACCACCCATTACCAGCACTAGATATTGATGCTGTAGCATTAAATCCGACAGCTTCTACAGTACCATTATTTAAATTAAATCTGGCACCCTTGCTAGTTAAACTACCAAAACGCATAGTTACTATATATCGACCAAAACTTTTAGCATAAAGTGATACTGTATATGGTAGAGAAGTATTTAATGAATAGCTTATTGTTTGTGGAGCTAATCTATGAGTAGCATTATTAGCTAGTTCAACTATTGTATATACGTTAGATCCAGATATTGGAGATGTTTCGTTGATGACCCGTGTTCTACTAATATCTAGCGCACTAAAAGCATTACCATTATCAATACTTTCTGCCGAGCCAAATAAATTTTTAGTCTGAGTTATTGAGCCATCATTAGGAAAATTAGCGGTAGCTGAACTAAAAGTTTGGGCTGTGGATATGGTGATTCGGCCGTCTGTTCCAGACGCTAGTGGATTAAAGCTGGTTCCAGCATAATTATCATTTCCATTTTCAAAATCTACAAATAATGTGGCCATATTATACGTTCCTGTTTAATGATGTTTGGAAAGTTTGCATAATACTATTGTAGTTGGTAATTTCTTGTGGTGTAAATCCAGCTCCAATAGAATAAGATCTTAATCTTTGACCAAAGTGTGCTGTTGGTACACCTATGAGATTTCTAGCAAAAACAAAAAAAGATAATGCTGGATTGCTGCTATTTGCCAAACCAGTAAAACTGGTTCCGCCTACTCCATTAGCATAACAAATGATACTAGTATTAGAACTACGATTTCCAACTATAAATACCGGAGATGTATATGAAGGAGATTCTGCTCCACCACCAAAATTAATATATGCATTTGTTGTAGTAGATCCAATTTGTAGTTCTGATTCATGAGTAATTGTAAAGGGCGGGGTTGTATAATTATAAATTCCTATGGCTATCTGAGAGGAAAAACTTCCAGCAGCATATACCGACAAATGTCCTCCACTACTAAGATCAGGCAATAAATTTGAATACAATCTAGTATCTAAATACTTATTACTTCCATTACCTAGTAAACCTCCATTCATTCCGGTTTCATTATAATCGCTAGTAGTAAAATTGAAATTTTGATCTATAGAAGATCCTAGTACTGGTTGATTCCACCATAAATTCACATATAATGGTACCAAACAGGCATTCAAATTATTTCCACAAAATAAATTAAGTCGATAAAATTTTTGTCGTAATCCAGCGACATCTATACTATTACAAAAAGTATTGAGTGCTGATATTGTGGTACTACTAGCACTTCCATTATTTAGGGAGATAGTATTGAGCCAATTTTCAACATCAGGATGATTAGTTCCAATAAGCGAACGCTTAATATAGTGATTTGGTGTGCCTACAAATGGTTGGCCTCTATATGCCGTATCTAAATTATAATTATTCTGATTGCTGCTAACAACATTAACGAACGGCTTACCTTGATATACTACATCTAGTGTTAATAGTTGATTTTTCTTAACTAATCGACTAAATGGTTTGTATAAATTTATTTTAGCACTAAACATAACTATTATCCATAATTTTGAGAATAACTTCCATACCAATAAGTTCCATCACTAATAAAACTCAATATATCCACCTTGTTTGATGTTGTAGTAACTGTTGGCGGCGCGCTATCACTCCATAATACTCCGCTAAAACTAGCGGTATAATTTCCGCTACCAGTATTTAAAAACATACTGAAACTTTTACCAGCCACAGCACTTGGCATAGTAAAAACACAATTAGATGTGAGCGTACAAGTTTGAACGGTTCCACCCTCAATAGATAATGTTTTTGTTGGTCCACTTGATCCTATTGATACCACACTCTCTGTGAAACTGTCAAATACTATATTACCATCTACATTAAGGACCGATCCGTCAAATGTAAGATTACTTTCACCATTGATGCCATTAGTAGTGCCGTTGCTAGTTAATATTCTATTGTCGCTAGGATTTAATATTGTTGAGCCGCTGCTAGAAATAGTAAGAATATTACCACTATCATCATAATTTAAATTAATTCCACTTCCTGCTACTAATAGTGATGCTACTCTATCGTCTACTTCTTCTGTGGTTAATCCTAAGCTACCGCTCACACTAATAGTGTATACTGTTCCACTAGGAATTACACTAATATTAGTTCCACCAACTATATTTGTTAATGGTAGCAAACCGCTAACAGAACTACTAAAATCCGTAATATTAGAAGCTGTATGAGAGTGACCACTAACGCTCACTCCTGTTCCATTTACTTGTATCGCAGTAAAATTACCACTAGTAGCACTTAATAATCCATTATTAATAGTTAATCCATTAGTAAAAGTATGATTAGCACTAATAGTGCGAGCTTCATTAATATGAACGTATTGTGAATGATCGTCGTCGCCCAAACCGAATAAACTACCATGATCATTTTGGGTAACGCCATATGTGCTTGTGATAATACTTTTGCGCAAATCTAGTATGCTTTGTAAACTGCTTTTAGAGGTATTAGCAAAAGCATCATTAGTAACAAAAATTAATCGATATAATGGTCTTAATTCATTGGTAGGAATATTTGTTAAATTAATCTCACCCCAATTATTATTATTTTCAGCACCGCCTAAACTACTATCTTCTCGTTGTCCCATAATGGCTAATACTGGATCATTAATATCATTAGTGGCCACAATCCACATAGCAAAATAACGATTATTAGGCACATTAGGTGTAGTCCATGTTCCACCAGAATATAAATTATAAAGCGCTCGTGTAGCATTATATTTTAATGGATACGGAGTTGAAACATCTCTTACCCATTGTCCAGTAGAGCCACTATGATAATAAACTGGAATATAAGCTATTGGACTCAACTGTTGAGTAAATTCAACCCCATTGTTTCCATCAGCAATATTAATAATAATATCTTCTTGATAAAGAGTACCATCACTAATATCAATTTGAGCATGGCTGTCCAAACTTCCGTTTCCTGATAGAGTATATCCACCAATACTTAATCCATTAATATATTGCATACCAAAAGTGTTATGAATCCACTTGTGGGTCATGCTGTCCATTCTGATGCCGTGTCTCTCTTCTCCAAAAAATGTGCTTTGATTAATATCACTATTCCAATGAATAAAAGCAATGGGTACATCAGTATCAAAATTAAATCCTGTGGTTTTAGTATCTAATAATCCAGTATCAGTATTAAAATGAATATAGTTTAGCGCTGTGCCGCTACCAATAACAATGCTTTCACTGGTTGTTTTAGTAACTTTTACGCCCTCAATATAAATTTCATAACTAGAACCACTAGGAGCAATAGTAAAAGTTCTGGTACTATCATTGAAACTTATAATACTATCAAGACGATTAACAAAACCTTGAGGCTCAAGACTAAGTTCATTAATTTCAGTATGAAGATTATTTAAAGTAAGAGTATTAGCACTATCATTATAAGTTAGTTGAACTCCTGTTCCCTCAACTAAAAATTCATTGCCTAAATTATCCTGAATAGTTTCTAAAATAACTCCACTAATATTAGCATCAATAGTATAAATGCCACTAATTGATGATACTACTATTCCACTACCAGCTAGTATATTCTTCACAGGAATTAAGCCACTCACACTACTATTGAAATCAATAATTTGAGATGCTATGTGAGTATGTCCACTGATACTAATAGGTATACCATTAAATGTTAATTCATCAGCATAAAAATTGATAATACCAGTAGAGTATGGTGCGCCATGCTCTGTTGAAATATCTATAACGCTAGTATTATTAAAACGACTTAAAGATATATTATTATTAGTATAACCATCTAAGAATATAACTGACCCCATACTAGGCGTTGATCCAATAAATGTTAGCGACGGAACTACTGTTCCTGATATCACCACCCCATCTGGACCACCATCTATAATAACTTTATTAGCACTAATTATATTAGAATTTAGCTGAAGATCATCAACAATTAGAGATCCACTAATACTAAGAGTAGTACCATCAAATGTTAAATTATTCTCAGCATTAATACCAGTACTAGTACCAGTGCTAGTTAATAATCTATTATTACCACTATTACTTATGATAGGTAATAGTCCACTAACACTACTGTTGAAATCTATAATATTGCTGGATGTATGAGTATGACCAACAACGCTAACAGTATTGCCATTTAGGGTTAAGCCACTACTAAATACTCCACTTGGAGCATATAGTGTGCCTGTCATTGTGTCTCCATCTTTGCTTACTTTATTACTAATCATGGTAGTAATTGTTGTAGCAAAATTTGGATCATCTCCTAAAGCATTAGCTAGTTCATTTAATGTGTCTAAAAAGCCTGGAGCATAATCTACTAGATTACTGATTTCTGTTCTCACGAATGCTGTGCTAGCAATTTGTGCAGTATTGGTGCCGGCTGTCGCAGTTGGTACTCTTGGATTACCAGTAAATATTGGACTATTGTTAAATACTAATAATCCACTCCCAGTTTCATCAGTAATTAAGTTGGATAAATTAAGACTATTTGGCGTTAATAAAAAAGAGATGGCGTTAGTAGATAAATCTGTAATATCATTTAATTGAATAGTAGGGTCTGTTAATCTTACAATATAATTTGTACCACTATTACTTACTGTAATTCCGCTAATACCAACCAAAGATGTAAAATTTGATGGTGGTATTAAGCCGCTAACGCTGCTATTAAAGTCTGTAATATTGGATGCAGTATGGGTATGGCCGACAATGCTATAATTTCCACTTGGCTGTAATCCACTAACACTAATAGTGTAGTTGCCAGAAGTAGCATTTACATTAACATAGCCACTACCTAGAATATCTTTTACTGGCAATAAATCATTAACTCCACTATTAAAATTAATAATATCTGATACTGTGTGTAGATGTCCTATTAAGCTAACTCCAGTGGTACTGACTGTAGTCTCACCATTAGTATCATTATAATTAATATCAATATTAGATCCTGCTTTAATTTTATTACCAATAGTATCTTCAATAATTTCGTTTAAGCTTTCTGATCCAATATTGATAGAACCAGATAATGTAACATTATATAACGTTGCTCCACTAGCAAATACCAGAGAGCCACTACCAATTTCATCAGTTACTAATGATGATAAATTAAAACTACTTGGGGTCTCTAGAAATGATTTTGCTTGAGACGTTAAATCAGTAATATCATTTAATTGAATTGTGGGATCACTCAAACTATATGTAACTGTTGACCCATCATTTGCTATACTTACATTCAATCCGCTCCCAGCCAAAAAACCAGCTGGGATTATTGCATTATAGTCTAAATTTATCCAAGAGGTAGTTCCATCGCCAATCTTAAAACGCCCAGTATTTGTTTCATAGCCAATTTCACCACTATACAGTATAGGATTATTAATAGTCCAATTATTAGACACGTCCCTGCGTAATTGTAGTCTTGTGTGAGATGGCAGACCGCAATCTATTTCATAATTATCTATAAAATTACTTAAATATTCGTTAAGACCAATAATATAATCAGCTGGAATTGGTGATAAAAAATCACTATTAATTGATAATTGTTGAGCGCTAGAGGAGCTTAATTCTACAACAGAAACAGTATCTGTTATAGTTTCATATGTTTTATCTGCTAGATCAATATTAGTAATACTATCTATATTTTCTATAGCAATTAATGCGGCATGAGCTATAGAAGAATTATCTGTATCAATTAAACCAATAGTGGTTTCTATTTCAAGATTGTAAACTGTTTCCTGTATTTCAATGCTCATATTTTAATCACAGTTTAATAAGGTATCAGTTTTACTAAATCTTGGATTAAGAGTAATATTACCATATAGTAATCTAATTATATTTTTACCAGCCCCTGTATAAATCTCATCATCGCTTTGAAGTTCTAAATCATATTTAGCGGTATTAAACGCTAAGTTATTAGTTGTTGATGGCGGCAAAAGTAAAGTTACTTTACCCAACAAGGGATCAATAGTAAATTTATATATTGTATAATCTACATTTGTGGTAATAAATGTTTGAACATCTCCTTTGTTTGTTTTCCAAATTAGTCGTGCGCACCACCCAGTTAAGTCAATAGGATTACCTTGGGCATCTTTATAAATAAATGATAATCTAAAAGAACTGCCCTGATCAATTGCAAAATCATATAATGATGCTTTCATAAGTCTATGCTCTTTCTATTCTATCTTCTAAAGCTTCTAGAGTTTTACCTAGTGTTGCTAATTGAACCTTAAGATCATTCATAACTTCAGTATTGCGTTGTAAAGCATTAGCAAATGCGGCCTGAGTTTCTTTATTCATGGCTAATCTTTCCATGATAAACTGCCTATCAATCAGATAGGGGCTTTCATTTTTAACTATTTCAAGCACTTCACTTTTAGTGACCATTTTACGGCCAATAGCCACCCAAAATCCTAACATGGTCACAATAATTCCTATGCTAGTAGTAGCAATATTTTCCCAGAAATGTATAATAGTTTCACTCATAGAGACCTCATTAAAGAATATAAGCTAGCAGAATACTCTACTAGCTTATATACACTAAATCAGTATGAGGCTTATATAAATTATCAGCCAGTTTTCTTTTTGTAATTAGTATTTACTGATACTGGTGCTGATGTTTTATATGTAATTCTACCCGGTATGGCTCGTGTAGGATTAGCAGCACTATCTTGATATGAAGGAGCTAAACTCAATACATCAACAGATGACTGAGGATAGCCACCAGCAAATTGACCATTGTAAATATTCCAGTAGCCACCTCTAATAGCAGAAGTAGTCTTTGTGGTTCTAACACCTTCAGCATACCCCATACCTTCTACTTGAATCTTATGGATACTCTGAACTAATGTTGGTTGAGCAGCGCCACTACGAAGCACATCATTTGCTGATCCATTAAGATCTGAAGTAATCTTTTTGGCTATTGGGCCAGGATTATTATAAGCTAAAGTGCCGCCAGATAAAGCCTTATCAATATGATTATTATCTAAAACGGTCGAACCAAAAACACCAGCATCATATCGTGCCACACTTACGCCATCAAGCAAAGACGAGTCTGAGGCTTTAGCAACAGAACCGCCATTACCGCCAGCACCACTACCCGTGGCATTGGGTGGTACTGTATTATACTCACTACCATCAGCTTTTACTGCTACAATTTGTGTAATAGGCATTTGTTTTCTCCATGAAAATTTGCATTAATATGAGATTCAAAGTTCTATACACCAAATAACATAAGTTTGTATATTTATTGGCTATTATTATTATGGTATTAAAGCAAGCTTTACAGTCTCTATTTGATTTGTACTAAATCCATATGGTTGAATTTTATGTATTTGTGTGATTTGGTCTTTTTTCCAAATATTACCATTTACAATAGTATTAATGCCTGTTTTATTATTGAGATAGGCACATGCTATAGTATTGTCTTCGATATTATCTAAAAACAGTCCCGTTGAAGGATATATGGTATTGATCTGATTTTCTAATAGAATTTCACAAACCTTTAATAATAGCTGGTGATCAAATTTACGATATTCTAGAATATATCTTAATTCTATAGAATGGGAGTTACAGATATCTAAATTTTTTTTTATATCTTCTCTAAATTTATTATATTTTCTATTAATAATATAATAGAATGGTATGGTAATATTAATATAATTACATTCAATACTGATTGCGTCTTTGATTAAATCTGGTCTACGATCAATATCATTATTAGCTATGGGATAATCTACAAAGCAACCGGTACGAATATTAGGAAAATTTTTTTTTATAAATTTGCTTTGTGGATGAGACGCTACTATGCCTGATATGGGGTATTGTATAATTTGTTCTATATTATTTTTTAGTTCAATTTCTTTTTCGTCTATATTAGTAATATAGTATTCTATAAACATTATTTTTTCGCTAATTTTTTCTTGATGTGTTCTATGGATTGATATGGTGATGTGCCAAATATACCATCAGCAAAACCATAATACACCGATTCGTTAGCTGTAAGTATCCAATCTGATTTATTAGACAGTTGGGAGGTTATATGTTTTTTTATCATTGATTTTTTCCACATTTTTTCTTTAGCCATTGGAGACAAGCAGCATTTCTCTGTAAAAATTTCTATCATTTTTGATGCTTCTTGTTCGTTCCATTTTAGATTACTAAGGGCCGCTTTGTGTTCACCATCTAGTGATAAAGACCCATAATGAATAAGCATATATGCATTAGGCATTAATATTCTCAGATCGGCCGCTTGGAAAATAACACCACTAGCAGATTCTGCTTTAGCATATGCTACGCAGGCAATGGGAGATTGTGAGTGTTGCATAGCGTCATATATACCCAAACAATCCGACCAATCGCCGCCCGGCATATGCATATGTATAATAATAGGATCAAATGATATGGTATTAAGGTAGCGTAAATTTTTTTCAAAAGTCACAGCACATCTATAATCTACGCCATTTTCATCCTCGCAATCCATCATGTGTGAATGGAGAAATATTTCTCTATTTTCTGGATCAATACCATAATGATGGATATTGGATAATTTTTGTTCAAAATTCGGATTCATTGGCATTTGTGATAAATAATGTTTTGATTTTACTATTTATAGTATCCATCACTTGTCTATCATCAAACGCCTTACCAAATGCTATTCTAAATCTATATCTAGTAAATATATCCAAAGTCTCAACCCCCTCTATAGACTGCAAAATATGAGCAATATATTGAGTAATACTAAAATTGGTGTGTCCTACCCAAAAATTAAAAATTTTACTACAATCTGTATGTTCATTAAATGGAATAATACCCATCGAAGTGACTATAGCATTAATTTTGCTAACTTTAGGCTTGTGTTCAGATTCTTCATCATGATCATCAATAATATGATCAGAATCATATCCTGGCCACTCTATATCTTCTGGATTATTTCCGTATGGATCAACCCATTTTTCCCAAACTATAGTAGGATTATTTTGCATTTTTATTAAAAGTTTCCAGTGGAGTTACTACAACATTATCTAATGTTAAGGTGCTTAAATAGTTTATTCTACTTAAAATATCTGTAATAAATTGTTTATTATTAGTTTTCAGACTAATTATACTATCTATAATTTGTTTTGATAATAATCCTGTATTTAAAGCATAAATTATGTTAGCTATTTTATGGGCATCCTCAGTGGTTTCGTCATAATGATAAAAGATTGTATTGATTATACTATCATCAAGATTAAATTCTAATTTAGTAATTTTTTGTGATTTTTTATTAAATATTTTTTTGAATATGCTTAATATCATTTAAAATCCTAATCTGATAGTTTCACCAATAATTGCTAGTTCATTTGGTATAGATAGATCTAAAAAATTAAAAGATTTCCATACCACACCAGAATTATAAATTGGTAGTTTATGAGTTACTAAACCATATAGTATATATATGGTATTTTTGCAGTCTAGCAGATTTTGAACATTATGATGATTCACACTCAACAATCCTAAACTGGAGGCGTGGCCTTTCAGGGCTAGTGGTCCAAAAAAATTACCCAAAAAATTTATAATTTCATCTTCAATCTTATCACCAGATACTAATTCAAATGATGGGAATATTATTTGATGATCTGTTGAAGATAAGACGTATTTTTCATTTCTTGTTGGTTCCGCACTAATAACACTCAATAATATTTTAACATTAGGCATGTGCTTCGCTAACCTCCTTAATTTTTATAATTGCCTTTTTGATACCTTGTCTTACGGCCTCTCTGGTTACAGAAAACCTTTTGCCGATTTCAGCAAATGTCTTATTCTCAAAATAATACATTTTGATATATTGAGACTGTCTTTCTGAGAGCAATTTATTGTTAGGATCTAATATTTGCTTAAAATAATTTTTAAGATTTTGATCTTCTTCTTTATTTTGTAGTGTTTCAACTGGACATTCATTTTCAATACATAAGATATCTAATAATGAGTAATCTTGTTCGCTATCATAGCAGCCATTGATCTCGATACCTCTTTTACTCTTTTTATTCTTCTTACGGCTGATATAGCTTTTGATTGCCCAAATAGCGCACTGATTTCTATAAGAATATTTAGTTTTTTGTAAACCAGAATCTCCCTTCCGATCTTTATCCCATCTCCAATCTGCCATCATTATACAGTTTGCTACCGACGCTATAGCGTCCTCACTTCTCAACATTTCCTTGCTAATATTTGCAGAAAAGTTCTTACCAAATTTAGATATGGCTTTTTGTGCTAATTCTAAATAGAATGGTAAAGACTCAAATTGAATATCAGCATGGTCTTTATAAGATAATTTTTGATTACCAACAGATACAATATCTATCATGTTTTATTTAATCCTTAATAAGAGTCCTAGTATTTATACTAATTAACTACTAAGTTAATTTTTTCCATTGTTCTGGATCGGGTCTATCTTTATCTCCAGGTTTAGCTGGTCGATAATTTTTGCCCATCTTTTCCTTTTTCTTACGAATATTATCCCACAGTCCAGGTTTATCGCCATTTGTGGCGTGTTCAGAAACGCTACCTTCAGTATCGGTTTCTGTTTTACCAAACATGACAAAATTGTGGATCGTGATCATATAATCTTCGGTCACGGCGATTTTACCCTGTAGCCAGCTTTCTGTCAAGGCTTCCTTTACGCTAGGATTATCTAATGCTTGTAGGATAACATTTGCGTGTGTGGCAATTGATTTTATGGCACCAACACTCATTTGATAAAAATCGTTTTTATATTCCATCAATTCCATTTCTGGACTTTCAACTTCCATTTCTTCAACTTCAGTAAAGTCAGTATCTTGAGATTTTGTGTTATGAAGAGTTTCATTAACAGAATTTAAAATATCTTTGATGCGTTCAGACATAGTTATTCTCCTTATTTTTTTATTACCATGACTTACAAGCCCAATATCGGGCTTTAAATTTTGGACCCGGATTATCACAATTGTGTCGAGCCCTAAAGCTTTTTCTACGCTCTGGAATATTTTTCTTGATTTTCATATTAGGATCACCAAAACGTACAATCACAACATTACCACTTTCATTTTTTACATAAACAGCAAATTTCTTTGGACCATCTGGTGTTCTAAAGGGCTTATTTAGTGTTACTTTTCTCCCCTGATATTCTGATCCTAAACTCTTGCCTTCTTCATCAAAAATCTCTTTAGCTTCTACTTCCCATACAAACTCATCCCACTCATCATCCCATGAACAATTTTTAGCAAAAAGCTCATCATGAACTTCTTCTATGAGATTACTTTTTGTGCGTGTTTGTCCTAAACAGATGGCTACTCTTTGTTTTGAGTCTGGATAGTCCTTTTTCATCGTCTCATTACCCATGCAACGAGACACATAAGTGTTTTTGTCTTCGTTTTGTTTTCTTTTTGGTATTGGCATATAGTATCTCCTATTTAATTTGATTACACCAATTAACTATACATAGTAGATATGATGCTATTGGCCGTTTTAGTCCAAGAATGATCTTGTGCTGTTTGTAGTCCACTAGGATTTGTTCTAATATTATTTTTATAGACATATCTCATATGTTCTATACTTTGGTCTATTTGATCAGGACCAATTGTGGCCCAATTACCTTCGCCATGAAACCACATATTATCAAATGCAGACTCTGTTTCTTGAATATCAATTAAATATGAATTATCTTTATTGCAAAACTGTGTGTGCGCCGAATAGTTTGTGATAATAACTGGTTTATTCATTGCCATCATCTCTAAAGCTTCATTATTCCATCCTTCTCCTCTTGATGGAAATATTCCACAATCAGCATATGACATAACTTTAGACAATGTTGCTTGATCTGGTAGTCGTGGAAAAAATCTAATCTTTGAACCCAATTTAGATGACGAATATAATTCACCCCACTGTTTAGTTTGTTCATTATTTAAAAAAGGATTATGATTAATCATCCATAATTCCACATCATCTTCTTCATTAAAAGCATTATTAAACATATCTACTAATATATCATGACCTTTACGTACTTCCCACTTGCCTACATTTAAAAAGACAAATGTGTTTCTGGTTTCTTTATCTGGAGGCGAAACTAGTCCATTAAAAATAGTGGTATCTACGCCTTGTGGTATAACTACTATTGGTTTGGTCACACCATTATTTTCTAAGACATTTTTTGCCCATAATGATGGCATCATAATAATATCAGCACTATTATAGCTTACTTTTTCTATAGGAGTTAGTTTATCAATTTCAAAAAATGACAATACTCCATACTTAGAATTACCAATAGTTCTAGTAAATAAGTCATTACCATGCCATAGCTTAAAGCATGGAGCATCTTTATTAAAATGAATTCTATTATCAATACTTTGTTTTAAGGCAGATATATCCCAATTTTGTTCAAAACTACCTTGTCCTTGTAAAAATAATGTGGTCTTCTCAGGACTATGATTATAGATATGTTTCCATATATTATATCCAACTAAACCATATCCTGTATGCGCACTAACTGGAGAAAAAATATTCATTTTTCATATACCTTATTATGAGTGTTATTAACTTGTATAAATGTTGTTTTTTTGCCAAAATCTTTTATATTATTTGCTCCAATATATGTGCATGCGCTTCTTAAGCCACCATAGATATCTTGTATAATTTCTGATGCTGGTCCTTTATATGGAACAGTAACACATTTACCCTCTGCTGTTCTGTAATCTGCTACTCCATTATGGTGTTTGTCCATCGCGTTTTTACTGCTCATTCCATAATACTTAAACGTTTTTTTTCTTTTTTCTGTTTGTGAACCAGGATCGTTCGGCTGCCACCACTCACAGAGTACAGTGTTGTCGTTATTAATTATGGCTCCGCGATATTCATATTCCCATTCTCCCTCACACTCATCCGCTCCAGCAAACATACTACCAAGCATTACAAAATCACTATTACCACCAAATGCCTTACAAATATCTCCAACAATTTTACATCCTCCATCGCTACATAAATGACCTTTTAGACCATGAGCAGCGTCGGCGCATTCCATTATAGCGCTCAATTGAGGGTATCCCACGCCCGTTTTTAAACGTGTGGTGCAAACACTACCTGAGCCTATACCAACCTTGACTATATCAACTTTGCCATGAAGAATAAGTTCTTCAGTCATTTCTGGAGTAACCACATTCCCAGCCATTAAAATAATTTCTGGAAAAGATTTGCGTAAGTGTGCGGCAGTTTTGACAAATTGTTCTGTATATCCATTTGCCACATCCAAGCACACATTAGGAATATACCCACCACTTGCTCTGATAGTATAAAAAACCCCTTCTAGTTTTGATAAATCTTTTTGAGAAGTTCCTGTAGAATACCATATCAGCTCAGTAGATGGTTTTAAAGTAAATAGCTTAATCAGAGTGTCTGAGTCATAATGCTTATGTAAACAGGTTATCGCTTTATGTTGTGTTAATGACTTAGCCATACCTACTGTTCCAACAGTATCCATATTAGCAACCATAATCGGCACACAAGTTAATTCTCTAGGAGAATGTGCAAACTTGAAGGTTCTTGATAAATCAACTTCTGATCTGCTGTTGAGTGTGGACCTTTTTGGTCTAATCAAAACATCATCAAAATCTAGTTTTATTTCGTTAATTAGTTTTTGCATATAATTACATATTAAAGAATCGCCAACGATTATAGGTATCTATATTTTCATCGCTATTGATATGAGTTAGGTAATGTTCTATATCTTTCCAGTTTGAGAAAAACATTTGATGAGGAATGGTTCCAAAGAGCCAATCCGGTGTATGTTCCTTACCTTGCTCTACATGAATAATTATAGGTTTTTTTGAACGATTTGCAAGAAACATTTCTTCATATGTGCCGCATGGGTGAACGTCCAAATCAAGATTAACTATCAGAAAATCACTAATATCAACTAATCGTAGATCCACACTACGAATAGTTTTCATCATAGATGATAGTTCTTCATATCGTCGTTGCTGTTTTAGTTTAGTTTTAACAGCATGACTATCATTATCTTCTAATCCTATGTCTGTTGGTTTTTTGATTGGGTTAAATACTATAACTCCAATATTTTCTAGGAAAGGCGTAATATTATCTCTCCATGTGGAGCCTCTATCTGCTACCCTATCCATAGCACCAGCCAGATAAACTCTTTGATTGTTTAGTCTATTCATCATTCGTTATTTTAATTAGCCCACTAGTATGCTCAAATAAATTTTGAAATGCATAAGTCAGTCTCAAACCCAATATCCTCATTATTTTAGCAGATCCCCGCAAAGCAGCAACGTAAGATTCTAATTTCAATAATCTTTCTTTTTTTATTTTAGGTTTATGGTTTTTGAATTATCCCGACTCCTCTATGCAGTATTCTACTGTAATCAATAGCATCGCTATTTATATATTTTATATATGTATCAATTTTATAATCTAAAATTATTTTATCAAAAGCAACATCGAGATCTGGATGATGAAACAAATCGTCTATAATAATCAAACCTTGAGACCTAACATTTTCCCAAACAACAGCAAAATCCGCCATCATACCATCCGGTGAATGATCTCCATCTATTAAAAATAAATCATATATTTTTTCTTTTATTTTTTCTTTTATAAGGTCACTATGAGAATCTCCATAATATATTTGATATCTGTTATGAGCTACTGTATTAAGGGTCTTTTCTAAAAAAAGCTGTGTATTTGGAACTCCTCCCCAACCGGCATTGGGTTTGTCAAAACAATATATTTCAGTTTCAAATTCTGAACTGGCTACGCTTGCAAAAAAAGCGGACCTGCCAGCATGAGAGCCTATTTCCGCATATGTTTTTGGTTTTAAAGTGCTTATAAGCTTATATATAAGCAAATGAATTTCTGCTATATCACAACCAAACTGATCGGTTATGTCTTTACAAAACGAATCTGCTATTTCTATAATTTTTTCATAGTCTTCTGAATTAAATTTTATATGCATTTGTTATTTTCCTTTTTTAGTATAACTTCAATAAAAGCTTCGGCATCACTTCTTGTTTGATCAGTATTTACAATAGAATAGTCGTAATTAGTATCTATCAGCTCTATTTTTATTATGGAAAAATTATTTAATGAGGATATTAAATACAATATATCTATATGTTTTTTACTCCAACTGTTCTTTTTATTGATAGAAAAAGTCCATTTATGATCATTATTCCACCTAGAAGGGAAAATCCCTTGCTCGTACAGGTCTTCATCTGGAACGCTTAAAATCAAATACCCTCCTGGTTTGACTATCGACCACCAGTTTTTAATACTAATAAAAGGATCATACATATGCTCTAAACATTGAGAACTATACACAAAATCATATTGATTGTGAACAAATTGATTTATATATTGAGCATCTCCATGCTCTATATCAAAAGGATCCACTTGAATAATATTTGGAAATTCTTGTTCTTTATTCAGTATATCCGATCCACAGCCTATATCTATACCATAACCTGAGAATATTTTATTATATAACCAAGTATTTTTCCTTCTATTAGACGCTTTTTTAGTTTCATTAGACATAATTAACTCATTAAATTTTGAAAGGTATTAAAAATATAATTATTTTGAAAAAATGGATATATTTCACCATTAAATGCCTTTTGTATGTTTTCATATGTAAGTTTCTTGACTAATAGGCCGTCATTATCTTGATGCAGATGTGTGTTTTGTGGATATAACCAATCAATATCTGGTATATTTACTTTTTTGAGACACGGTAAGATAATATCTTTGGCACTAGGAAAATTCACAATAATAATAGATTTTTTTTCTAAACCTGCTGCGATATGCATTAATCCATTATGATTACCAAAAAAATATTCGCATGACGCTATTTCATCTGCCGTGCCGCGTATACCTATATTAGTTTTATTTTCTACATTATCAAGACCTAAAGAATACTTACCAACTTCCACAAAACGATATTGATGTTTATGATTATTAATAAATGTTTGAATAATTTGTTTTGATTCATCGTATATAATTCTAGCTCTAGGATGTATATGTTGTTGATGCACAATTCCTTTGTCAAAAGTCATAACAACTTTATTAGATTCTATTTGAGCACTAGATACTAATTTAGGTCTCGGTATTATATCAGTATCTAAGCCTAGAAATTGTTGATTTTTTTGTAAAAAATGACCACCAAAATTAGAGTATAATTGAATATCTAATACGCTTATTATACTACTATACCAATTATGTTGATGATTAATTGTTGGTATATAATTGTTATATTGTGCTAATTCTTGAACTATCGAAGGATGTTGAACTATTACTTTAATATTATTGTCTTTTATAGGTGAGTCTATAATATATAAAGATAGGGCATCACCAATGCCAGTATTGGCATTAATAAGTGTAAAGTTTTGAAAGTCAATAGGATAAGATACTTTTTTATTGATATCTTTATAGAAGTTATGGATAATATCAAGATCATGCATCTGAATGTATTCTTTCTAAAATAGATGTGGTTGATATATTTAAAATTTTTGGCATAAAAATTATATTCTTCACTAATTCAGATCCTATTACATATCGATCTTTATAATCATCACCAATAACTATCATATCAACATGAAATATCTTAATATTTTCCTTTAGTTCAGTATCAGAATTAAAAATCACAACATTATCTATATATTTAATACTATTTAATAGTTGTTTTCTATATTCTTGATTATTAATTGGTCGAGATGTGCCTTTTAGGGATCGAACCCTATTATCACTATCAATACCAACAATTAGTTGATCCCCTAAAGATCTAGCGTATTTAAACAATTCGATATGTCCTATATGTAGGATATCGAAACATCCATTCGTCCAAACTGTTGTCATATAGTAGCCACACCAACTTGTGAGACTACTTTTGATGCGCAAGTATTAGCAAAATTTATAGCCATATCTATATTATTTGTATCCAAATAATTAAATACTAATGCTGCTAAAAATGTATCACCAGCACCACAAACGTCTCTTAAAATTACTTTCTTAGAAGGATAGTGTTTGACATCTGTTTTTGTAAATGCTTTTGCTCCTTCTTCGCCGTATGTCACTATTAATTTTGCATATTCAGTAATAATATCTAAATATTGCATATTATTCTTGTATTCAAGATGATTAATTTTTATGAAATTAATATAAGGAGCTAGACTTTTAAGTTGTTTTTTAGTATCTAAAAACGTAATACAAGTATTCTTTTTTTGTTCACAAATATATTGTATATCTGATTCTAATAAAAAGCCCTTGCAATAATCCGCAAAAACAATACAATCATACTGATTAAAAACATATTTATGTAAATCTATTTTTGATACACTATCATTAATATCTTCTCTAAATACTACACTGTTATATCTAGTATCTACAAATCTTCTTTTTATAATGTCCGATACTGGTGCTATTAAATCTATATTAAATAGATAACTATTGTTATTGAGCGACACTAAATTACTATAAACATTACCAGCCATACCTACATTTGTATGTTTCTTATTATTGTGATTAAAGCATAATGATGGAGCTTCTGGACACACTCTATCACATTGACCAAATATATATTCATCAGTACATACTTCTCCAATAACTGCTATATGTTTCATTATTCAAAGAAGTCCTTTGTATTTATAACTTTATCATCAATAAATATATCATATGCTGGCTTTTGTAGAACTAGCTTATGTCTTAGGCATCCCCAGTCATTAAGTTGCTGATCTGTAAAATCATACCAATCTTTACCAGAATGTGATCCTCTAGCAGACCAATATATTATTGTGTGTCCCGCATGGAAGAGATTATTGATTTTAGTAATTCTATCTTTTAGGGGCTTAGCCCTCCAATAATTACTATCAATGGTATGACATATAGTATTATCGATATCTATATAATAGATCATTAGAAACTTTCTATAATCCTATAAACATCATCATCACTATGATATGTAGAAATTTCTATAAAATCACAAGGGGTATTAAGATTACTAGAAAATCTGTGTACAATATTTGGCATGATAGTAAAAGAATCGCCTGACTTCAATATCTTTTTATGTTTAACCCCATATTGCCAAGTTTCTATACTTTGATCTGATGAGTATTCTAATAATAATTCACCATTTATGACATAAAATGTCTCTTGTTTATTTTTATGATAATGTGCCGAGCAAAATCTGGTTGGTATTATATGTAAATGTTTACCACAATATTTATTATTATTTTCAATCCAAAATTCATAACCCCATTTTTTTATAACAAACATTTTATGTTCCGTATTGATTTACATTGATAATAGCATAATTTGTGATGGATTTAGATATAAATTAAAATTATTTTGTTGATATAAATTATAATGGAATACTACGTGCTCACAATCTTGTCCACCATAAATTCCATTAAAATAATATTTTGAGCGATATATACAAGATCCACCAAATGCACTATTAACTTTAAATGGCGTTGATCCTCTTGGTGGTAGCCATAATCCAAACCATAATGAACTATCATAAGTTTGATAAGGTGAATTGTTAAATCGTGTGGTATCTTCCCACCACGATCCACGATAAGCCCAACTATCATAATTCCATAAAGCTTGCGACTGATTAAAAAGTGACCTTAATGCAAAACTATTACCTGACATACCTCCTATATCAGCATTTTCTTGTAGCCAACCAAAAGAATTAAATAAACCATTTTCGCTAAAGTCTTGAAAATCCAAATCTATTGTTATAATAAAATCTGTATCAGGATATTGAGACTTAATCAATGATTGACATTTATTACGATATTCGGCTAGTGCTTCTGTTCTACTTTTGTCTTTCACTGGGCCAAACTTAGGTCTTGACAAAGTCTCTAATATGATATGTATGTTTGGATTCTGAATAGATAAAGTTTTTAGTATATTTTTTGTATTGTCAATAGAATCATTTTCATATAAAACTATTTTATAGCTATGGCAGTATTTCCGAGCAAAATTCTCAAGTTTAGAAATATTCTTTTCTAAAACAGTTTCAGCATCTCTCACAAGTCCTGTAAATATTATATTTTGATTAGATAAAAATTGTTGTCCTGATCTTACTTTCTCTTCGTAAGATTCTTGATATGGTTTTGTTACAAGTATGATTTGTTCTATATCAGTCATTTTATTTCCCTAGCCAGTAATTAAATATGCTAGAATGCTTAATAATAGTTGTATTATTTTCTAGTTTACGAAACGAATCTAAAATACCAACACTCAAACCCAAAACTATAAAAAATATTAATAAGATCTCTGTCATTATGATAGAGCCTTTGATGCTATCAGACAACCCTTCGATACCGCATGGAGTGGATCATTAGCGTGAACCACTTCTTTAACTTGTAATGGAAAACCATTGTCGTTCAGTTTCATTTGAAAATTACTAATATATCCTTTTGCTTGTGATGTTCCCCCAGCAATCACAATTTTAATGGGATTTTTAAATTTGGGTAATGATTTATGATTAGATAGTGCAGCAGATAGTTGCTTGGTTGTATAGTCAATTAATCTTTCATAATATGCTGAAACTGCGGACAACACAGGATTATCATTTGGTTCGCCAATTTTAAAATCGCCGCCCTCTTTTTCAGCCTGAACAACACTGTCCGTTTCTCCTGTGGCTACGGCACTCATACGATCAATCCAATCGCCACTCTTGGTGGTACTAAAAACCACAGTTGGCTCGCCGTTAAGCATCACACAAACATTCGTCATTCCTGCTCCACAACTTATTCCAATGCCAGTATAATCATCGGATTCTAGTTCCGCATAACACAGAGCTTCTGCTTCATTAATAGCACGAGCATTATAGCCACATTCTGCTAGCACAGTCTTTACTACATCTTCATGATATCCAACATCAAAATCTTCATCATCTTGATCAACTGGTTGTGCAGGAACGCAGAAAACTAGTGGTTCATTGGGTTCTGAGGCTGTTCCAACAACTTCTTTAAGAATAAAAGCTAGAATTCTTTTAGCGTCTTTTTCTTTGGCTGAAACTACTCCACGATACATTGGGCGTTTAGCCGTATCATTTCTTTCTATAGCTTTTTCTAAAGCGTCTTTACCAAGAATAATAAAAGAACCATCACTATCCTTAATGAAAATCTTACCAGATAGTCCTTTCTCAATCATTTTGGTGGCTACTGGTGTTGTTGGCTTAATAATATAAAAAGCGTCTCTAAAGTCCTTATATTCCACATTGCCATTATTTTCTCTAGAAGCCACAATATAACTTGTACCAACGTCTAATCCGATTGCCATAATTTCACCCTTTCATATTCTTTAGTTTATTGATTGCTGATGATATGTTTTCTTCACTTGTTTTAGTATCACCCAAGGTTTCAAATTTTTTCTCTATATTGTCTGTTTTAATATCAGTCACAAATTTTTGTTCATTGATTTGTATAGGTGTTTTGGATGGTGCTGTTGAATTGTTCTTTTTGTTACCGATACTATAAACATAGTCTGTATTACCATTATGTAATCTGCCTAATAAATACCCAAGAGCCACCAGTATAATATTCAGAACTACTAGTAGATATATAATAATATTATCTGGTATCATTTGTACTCATATACGAATACTGGATAATTTGACCATATGTCGTCTATTAGATCAGCAATAAATTTCCAATTACCACCAGCCAAACCGCTACCAAATTTTGGAGCATGAATTTCAACTTTATTATCAGAAGAAAAGTTAGTTGTAATATAACGATATACATTACTCATGCTTTTGCATAATGCATAATAATTTAGCGGTCTAGGATTAGTCTTAGAAATTAAACCATTCTGAGCAATCATATTCGCAAATATTAGTTTGTGGCCATAAGTATTATCTTTACTAACCTCAACAAACTGCACATATCCAAGATTATTCTTTAAAAATGTTGAACCTAAAAGGTGATAGTTTTCTTTAACTATAGGATATTTGTCGCCTAATACACCAGCAAAACCTGCACCAAAAGCATTAGAGTTATTGCACACATGAGGTACTATAACGCTGCACCCTCTATTACCCTGTTTGGTATAATCATGAGCATAATCAAATAGATTGCCACGCACATAATTAATTTTACTTTTATGATATTGAGTTTGAGCTGTTTTCATATTTCACCACTTATTAAGAGGACACTTTTGGTCTGCCCACGCTAATTTATTCATAAACATTTTCTTATTATTAATATTACATCCACATTGTTTGCATTGAGAATGAACAGTGTCAAAACTATCACAACTTATACAAATATCATATCTGCGATTAATTTCTGCCTGACTACTTTTTGGTAAACCAGCATGAATATGAAATAATAAGGATTTCAAGAATGTTTTAATTTTGCGTATCATATAATATTATTTTCTTGTAGAATAATTCCTAATTCACTATTTCGATTTATAGTATCTGGAGTTAATTGACTCAGCCAGTTCCAAGATATTGTTTCCCATAAATGTACTGAATATGATCTTTGTAGATATTTGGGTTTATCACTCTCAAAGATATCTTTTATTTGATGACAAAAGGGCCAGAAAAAAAGTTCTTGATCTAAAACTGTTACTAAATTAGGATATATTTGTGATAGTTGTCTCGGAATCTTGACTGCGTGTTCATCCCAGTATTGGTCCCAACCTTGGCTTCTGAAAGTTTTGAATGTGTCTAACCATAAATCAATAAATAAGGCCCCACTACATCCTCCCATAGTCGCATTACATAATCCATAGTCATACTGCTTGCCTCCCCAAAAGCCACAATGTTGTATTGTATCAAATGGCTTGAGACAAATCACATCGCTATCAATATAGGTTCCACCAAATTCTTTTAATGCTAATAGCCTAATTACATCCGCCTTATGTGCATGGTGTAATAGTGGTCTATCAAATATAGATGTGGGAGCTTTTATTGGTTTTAGTATGAGGTATTGTTTACTTTTATCCCACCATTCTCCTTCTGGCTCATGTTCATGCCAGAAATAGATATTACTGCCTGAATTGATAGTAGCAGCAGATTTTACTGATAAATAATGACAATAAGACCAAGGTTTGCCACCAAAATCTGGACGTAAACCAAATACATAATGAATATTATTCGTATTGTTCATTATTCCAATTTTTCCAATCATCATCGTCTTCTACGATGGATTTTTTCCTTTGCTTAAAGTCCTTATTGATTTTTTGTTTGAGAAATTGATCATCATCAAAAAAGTGCTTAGTGCTCTTTTTTGCTGGATTTCTTTTTCTTTTGTTAGGTTTATTGTTATCGTCGTAGTTCATTGTTTGTTTCATCTGATACATACTTATAACACTTGCCATGCCCGAAGTCAAGTCGGCAACTTAAAAAATAAGCACTTGACAGGGCAAAGATTTGCTACTATTAATTATGCAGGTGGGGCAGTAATATTACCTATACTTGGGTATATTATACCATATCCTTCATACTCTTTCTTTCCCGCATATTTGCTATTTTTCAGACTCTTACTCATTTGTTTGAATAAATTAATATAGTCTTCTTTAGAAGAAAGTTTATGTTCTTGCTTTTGTGATTTATAAAAAGACAATACTAATGAGGCACAACCAACAGCGAATGGATTAGCCATGCTAGTTCCACTCATAATAGCATATGTATTATTTGGTACACAACTAAATATATCTTGTCCTGGACATAAAAAATCTAATTCTTCACCCTTACAAGTAAATGTTGATCTATTCAGGTTACGATCAATAGAGCCTATTGCTATGGTCTCTTTATGTTTTGCTGGATACATGATTGGAGTATTTTCTCCAGCATTACCAGCAGCACAAAAAATAATACTATTTTTCTTAGTAGCATAAATTATTGCATCATACAGAGCTTGAGAAAAATTTGGAGAACCTAAAGACATAGCAATCAAATTCGATCCCCTATCAGCAGCATAAACTATACCTCTTGCAATATCTTTATTACTACCAGATCCAGCACCATCTAATGCTTTTATAGGTAAAATTTTGGTATTTGGCGCTACACCAACCATGCCTATACTATTATGAGATGCTCCTATAGTGCCACACACATGAGTGCCATGACCATTATCGTCTATTGGGTCTTTTTTAGAGTCTATAAGATTAATTCCTTGTAATAAATTTTTAGATAAATCTGGATGATCTAAATCACAACCAGTATCTATCACCGCCACAATAACATCATCACCACTACAATACTTCCATTGCTCAACAATATCAAACTGAATAATTTCCCACCCTAAAATTTGACTAACTTTTGGAGATAATCCATATATATCTTGTCTAGTATATGGTAATAGAGAATAATCATTGCGTTTCATTTCATGTTTTCCTTAATCCAATCCGCATACTTACTAATTCTAGTGTGTGCTGATTCAGTAAGATAATCTGACTTAGGTTTTTATCTGCAAAAATAAATGAATGAATACCAGCTAATTTATTACCTATAAAAAGACCACCACCACTATCTCCACTAGCAATTAGAAATTCTAATCTAGTTGTGTTTTTTTCTTGGGGTTTTGATGGAGAGCAAAATAATAGCCCCTTATTTACATAATCTATTACATTAGTACCAGCTCTTCTTTCACCGTCACTAAATGTTGCACCACTATTAAAATTACCAGCAAAACCAAATCCAGATAATGCACATGACTTATTTTTTTCGTCTTGTTCAGTATAAAGTTCAGGATAAGAGTCTAGGTTCATAGGTTCCTTACTATACCCTACTGCAATATCAGCACTATCTAAAGTATCTTTTTCAAAGTCTTGGTGGGCGACAACTTGAGTAATTTCATAGTTTTTATTATTTAATACTATATGACAAGACCTAGAACCCCTGACAACATGAGCAGCAGTCACAATATAGTGAGGACTAATAATCACCGCTGATCCACAGTATTGTTCTTGTGGATTATTTTTATATGAACCACAAATTCTTACTACTGATGTAAATTTTTTGCCATAATCTACATATTTATCATCTGGCGTGTCGGGACTACCAGTACCACCATAAGAAATTGAGCATATCAAAAATAACCATAGTAATATTATGCGTTTCATGGTGGAATACTCCATTATCGTGAAACAAAAATCGCATAATATAATACACCGATATGTTATATTTAGCTATTCTTTGAATTATTAATACTATTATATAGTCTCTATTTTACTATAATTCTTCCTTTTGGTGTGCGCTGAATAAATCCAGCTCTTACAAGATAAGGCTCAATACTATTTTCAATAGTCTCTATGGCTATTCCTGTCATAGAAGATATGGTTTTCAATCCTAAAGGATTTCCTTTAGCCTTACGCAAAATATCTAGGTACAATCTATCATATACATCTAATCCCTGACTATCTATACCCTGTAGTTGAAAAATAGCATCAATATCATTCTTAGTATCTTTTTCACACATGATATAATTCCTATACCAGTGCAACCTACTTTGCAAAATTCTAGGAGTACCTTTACTCCTCATAGCAATTTGCTCAAGACTATAGTCGTCTATCATTAGTCCGAGTTTGTTTGCTGTCAATCCTGCTAGTTTGGCTAACTCACTCAGGTTATAAAAAGATAGATGTTCTTTAATGATAAAACGATCATAGAAAGGCTGGCTCAAACTGCCACCGCTAGTTGTTGCTCCTACCAATGTAAAGGCCGGAAGATCAATAGTTGTTGGTTGTTCTTTATCATTATCATCTTTCACAGTAATACTAAGAACAAAATCCTCCATGATTGGATATAGAAATTCTTCTACAATCTTAGGCAGTCTATGAATCTCATCAATAAACAATACTGATCGTGGAGATATGCTCATTAAATACGGAAGGATGTTCTTGATGCTACGGATATTGGCCGCATTGAGCGTATACAAGTTGACCCCCAACTCGTTCGCTATAGCACCCGCTATTGTCGTTTTACCAAGGCCAGGAGGCCCGTCAATTAAAACATGAGGTAGCACCCCTCCAGATTTTAAACAGCCTCTCACCATGATTTTTAGACGGTTGATAGTATCGCCTTGGCCGATTACTTCGTCAAAAGATGATGGTCTAAGATAGTTTGCCATAATTAGTTCCTTAATGAAGATAATGATTCTTTAACCAAAGACGCTATATCCTGTGTAGGATGCAGCATATACGTTTTCTCTAACAGTTCACTGGCTTCTTTTTTTGTAAAGCCATAGGGCAACAACACACCAATTCCTTGTGACAATAAAGAGTCGGGAATAGGTTGTGGAGTTGAAGTAGGTGGTGATTTAGTGGTTGTAGAAGTTTTGGAAACTTTAGAATACAGAATCTTGATTCTGGATGTTCGCTTTACTCCAAAAATATTACCACAGTCACAAACAATTTTAAAGTGTTTGGTAGACGACTCTTTAAGAGATAGCCAATGAATTTGACCACACTTCTTACACAAATATTTTAGGTGTACATCGTGTTCAATCGGTTTCTGGTTTGTTTTCTTCATTTGACTCTAAGCCCTTTTCCAAGTCTGGCACCCAAAAAATAAAATCATTACATTCAGTATCAAATGCTGATTCTACTAGTCCCTTCTTTACTAGACCATGTAGAATATTACTAACCATACGAGATCCAAGTAATTGAATGATTTCTTGATATTGCTTATCTTCTAATAGATATCTTTCTGCGTTGGTGCGTTTATTTCTTTGCTTACGCAAATGTGGCATCATAATATTTTCAGTTTCATTGAAAGATAATATAGTATCTAATTCTTCTTGGTCTTGTGAATTAATACTTAGTTTAACATTAGATTCTGTATTACCAAAACTATTAAATACTAATATTCTGGTTGATTCTATTAAATGATCTTTGTCTTTAACTACAAACCATTCGCTCATAATTTTTCCTTAGTTGAGTATATCAAACATTCCTTTGTAATATGTCGGTTGTTGTATAAAATGTGTAGCGTGTTGCTGTAAATGTAATTTATACTCTATATTTAGAGGATTATATACGAAATACTTTTTTTTCCATATGGGTGATCCTTGATAATTGGACCCCAAATACTGGAAGGAATTATCCTTGCCAGTATTGGGATTCCAACTACTCACAGGAAACTTAATTACAGGCCAACCATCAATATTTGTTGGAAAACTATACCAGTGTAATCCATTGAAAGAGTCTTGACTAAGATTAAACCATTTATTAATCATATCTGATATTGGTGAGTCTGCACCCACATCAAACTTGAAATAAAACTTGTAAGGATCATACTGGTCATTATCATCATAATCATAGTAGTCCTCATCATCATAGTCATGATCATCATAATCTTCGTGCATTGTATATAAGTCCTTAAAAGATGGTAACGGAATCGAACCGCTCTTTAACTAGTATCCGCCCAGCGGACCATCTTCCTCCAACGATCAATATTGATCGTCGTAGTCCTCTTCATCCTCTTGTTCAGCATAAAAATCATCATCTATATCTTCTTCATCGTCATTCCATCCCCAATCATAGTCATTATCATACTCGTCTTCATCATCATTATAATCATCTTCATTAAAATTAGCAGAGTAAAGAGGCTTGAGCAATTCGCCCTGATACTCTCCAACAACTTCATATTGGCAGGTGCGAAGTTTCTCATGATTACAATCACTAGGAACACTCACTACATCTTTAGGATTGATCTTAACAATCACGATCTTATCACCAGCATCTACATTACCATAAGACGCAACATAATTCAATGCCCCAGCATGAAGTCCCTGAGAACATCCCACACTACGATTATCATCAACCTTTGAACGAGTCATCTTACAAATATCGCCAACCTTGTTACGAAACTTGCCAGCATACTTGTCCATATAATCTGACCGAACAGCCTTATATGCTAGAAAATGACCATCTTCAGTAATTGGCAGATGCTCATGCTCTAGGAAATCATATAGTTCCTGCTGACTCTGCATACTAGGATTATCCATCAAGTTATTCAAGAAATTAACAAGAGGCTGAAATGGCAGACCCTTGCTCATAAACTCAAGAATACGCTTACTGATACTACCATGTACTTCTTCGTTATCATAAAGAACACGACCTTCCTTGATCTCCACAAGACCCTGACTATAAACTGTCACGGCCTTTTGAATATCCACCATCTCTAGCAGTTCATCTGCACTAGCAGTAGGTAGAACTTCCAGAATCATCTTATAGTTTAGATGATCTGGCAACACCTGATAACTCTTATTGTTAAGAACAAGAGTCAAATTACCGTCAACAAACATAAATGGAACACTCATTATAAATCTCCTTAGTTTCCTGTGATTACTTAACCAAACTACCAATTTGCTTTCTAAGAGAATCCACATCACTTAGAGTTGCCAGCCAAGGCTTGTTGCTATTTCTATAATAGTAATTTCGTTCTTGCAGTTGAGAAACAGGATCGTTAGACAATTGCAAATCCCTAAGATTACCACTAACGCTGTGACTACCAACAATATACTTCAGTATCGGGTTGTTGTCAAGCCCGATCTTGATTAGATTTTTAATATCACTAATCTTTGGCAGAGTATGCTTCTTGGTCATATCTGGCTTAATAATTTCCAGACATTCAGAAACAACATCATGATCTAGCGAATTGTACATAGTGTGTTCAATTGCACGACTCAGAGTATTGTATGCAATATTACTATCTTTGATCTTTTTACTATCAATACTGGTGATACCGATCTTATTTAGTAGTTTGGTAATATGATCAAAATACTCTTTCTGAGTAAATCGAGCAATATCAAAATTAGAACGATGAACAGTATCAGCAAAAAACTCTATGACCAGACAATGATCTATAGCATCGGTCAAATCTTTGTTATTTAGATGCTTACTATAATCTAGACCAAAAATATTTAGCATATGGAACACAAACTGTTTCTCCATAGACCCATATCCATATCCACTGTCTTTGCTCATCTTAGCATCTTCGTTTTTGCAAAACTGAACCAGACTATTGTATTCGGCCATTTGACCAAATGTGCCGCTTGCCAATTTCTTTAGTTGAGTCTTGAAAAACTTATTAAAATCAATCATATTATATCCACTGTTCTGCAACTTCTTAACAAAGTTACTCTTAATAGCATATATTTTGACTGATCCAAACAATTCTTTGACCATAGTAGACAAAGAACTATCAGAGATAATCTTGTTTAAGCCCATTAATGATGGATAGCCACTATCGCTACTATATCGCGTAATGGGCACATAAACAATATCCGTACTATCTTCAAAATCTTCTAGTTCAGATTCTGTGAGAGTACGCAGATATGTCGCATCGTTATAAACAGAAGAAATTGTTCCACTATTCTTAGATTGACCATAAATAAAGAATACATCTTGATCACTAATAACGCCAGTAGAACCTCTATTGCTAGACTTACGAGGACCATTATTCTTAATAAGGTCTTTGTAATCTGAAACCTTCTTGATATTATGAGAACCAACATCAGTAATAAGATCATCAAAACCTTCACCAACTTTAGTATGATCTTTGGTATCAATCATTAGATATGCAAAGCAATTCTTCTCGTTGCAATATCTAGTAACAATCTTCTTTGCTGTTTCTTCTGTTTTAATGTCGCAAACAAAGAAGGATAGTTCGCCTGTCTTTTTCTGGCTATTCCAATAGTATTCTCCCTTACCAGTAAGAGTATTGTGATGAATACTATTTGTCTGATAAACCATGCGGCGAGAACGATAGCCAGCAGTACGATAGTTAAAAACGTACATACTCTTTCCGGCAGCAATCTTATATTCTAGATCTGTTCCAGAATTAATATTATGCTTCTTACCATTACTATCGGTCCACTCAGCACCAACACCCCATCCTCCAGCAAGATCATTAAGGGTATAATATAGTGTAATTGCTTCTACCTTAGTTTTAGCGGCAGAAATTTTCTTGCTAAATTCTTCCTTCATCTCAAGATAAATCTCTTGAGTCTTTTCACGCAAGGTCTTAATTACGTCTTTAGTATACTGTAAGCCTTCTCTGGAAACATCCATTTCCAATTCGCCAATACTAAAGTCAAGTTCCAGATAAAGGTTCTGATTGATAATTTCATTAACAAAACTTTTCCAACTGTCGATATCGGCCTTTTGAAAAGCACGATTCCAACGCTGAATAGCATCATTAGTGGTCTGCTTATCCTCACCAATAATCTGACTAGCCTTAACAGGGTATGCAATATTACCCATAAGTGCCACAATACCACTATCAATATGATGATGAACATTGGGATAATAATTAGCATCGTTATTTAGACGACAAACTCTCCATCCATCACCACTCAAAACAATACTACGATTACTGTACTTGTGATCTTTTAGATTATTGAGTACGCCACCCTCAATAATTGGCTTCATCTTAAAATAGTGAAAAATACGCATAGACTTACTGCTAAATTCAGCAAAGTCATATTGCTTTACAGCAAAACTAATCTCTAGACCATTAGGCTCATCTGTTTCTGAGATATTAAACAGATTCAGCGTTGGCACTCCAGAGTCATCAATAGCGGCTACATAAGTATATTTTTGGCCGTTAAAATAAGAACTGGTGGTAAAACTCTTGGTATAAGCAAAAGGACTCTTACTACCAAGACCAAGACAACCAACAAAATCGTTACTAGTATTCTTGTTACTAGCCCCGTATGTTGTATACAGGTTCTCCATATCGGCCTGACTAAGACCAGTACCATAATCACGCACTACAAAGTTAGGATTAGCAGCATTCGGCAGAATCACCTTGAATGGATTCTTATTGCCAGAAGCGATATGACTATCATAAGCATTGGTTGATAGTTCACGAATAACGGCCATAACCTTATCAGAATACAGCGAGTCTGACAAGATTTTAAACATTTTGCTGGTTTGTGCAATAGTGAAACCAGACTCACTCTTAATGCCAGTGCTATGAGTCTCAACTGTCCTGTCTGCCAACTTCATCGTTTGTCTCCAAGTGTTTAACCAAGGTTCCTGTGATGCTCCTATCGTACCATACTGCTATCGACTGTCAAGTGTCCTCTCTTTAGTTTTTATGGCTAACCACCCACAATATATGGGCAATAATCCTAGCCAGCGAATAGGGGTAACAAGAGTGATTATCCACCAAAATCCATAAACTATACAAACAGTAGATAATAATTGAATAATTATTCTAGGTAATATATTTACTCTATTTAACAGCAGCACTAATGGGCCACAGAATATCATTCCTAAAAATATAAATGCCACTATTAACGCTAAACTAGCCATTAGTTATCATCATTATGATCTTCCCAATCATTTTCTAGACCATAATCACTATCTGTATTTTCTTCTTCATCGTCCTCATATGAAAAATTTCTTTCATCATAAGGGGTCCAATCTTCTGAATCTTCGTCAACCTCTTCATCTTCTTCTGCTTCTTCTATAAAAACAGTTATAGCAGTTAAAAGATCGTATACTTTTTCAAGAGTAGCATCTATTTTGGCTAACTTAGTCTCTATCGTCTTAATATTCTTTTGAAGAGAGTCTATATCTTTAGAAAAACTCTTATCCATATTATGAATTTCTTTATTACTTTTAGTTATCTCTTTAATAATATCATCATAATCTCTAGACATAATAATCTCCTAACTAAGTTTTTTATATTCTTTTATATCTCCATATTCCAAAATCTTTTTATCTTCATATGGTGATGCTACGCGACGATAAAATTCTTGTTTAATATTCTCTAATACACCAGTAATCATTGCTATCTTAGCATAAGATGGATTACCCATCAACCCGCTAATTATTCTAGAAAAACAATAGTTTATTCTACCTAGATATATGCTAAAATCATGAGGATTATTCAGGGGGTGTTTCATAACGCGTAAACAATTAGTTAATTGGTCAATACAAAAATCTAATTCTTCTCTATCATCTTCATCTACATAAGGCATATATTATTCCTCGCATTTACATTTATATTTTAAACAATAGTCACATTTTGGACCTGGGTCAACATTTCCCCAAGCGTTACAATTGCTATCAAAACTTTCCCTACCAGTATCTATGCAAACATACTTGTTATTTAATCTGCCAATATTCCAAGAATGGCAGTCCCAAAACTTTAAATTTGTTTTGTCGAATATTTTATCAACAAGAGTTTGTATTTTTTCTCTAGAATATTTATGCCCTAGAATTCTTGCCTTTTGAGTAACGAATCCCCAATTAGTAGACTCATTATGATTATGAATGGGAACTCGTTTAATTTTAACATAAACTTTAGGGGCTAAACCTAGTTTAGATAATTTTTTCTGAACCTTATAAGCATAGAGTGCGGTCTTTTTTGAACAGAATTCTTTAAAGCCTAAAGTTTTTGAGCCTTTAATAGAATAAAATTGGGCGCTCGCACCTTCGCTTCTAAGTATTTCTACTATATATTTAGTTTTCATGCTTTTGTCTATAAATAGGTAAATCAGATTCAACTATTTTGTTACCAGTTAAATGTTCGACCAAACAGATAGCCTGACTAAGATTTTCAAAAGAGGCTATAAATTTGGAAGATTCATTAAATTCTGGTTTTAGTGATCCATATACAATATAATATGGTTCATCTATTCTGTCGGTATTCAGATAATAATCTTCCATACGAGATACTCTTTCAATTATAGTATCTCCATTATAATCAGATATATCATGTACGGTTTCTATAATATAGTGAATAAAATGTGAATTATGATTGCCATCATTCACAGAAAAACCATAAAAGAATCTATTAGGATATGTTACCATTGTTAATCTTATTAAATGAGTTTTGATCGCAACATAATGAAACTACTTTAGTTTGATCATAATAAGGATTAGGTTGAGTTCTTAGATCATAAATATCTTTACGATCATTCACCAAACCCCATGCTACAGTATTAGACATAATTTGTTTTAGTTCAGATAGTTCTTTTTGACAATCCCGAAGTTTTTTCAGTTCGTCTTTAGCGTTTAATATATCAAAGTCATACGGCACAAGTCCTTGCTCAGAACATTTAAGCACATAATCCAAAGGATTAGCGTTCTTATTCATGCAAAACCTATACGAATTTTTTCGTCACTAGTTATAACTAATTGATGAGGAAGGAAAGCATCCTTAGAGTAAGATCGTCCATTCCACCATCCAATTTCATAGGCTATAGCATTATTCTGAGAGATATGTATCCCAACTATAGTACCAAACACATCATCTTCTAAACGTACCTTAGTTCCTATGGCGTTTAATTCAAAAAAACTTTCTGTCTTTTTCATAAGTTATTCCTTTTTAGTAATACAAGATATAAAAACAACCAACTACAATATCCGTTGATAAGAGGTTGATTAAATGCTGTTCCTTTATCTCTGGACGATTGTAGTTGGCTGCTATTTATGTTCAAGCCTTGTGAGCCTTGAGGCGACGGACAAAATCCGCCATAGCCTCAATATTATCCACACTCTTAACAGGCTTTGCTCTTTCCATCTTAGGAAGATCCTCACCCTTGGCCTTTAATGCCGCCTTAGCACGGGCATACCTAGCCATAGTAGTGGCAATCTTCTGCCCAGTCTTAGCAGAAACTTCAGCATAAGTCTTACTGCTAAAAACCGCCTCAAGAAAAGCCTCGTCAGAGCAACGAATCCTCTTCTGCTTCTCAAGCACATTAACTTCAGCCATAATCAACCTCCAAACATATCCAAATTTGTCTTTTGTGAGTTGATCGCATGATCAAATCTCTCACAGCGACTAACTCATTCTATCTCACAGTATCGGCTTGTCAATAGCACAACTTGAGATTTTTTATTTTTCAGCAACAGTCTGCTGTTTCAGTTTCCGTATTGGGAGAAATTTTCCGTGCTTCTAAAAGAGATAATAGTTTCATATTTTCTTTTTTTGATTCATCCAGAGCAAGTTCTGTTTCTTTGAGCAGTTTTTGTAGATGAAACACCTTATTATTTAATTCATGAGCCAGATATTGTATCATATTCATTTAAATCACCAGTTCTTTTATGGGTCTGCCATCTGCTAAAATAGGAATTGGCCGACCACTGAGGTCATAAATAACTTTAGACGCATCAATACCCAAGTGCCTATAAATCGTGGCCCACAAGTCCTCTGGAGTCACAGGACGATCAATTACAAATGCAGCATTGTCATCTGTTTTGCCAATAACCTGACCCATTTTTAATCCACCACCAGATACTAATATAGAAAATGCTTTAGACCAATGATCTCTACCATTTCTTATTTTACCTCTTGCTTCTTTATATTCTAATTTAGGAGTATGTCCAAATTCTCCCATTACTACAACTAAAATATTTTTATCTAATCCTCTATTATAGATATCATTAATTAATCCACTAACAGCCTGATCATAAAAATTTGCTTTATATTTCATATCTATAAATATATCGCAATTAACAGCATGACAATCCCAATTATAATACGAATGATCTGGTGGTGATCCTGGCGGATTTCTTAATGTTACAGTTACGAAATTACTGCCTGCTTCTGCTAGTTTTCTTGCCATAAGACATCTTTGACCCCAAGCATTTAATCCATAACTCTCTCTAACAGATAACGGCTCAGAGACTACATCAAAAATTCCTTTAACTTCATGAGAAGTTAATAAATCATAAGCCTTTTTATGAAAATTATCCATAGCACTCATAGATTGCGAATAATCTAATTGTCTATCTATTTTATCTATTTGAGATAGCAATTGTAATCTATCATCAATTCTGCCTTTAAGACTATCTGACATAGTAATATTGTTTACTTTAAAATTTTTAGCAGAAGGGTCGCCATCAACAATAAAGGCATCATATGACGATCCCAAAAATGCAGACCCTAGTGCAAATTCATCAACAGAATTAGTGCCACCATCCGCTAATAAAATATTAGATGGAATAATACAACCATTATTATGGTTATGTTTTGAAACTACTGATGCTATAGATGGAGTATCGTTAATAGTACCTGTAGGAACTTTGGGTTCTTTTCCTGTCATTACTCTTTTGGACCCTCCACCATGATCGGTGAATCTGTGGGTCATAGATCGTATAAGAGTAAATTTATCTGCTATTTGTGCCTGTAAAGGAAATAGTTCACTAATATGAGTTCCAACCACATTAGTAGGAATACTATTAAATAATCCCTTTACATCGCTTTTGGCTTGTGATTTAGGATCATAACTTTCTAATTGAGAAAGCCCGCCCGGCAACCAAACCAGTATGACTGAATTATCAGTTTTAGATTCTGCTATAACCTCAGTTGCAGATAATGATGAGTAGCCTAATAGGCCACTTTGAATAAGTGATCTTCTGGATATTTTCACATTATAAACTCCGTTGCCATTAATATAATAACACCAAAACGGATATTTATAATGAATTAATGTACTCTTTCAGTTGATCTATCTGAGTCCTATTTAAGACTATTTGATCGTTATATGGTTGTCCATGCCTTAGCGTCTGATAAATATATCGTAATTTTTGCCACCAAGACATTCTATATTTATAGGAAGTTAATATCTCATATATTGATATATCCACCATGTCTAATTCTGGATCATAGTCTAGAACCAGCATTTCGCTCTGACAACCGCATCTCAGAAAAAGACTACAATTAAATTTTTTTCTTGGCTTTTTTTCTAAAAATTCGCTCATAGTTTTTCTCCCATGTTTTATAATCTACGCTTTTAGGTCTTGGTTTACTTCCTTTACCGTTTTGGCTCATAATAATTTTCCAGACTTTTTTAGAGTATCAATAGCCCATAACGGTTGTAGGTTGGTATAGTGAAAACATAATTTTTGCTGTTGTGTATCTGTGAGATCAAAACTACAACATGGTTTGATATGGTCTATATGCCACTCTCCAAAAATCTTTATTCTTCAAATACATACGACCAATAACGAGAATCGGTCTTGTTCTGTTTTGCATCCCAAAAAATACATCTAGCAATATAAGGAGGAACGCCTAATTTGCCACAATTAATACTCCAATGTCTTTCCATTTTCTTATATTGTTCAAGACCCCTTTTAGACTGATAAGTAAGAGTTTTCATGCCATACAATTCCAGCATATGAGTATCACCACAAAATACCCTACACTCATTAGGGTGGCATTGCTCTAATGCAAACGAAACTTTTGCAGTACCTAGTCCAGAAATATTATTGACAATCTGATCTCTCTTTTTTACATGATACTTTTTGTTTGTTAGATAAAAGTCTTTCGGATTAGACCAAAATTTATCCTTAAAATCCCAAATAAACTTTGTGCGATTGTTGTATAGCCCACAACCACTACTTTTAATCTTATCTCTCAGCAGTTCTTTATTATCAATCCAATCATTAAAGTCTTTGATTGCGTTATAGCCACTAACATTAGACTTCCATGTTGTATGAACGCTCATAAAACTGAAAAGATAGCGACGAAAAATATCCTCAACATTCTGAGGACGAACACTCTCCCAATATTCCTTATACTTGACAACCTTATCTTTAGGAAAAGTCTCAAAGAAAATATCAGCCTTCGTCTTGCTCATTTCAACTTTATTGGTATCGACCACAGTGTTCTCAACAATCATAAAAACTCCAATGTTAGCGTGTATGCTACGATTCTACACTACTGGTATCGTCTTGTCAAGACTCGTTTCTTAAACGGTTCTAGCAGACCCATGCAAAAACTTAAATGTTGGGAAACGCAAACTAATTCCGCCTTCTTGGTTTTTAGTTTCCTCAAAATATTGAACCGTAATAATTTTACCAAGAATCTTTTTGGGGTCTTGATAAAACTCTTGTCTTTGGTCAATAGCAAATCCACTACCAACTCTAACAACATGATCTTTATGCTTAATCATTACGCAAGAAAGCATGGTTTCCTCATGCTCTTTACCATTCAATACATAACGAAATGGACCCATTTCCACATCAATAACTTCATACTCATCGTCAAAAAACTTCTTAACTTTCAGCAGATCTTTACTACGCTTCCCTTTATATGGTTCGTCTGCTCGTAGCATAAGTCCTTCATACTTGTAATCTTTACTTTTTTTAATCCACTCCTGAAAATGATCATCATCTTTAATAAGTTCTTGACCAAGCACACTAAGACAAGTACAAGTATTATTTTTCATAACTTCTCGTAGATTATTATAGCGAATAGAATAAGGCTTGTTCTTCTCGCCCTTCTTACTATAAAATTCGTCGTGAGAAATCATATCAAAAATCTTATATGAAGGATTAGGGATGGTATGATCCTTCTTTTTGAGTTGTTTCATGATCCCCTGAAAATCTTCATTACCCTCATCATCCACAAGACAAAGTTCACCATCAAATACTACATTAGTAACACCCAAACTCTTAATGCCACCAGCAACAACACCAAGAGTATCAAACTCTTTTCCCGTGCGGGAATAAAAAGTAGACTCCCCATTACTATCAACAATAGCGATACATCTAGCACCATCGATCTTACGACTAACATACCATTCATCTTTCCAATCTACAATATCTGGACTATATTTATCGGCCAAGGCTACACTAAATTCTGGAATATGATCTGGAATAGCCTTATTAATGATCTTATCGCCAGCACGGGTTTTCAAGTCTTTATCCAAAACACAATGAATAAGTTCCTCATAGTCAGCGTAATGTTCGACAAAACTATTCACAGCAGATATAGCATCATGCCCAGTAATTTTACGACTCTTTAGAGCATCAAGCAGATCAAAGAAATTTTTGTATTCATTCTTTCTGGCGACCAAATAATTTTTCTTCTTTAAATTATCACTGGTTACATGATATTGCCAAAGTGGATGATAAGTATAGAGTAGAATTTTCTTAGCAAAATTTGCAGATGAATTATTGAAAATTCCACAATTAATCTTGATAATATCTTCTTTTTCTTTTGTGCTGCTTGTATTTCTAAGAGCAGTTACCATCTTCCAAACATAATCAAAATCGTGAGTCATCCGTTTAGTCTCCTGTGTTGATGGTATCGTACCAGACGCTCATGCTGCTGTCAAGTATCGACTATTTGCGATTGGGTCTTGAGAGAAAATAATTCATCGCATTGACAATACCACCTAAATTATCTCCTAATTTTCCTATGCCGGTATTGCATCTATCACAAAGCCATCCACGAAAAGTATCATCATCATGGTTATGATCTAATACCCATTTAATGGGGATCTTTTTACAACACTCACAAACTTCTGGTTTATCTGGTGCTTTTTTATGAAGTTTATTTCTTACCTTTGAATGTTCTTTAACGCATTTTTTACATCTTGTATCTAGTTTATCTTTGTACAAACTATGTTTAGGAAAACTTTTACGGTTTTTTCTTTTACCACAATAAGTACAAATTTTTCTAGGCATAGTGGAGGTAATGGGAGTCGAACCCATGTGTTGCGATAATTTTCATTATATATTCTACAAGTTTAGTTTATTCATAAATTTTAAGAAAGACTAAAGAACAAACAACATTCATCTTTCCGTACCAACTAATCTCAGGCTAGAACCCGTTGGCTATTCTAGCAGCCGAAGGATTTTACATCAATCTTTTGAACGCTACCTTCATCGCTTTCTAAGATTGTTGCTACTTATTTATTAGGCAGCAAGGGCTAACTGAGTTTCGCTAGTTAAAGCGTTTAATCGACTTTTTAAAGTGGCCGGTCGATCAACCACTACTTGCTAACATAATTGCTATTATCCAATCGATACCGTTATACCCCCTTATTAATCATTATGATATAGTTGTATCAGTTCACCAATTTCTGTCTTGTATTGCTCTATCTTAGCATAAGCATCAGCACACCTACTGCAACTTTCTGACAGTAGATATGTTTCGTAATTATGTATTTCTTCTTCAAGACTCTTTATTCTTTTTCTTATTTCTTCGTTTGACGGATTTATCATTTTCAGTCTCTTTAGGCCAAAATACCATTTCATTAGCCTTATCATCCCAAGCACATTCTAGTAAGTCTTTAGCAGCCAATTTTGCTAATGCGACATTATGTATCCAAGTTATAGTACAGTCATAAATTTGCTCGTTAATATCTTCATTTAAGAGAGGTCTGTTATCATCATCAAAACCACAACAGTTTTTACGCACCATCTGGACTAGTTGTGTGATGGTGATATAATCATCAAGATTATCGTTGTTATTTTCTGATAAGGTTTGAGCAGCCGCTTCTCTAACCTGTTTAGCGTATCCTTCAAGATCAACAATAGAATAGAGTTTTTCGTCCATATATTACCTCAAATATTTAAATACACCAGAACCATCGTCCTTATCTGTAATATTCTTTACTGTATCTTCCATAGAATATTGTCCTCTAGGAAGCCACTTAGGTTGTTCATAAAGAGCAGTAGTAATTTGAGGAATCCAATGTTGATATGCTAGTTCAAATTGCTCAGGAAAATATTCCTTTAAAATATGCTCAATCTGATATAAGTGGCTAACTATAGAGTCTCTATGTTCTAACAGTTTTTCTAATTGTTCTTGTTGTTGAGGAACCAAACTCATTATACCACTTCTCTGTTTTTCAGTTTGACAATTTCGTGAGCAATCTTCCATACGCCGGTTTCCTTGTTTTGAAAGTCTCCACCCATATAAATATGAGCAAATCCACCGTGCTTATCAATACCATAAGCCCTAATGCCCTTGTCATCAATACAGTCTACCACAAAGCGTCCACGATAACCCATAGGGATAAATTCACCCTTATGAACATAATAGGGGCCACCGCGAACTTTTATACGATCACCCTTAACCAATTCTTTCCAATTAACATCCTTAATGATCTTGGTGTTTTTAACTTCCTTGCTTTTGGGCTTGAAAGCAAAATCTGAACCACAACTCTTACAAGTGTATGCACGGGGACCATTGATAGCAGAACAACTTGGACAAATTTTCTGGCCGCGAGGCATTTTGAATCTCCTTGTGTTAGGTGTTATGTCCTAAGTATAGCACAGGTATCGGCATTGTCAAGAGGGATTCTTTAGAGAACGTATCCCGCCTTTTGTGCCTCACTATCTGACAGGGTTTTCATCCATGCAGGAATAGGCTCTCCATTTTCTCCAATTCTTTGTTTACGCAACTTTCCTTTTTCTCCAGAAATTTCACAAATGCTGTAACTCATACTTTCTGCCATAGCAATTAATCCATTGATATAAGAATCTGCACCATAAGAATAGGCTCTTAATCCACCAAACTTTTCTTTGATTTGTGACCAACTAAAGTAGGAAAGAGGTTCTTCTGTTTTTTTTCTGTGATCCAGATGAGATTGGATAGAAGAGCATAATTTATCTAGAAGATCATACCATCCATCGTCGCATTCAATGTATTGATAATTAGAAAATTGTTCTGGATACTTTGAGATTAGTTTACCACTGAGTTCTGGATTCATTATAACGTCCTTTGTCTTTATCTGGAATAATAGTTAGTTTACCGGGACTATAGTGACAAAAATAACTGCTATGTATACGTTTCTTGATCAGATTATCTTCTTCGATTTCTATGTACACATTAATACGATATCGATTACTCCATAGATTAATAATTTTGGTCATTAGGTGATTCTTAGGACATTCTACTTGCTTGAATAAAAGACTCTCAATTTCTATATCCATTAAGAATTCTCCAATGAGGTATTAATATTTAGGCAATGATGGTCTTGATTATTTAGTGATATCATCCAACTTAATCCATTACAATTATATTCTTTCATGTTCCAACTATCATAAACTATCACTTGATCTTGCCAGTTAAATTCTCCTACATTTTGTGTAAGATTTGCTTGTTTGTTAAGATAGTCATATAAGTCTAGCCAAGTCATCTTGATCTCCTATTAGCCCTATTTAGGATACGAATACTCTCTTTAGCATTAGCGGGAACTAACACCAACTGTGGAGCGGTTTTGTGTTCCCAATCCATAAAACCCACAGCACGTTGTTCGGTAGAACAATTAATGCAAGTTTTAGGACGATTATTCTCTATCAGAAACTCTAATCTTTCATCTGGAATAGAACGATAACAATAAATACAATTCATAGGTTCCTCCAATAGCGGAATTATACACTAGCCAAAGAATTTGTCAAGTCAGGGCGATAAACCATATCACCAAAACTATCACTAAAACTACCATCATCATTACTATAAAACACGGCAGTTAAACCAACAGATTGTAAAAGTTTATCACAATTTTCACAAGGCTTACTACCAAGAATCAAACCCTTGCGATTAATTCTCATCACTACAATATTCCAAGAAGGATCAATATAGTTATACTGATCCAGTAACTTAGAAATCAGATGACTTTCCGCATGGTAAAACGGATGCTCTTTATATTTGGGAAGATTAAAATTTTCACCAATTCTATAAGCACCAGCATGAGTTTTAATAGGATTATTTTGAGCAAAACCTATCATTTTTGTTCCATCAAAAGCAGAACAATAATGCCAACAACGAATTTCCTTACAAGGAACCCAATTCTGATATGCTCTGCGTATTGTCTTGGCTATCTGTTTCATTAGTGTTGTGATCGGCTGGCTCGTATCCCTCCATTATATCGTATTCCTGTGATCGGTCAACTAGTGGGGGCATCTTTATTTTTTTTGGTTCGGGCCTATTTTTGAGATCGCTCATCGAATATCTCCTATTTACTTGCTAACATATATAAACCGATATTGGCAAAAGCGTAACCTGTATATGCTATAAATAAACCCATATTGCCTTTGTATGCTTGCTCTGCTGCTACATAAGCATATATACATCCTGTAAATGCTATTAGCCATCCACTCATACAATAGTCTCCTTTAGAATCTCATCATATTTTTCAATGGCGATATCTTTTCCTTTGAGTTCCATATCAACATCAAACTCTAACCCATATGTCTCAAATTTATTATATGCGTACTCAGCATGAGCGCGAGGATTATTACCCTCTCGACTTTCACTATAATGAAATAGTGGAGTGGTCTGCCATGTATCATAGCACATATTGATGGCTTCACATTCTGATAAATTATTTGGGTGACACTTGTGATGTAAATAGTCAAAACAAATAGGGATGCGTGTAATAGGATGAAAAATATCTACTAATTCACGCACACTCCAACAATTAAGTTTGTCGTCATTTTCTATCGTTAAGCGACTTTGACAATTTTCGTCGAGACGTTTGAAGTTTTGATAAAACCTATGAGATATTTCTTCTCTAGTCCCATTATTGTTATGAACATGAAGATTCATGGGAGAATTAGTATCTGCGGACAAACCAATTCTGTCAAAAAAACTACTGTAAAAATTCAGTTCTGTAATAGTTTTATCAACAACTTTTTCTGAAAGACTAGAGAGTGAATTATACTCACTTGGATGACAACTCACACGAACATTATTGTCGGTGATTGTTAGAGCAATATTATCAAATTCATCTTGAATATCATCATGATTAGGCAAATTTTCTAAAGATACATTAGCCTCATCATATGTAATTAGTGGAAAAATATCGCTACTAACACGATAGACATAATTATTCTCAGCACAAAATTCAATAGTTTTTCGTGTAGTGATAAGATTGTTAAGAATACGGTCGCCAAGAATAGTTAGTGCTTCTTGTCTTGGCAAACTATTAAATCTCTTGAAGGTCATGGTCTGATGACCAACACCTTGATCTTTAAGTTTTAATGAGATGCAGCAGAGGCCATAACGCATAAATAGAGTCTCCTTGGTCACAGTATACAGCATTATCGGCAGAAGTCAAGCCGCTTCTTGAGGAATTTCTTCAACAGATAGAATTTTTACTAAAGAATATTCTATAGAAGGAAAATGTAATTTAAAATTAGAAAGAGCATTTTCAGAAGTAGAACCATCAAATACCTGATTAATTAATAGATTTTGTTTTGACAAATCGCTGTTTTTAAATACCTGTGCCGTGATATTAAATGTTTTCATTTTGAGTAAATTCTTGAATTTTGGTGTATTTGATATTAAAAGGAAATATATGAAAACTAAAAAATGTACCGTTTGCCTCAAAAATAAAAAGTTAACTTCTTTTTACAAGAAAAAGGGCGGAAAATTTGGATTGGACGCAAAATGTAAGTCTTGCGTTTCTCTTTATCATAAACAGCATTTTCAAAAAAACAAGACCTCAATCTTACAAAGTAGATCAAAATATATGAATGAGTATAGAAAAAATAATAAAAACTATACTTCAAAATATAATAAAAATTACTATGAAAAAAATAAAAAAGAAATTCTTAGACATAAAGCCAGTTTAGAATATAGAAAATTACAGAGAGAATATGAAAGAAATAAATATCAAAATAATTTATCATATAGAATATTAAGTAGTTTAAGAAGCAGATTAAGATTGGCAGTTAAGAATAATATAAAACAAGAAAAAACTAAAGAACTAATTGGCTGTGATATTGAATATTTAAAAACATATTTAGCAAATAAGTTTCAAGAAGGCATGACTTGGGAAAATTATGGAAAATATGGTTGGCATATAGACCATATAATTCCATGTTCCAGTTTTGACATGAGCGATCCTGAACAACAGAGAAAGTGTTTTCACTATACAAATTTACAGCCATTATGGGCTAAAGATAATATTAGTAAATCAGATAAAATCTTATAATCCAAATGCCTCTATTGTATATTTAAATGGATTATTATCAATATTTTTTACTAAATCTAACATAGTTTGTGCAATTTCTCTAATTTCTAACTGAGCATTAGGTTTATTGCGTAATGATTGAAAATGATAAAAACTTCTCCAATTAAAACTTACATCAGAAGTAATCTGGGTATTGTATGGTCTAAAAAATCTAGCACTTTCTTTGGCTCTTTTTCTATCGAAACCATAATCATTAACTAAACTTTCTATACAATTATGGTATTTATCCAAACCTAGTTGAGTATAAGATTTAAGTTGTTCTTGCCAAATTAAAGGCCAATCTTCAGGAATTAAATATTGATCTTCCTTAATCTCTTTATATCTTGCAGATTCGCCATTAACACTTACTCCTATTCTGTGTTTAATTATATGAATGTGCGATGCTATATCTGTTGTTACTAAAAAATGTAAATAACTTTTTTCAAAAGGAGTATGATGACCTTCATCCGCTAACATTTTTAATAGTTTAGGTATTCGATCAATCTTATCTTCCGATAAGTCTCTAGATGTACTAGTCCATGCAGAACAAGCATGAATTTTATCATTTCCATAATATCCTAGTAGTTCAACTTTATTTAGCATAATTATCTAAACCTTGATTGTTTGGGTTGGACACTCTAGCACAATATGCTATGTTTTTTTCTGCGTCTGGAGTTAAACTAATTAGTTTTACGTTCATTGATGTGTTTTTCCTTGTATTCTTTTTGATGATCTACCCAAGCATTATTTGTAATATTGTTGTAAATATCCCTGGCAAGTTTGCTAACACTTGGACTAACTCCACTAACACTAGGGTCGTCAATTTTAGACCAGTAGTATGTTACTGGCTCGTCCTTTTCTTCATCGCCCTTATCTTTTAAAACTTCGTACCCATGAGATTTTGCCCAAAAACGAACCTCTGTCCACAGCATATAGATAGCCTCCTAGCAACTCATATTACCATCTTTCGGCGGTTTGTCAACAGAAACTTTAAAAGATTGTTCGGGAAGATCGTATCTTTTCCACGCTTCTTTATGTTTAAAAGCAACAATATGTTGATTTTGTTCATTTATAAGTTTTCTCTGATAATCAATTAGATTCCAGAGTTCTTTGATATAATTTAAAATATCATCATGTTTATATTGTGTTAATATTTTATTTACTGTGCTACTACTCATTGGTTCGTATTTTAATACGATATTAAATTCTTCACTCCAGTCATCTGGATTATACATAGGACTCATTTTTGTAATTCTTCTTCTGCTCGGAGTTTTCTTTGATAGGTAAAACCGTCTGAAAAACCAATCATATACAATTTTTTCATAACCTCAATAGAGTTTTTATGCTGATTAATATACTCTAGATTATTTTTGACCCATTCGTAATAAAACTTTTCCTCATCAGATAATTCTTCTTTCATTTCTTTATTCCTGCTGTGTTATACTTTTGAAAAATCTTGTTGATACCAGCAATTACTGTTGGACAAGTAATATTAATCAGTTCATTGTCGTCATTATCTGTTATGTATGCTTGAAGTTCATCGTTTAGAACCTCTTTACAATATCCTTTATCTAAGATATAAGATAAAGACTTTTTAAGTTTATTTTTGTGTTTGGAAATAAAAGAGTCTATTTCTAGTTTATATTTAGCATTAGAGGCGTATAGTGCATGACTTAATTCATGACGCAGTATCTCGTTGGTTTGAGCGCCTATAATATAGAAATGATCTTTACGATAGCCTAATAGTTGTATAAGATTATTTTCTTCAGTTGTTAACGGGTCAAATAATCCATCTTTAAAGGGAACCAATACTTTACTGGGAAAATTGAACCCTATCCAATGAGCATGATAACTATTTGAGCCATATGTTTCAGAATACCAGTGTCTTAATTCTCCTAGTGTAAAAATATTATTACGAAATCTAGGATTAGCACTTTCATAGTGTTCTTGAAAACGCATGAAAGTTAATCCTAGTTCATCTTGTGTTGATGCGCTCACCCAAACACTATTATAGGGTTGTTTTTTGACTATTAGCATGACTATATTAGTTAAGTGACCGAAATACTACTGAATATCTAGTATCTATTACTGGTAAAATTTCATGAGTCCAATTATCTCTAATATCACCCATCATTCTTATGATACTGCGTGGAAATAATTCTATATCAACAGCAGAGTGATTAGATTTTTTAAAAACCATTGTTGATACTGATCCTAAACTAAGAATCGTAACAATAGGCCCACTAATGGGTTTATCTATGTGTGCTGCTATTTTTTGTCCCTTTTTATATTTATTGATAGCAATCCCAAATGGAACATCTTGTATATAATTATCCTTAATTAATCTAGTATAAACATTTTTTAGTGACTCAAAAGCATCATCAATGGGCTTTTTATATCTGTCTCCAAAGTAAATACTATCATAATTATTATCTCCATAATTTGCTACCAATTTAGGATTAGTTTTACGAAAATTCTCTATATCAGTAATAAGTTGAATTTCTTCTTCAACAGAGATATAGTCTGCAACAAATTTTAATCCTAATTTTTCCATTCGTTTTCTAACTTAGATATAACTTGGTGAACCTTACTATCATCATAGTAGCAATCTTCACCAGCAGCAACCAAATTGTCGTACTTACTGGGACTAACTGAGTATAGCACATTCATTAAACTTTGTCCATACCTCCAATTAAATAGATGGTATGTTCTATCAACTAGATTTAGAAATTCTAGAAATTTCATTCTATATCATACCACTTCAGTCTGTTGATACATTGTGTTCCTTCAAACACTGATAAAAACAGGCTCTAATTCCTTGAACAGCATCGTGGGCGGTTTTAAAATCGTGATGATATTTATAAAAAGATCGTAGTTGTTGTTCAAAATTCCATACTGCATTTTTAAACTTACCAGCATTAATAGCACAATCAAATTCAGACTGTTCTTCTGGTAAATCAAAGGTTATCGTTACTTTGGGCATTTTTTTCCTCTTTAATAGTCCAACCAATTTTGAGTAAATCTAGTCTAATTTCATCTGTTATAAAACTTTCGCCCACAAAACCATCCTTATTACTCATACCAGAACAATACCAATCAATATAAGTTTCCCCACAATCTCGTATATCTGCTACTATTCCACCGCTCATTCTCCACGAACAACCCCACCCATCATCGCCATAGTAAAAATCGTTATTGCATAGTGCGGCGTATAAATTTTGACTGTAAACTGTACTACCCCTACACTTCTGTACAATCCAATCGGTTTTTAGCAAATCATATTCTAGATTAGGTTCCATTACTACTCTCTTTTACCATTTGACCATTACGCACAACATAAACGTCAATATCACCACTATGTCTAATATAGTGTCTGCCACCATCAATCATATGGCCGTTATTAAATGCTTTATATTCATGCCTAGATCGACTATACTGTAGATTACCATCATCATCTTTCACACACCCAAAAGTAAAATCCTCAACCTTATCAGCATTAGATATATAAAAACCATCATCAGTTGCTCTTAGGGCAAAATATTTATTACCAAATTGTGGATGGGGAGTTGCTCTATAAAAAATATCTTCTGGAGAATCATGCCACTTTAAGTCTGTGGTACACACATAACTAATAGGAACACCATCCCGTTGTGAATAATGCTCAATAACTTTGTCTGTATTTGTAATTGGAAAGTGCTTAATCATTGTTTGCTCTATGATTCATAAGGATTAGTTCAATAACACACCTTGCTGTATCTGGCACATTACTACCACCCAAATAATAACTACCGATAAAATCGAACATATCTGACTGCTGAAATAGAGAGTAAAAGTTTTCATACTCCATTAAAATATATTGTCCAACACTATGAATAAAATTTTCAATATCACTTTGTAGTTTAGAATTCATTCTTACCCTCATAATATTGATCCAGTTTAAAACACTGAGCCATAGTATCACTTAATTTATTAACTTGCAAATCTAGCATAACTGCTACTCCTTCAAGAGCATTAACAATTTCATCGTGACTTAAATTATGCTCAAGAACTCCTTCACTAATAGTTCTAAGATTAGTAGAAAAGTTATATAGAAAAGTTATTTCAGTTTCAAGATCAAATCGGTCTTTCATACTGGCTCTCCATATTCATTGTAGTGTGTATTCATTTCGTCCTTGTGCCATTGTACCACAGCGTCTAGTTCTTTGTCAAGACTGTCAAAATAATGCTGTCGAGAAGGACCAAGAACATAAGAATAAACTTAAACTCCTGTAATTTTACATTCACGGTTTTTATCTTTTAATTTCCGTATTCCTCAATCAGTTGAGAATAGTGCTTATCCATTATGTAGTAGATCGTAAGGTGATCAAATAAATAAGTTTTTGATGATCCGCATTTTTCTTTGTGGTATTGTTCTAGAGTTATAGTCTCAATCCCCAAATGTTCAAATTCCAATTTTTGTCTATAGTTAGCACACACTACGGTCGATCTTTGATGTTTTGCTTGATTTATAATTCTAGTTGATCTTCCTGTTTGTCTTTCACGATCTTCTTGCTTTAATAAGAAAGATTTAAGATTTTTTATATGCTCTACAAAGTTATTCATTTGATTCATACAAACAATCTATCCTGTAGTAAGTCTCTAACCATTTCCGTTACATTAATTCCATTAACAATAATATCATTGTCTCCAAAATCAATAGGGTTGGATGGAATCTGTTGGGCCACTCTATTATAAAGCCAGAAGATTACAAACTTTTGTTCTTTTGTTAGATTATTCATCTTTGTTGTTGTCATGTTTTTTCTCCTTAGTTAATTGTTTGTTATTGCGTTCTTGTAATACCCTAATTTTTGCTCGTTCATCTTCTTCATAATCTTCTTGAGTGTACCATTTATTTGTTTTGGGGTTTTTACTTAATATTTGAAATTGACCAGCCCCCATACATTTTCCGCACATTGTTTTCTCAAATTTTGATCCTTCTTTTTCGTAGTCTTTGAAAAAACTATCATATTTTTCTTTTACTTCGTCGCAATAATCATATTCACCGTTGGGTAGTTTAACACACTTTTCGCATTTGTCAACCACCATATGTTTATTAAAATAAAGTTGTATCTTTGCCATAAACATGAGTTTATTTACATCTTCAATTCTTTCTCCAGTACCTTTGCAATAGATACAGGTTAATAGTGGAGGTTTGTTTATTTTTTGTAGATTTGCTTTATGAATAGGGTTTAAAACAAACCAACACAAGACTGAACCAATAGATGCAAATATTGCTACCCAATAGTATAATTTATCATTTAGGTTCATAATCAATACACTCTACTTTCTTAATGATATTACTTCTTTTAATGTTCTTAATCATTTCAATGTGTTCTGATGCTTTTTCTATGGATTCAAATGTTAATATTTTTCTTAAAGGAGGTACTTCTACATTCCTAAACCATTCATATGTACATAAATAACTCCAAAACAACCATCCTTTTTTTTGTATCTGATACCATTCTTTGTTATTGCCATTAACGAATTTACAGATCTTATATTTACTCATATCCTATCTCCCAGTTAATATCTTTAAAATCTTTTAATCCCTTATCGCTACTCACCATAGGATAATAGCCCCATAGATGTACCACATTTCCTCTTGTCCAACCAAGTTCATCCGGTATGCAAAACCATACTGGAGTATTTGGTTCTAAAGTATAGTGTTGACCAAGAGGAACAAGTAATAGTATTAGTGAATAAATATATTTCATTACATACCTCCCATTAACCATTTCATAACATCCATAGGATGACTACTACTAAATCTTTTAGAAGCAGAAATATAACCAGCAGCCATAGAGATAATTGCATTTTGTTTTTCAATAGTTCGTTCTAACTCTTTGATCCTCTGGAAACTATTAAGATCAGACTTAAACGCATCGCTTAATTTAATATCTTGCTCTTCAACTTTCTTTTGTATTGGAGGATTTACTCTGGCTACGCATTTTTCATATTCTTCTTGTTCTTTATTTTTAACACTAATAATTTGTTTTAATGTGATAATTTTTTCAATTAATTCAGCTCTACTTAAATAGTCATAGTCGCTCATTTAACATCCTCATTTTCTGATTAAATAGTTGTTGTATTTCCTTAAAACTAAACGGTTGACCAAAGGGTTTGCCATAATTAGCACAATTATCCACACCAATATCAAGAGTTAATTTGTTGGATGTTCTATCCTCATGATCTAATTTAGAGTGGGTATGTCCATAAAGCATCCACGATCCTTTATGACTAGCGGGCCAAGTTCTATGGGCATAATGGCTAAGATATATTCTTTGATTACAATATGTTATCTCTTTTACTTCTTGTACTGAAGTAAATCCCTGCATATCCACAGTCTGTTCGTCTGGATAAAAATCTTTTCTTCGATCATGATTACCTAATATTAAGTGAACATCTAGACAATTTATTCGTAATCTGTAATCTAATGACTTTTTGCCTTTAAAACAAAAATCCCCCAGTATATATAGAGTATCATCACTCTTGACAACTTCGTTTATATTGTCAAGAATAGTCTTGTTCATTTCGTGAACATCATTAAATGGACGATTACAATATTGTATAATTCGTCCATGCCCCAAATGCTGATCCGCACTAAAATATATCATGAGAAATATAGACCATCTATCTTCTTGATGATGTTAATATAAACTTCTGGTCGCTGATGAATTTCAATTCCTTCTGGCCCGTTATTTATTTTCTTGAGTTTATCCTCTAGTAATTCTCTTAGTATATCTAAATCTTGATTGGTTAGTTTCATATTGAAGTACCTGAAAATACCCAAAATATAAATATAACTAAAGATGCCTCACTTATAGGAAATAAGGCTAGATAAATTGACCACCAATTACTACTCCACAAAACTGTTATTCCACAAATTAAACAAATTAGCGGGAAAGTCAAGAACAAAAAAGATACTATATGATGTGTTATGCTTTCTGTTGAGCCAGGAGCATCAAAAACCATTAATCCGGCCATTAAACATGGGGGTATGCTGGCCACTCCTAATAAGATATTCACTATTCCTAGTACGCTAATTAGTATATTCATTTTTTATCTTTCTAAATTGTCAGACTTTTCTGGCTGTTGAACTTCTTTTAAAAATTGTTCTCCAGAAACTTTTCTTGTTATTTCTGTAAAATTTCCATGGAATTTATAAGAGTTTCGATGATAGTCTATAAAATTACCCACACCCGATCTTGTTAAGTTTCTATAAGTTTTTCCGTTACTGTCGGTAACATCAATAACAACATATATTTTTTGAGGATCTATACTATCAAATTGTATGGATAGTAATGGGACTGCTACTGATACTCCTAATATCATTAAGAATATAAGAAAAACAGGCTGAGGACCATGACAGGTTTTCATCTTATACTCCCACCTTTGTTATTTCAAATCCAAATCCTAGCAACCGGAAATTAAAACCAACTCCCCAATCGTATGTATAGTAATAAATCTCGGTGGTCAAGTCAAGACTAAAGCCCCACTGATATAAGTCGTCACTAGGTTCCCAAGCAGCATCAATTTTGGGTCTTTTATACAATACGAAATTGAACGGATGAAACCACTTTAAATCAATCATTTTACTCTTTCAGTAAGAAGTCATTATTTATAGCCTTAAAACTAATCTCTCCGCAAATGCTACGAATTACTATTCCCTCACGATTCTGAGAGTCTTTAGCAGAAGAGAAGTGGGTTTTATATTTGCCCTTCGCCATCTCTAGTAGATCGGTCTTAGTATAAGCGAAACTTGAGCCTTTGTCAACTATTGGTACAAATTTCAGACCAAGTTCTTGAACAATAAACATAGACATACCTAAAGAAAATCTAGTATTATCGGCTATATCAATAACATTAAATATGTATAAATCTGGAACGCTAAGTCCAAGAGGATTTTTCTGAATTCCTGGCCCTACGATTTCGCCTTGTATTGCTATTCTATTATTGCCCTTATCCCAAAAATACCTCAACTTCTGCTCAATATTATATCTTTGTGCTATCTTCCAGAAGGTATGAGTATCATTTCTTTTGTAACTATAATTTCTTCCACAAACATGAAAAGTTTCATCTTTAGGATCAATTAAAAATGTACTAGAAGTTCCATCTAATTTCAAACTGATATAGTATGGTTGTCCGGTTAATCTTTCGATAAATCCATACTCATCATCTAATTGTACTCGCGTTTCATCAGTCTTACTTATAGGCCAACTAAAACTTCTTGCATCTCCCACTATCTGTGCAGGAATTGGGGGTTCATATTTCTCAATACCTAATAGATCAGTAACATCAGCCCCAGCGGTTAATCCTGCTAGTATAGGAAAGACACTTGTGGGTAATGCTAATCCTTGAGATAGTTGTTTACGCAATTTTACTGTTTTGAGTCTATACTTTTTTAGATTATCATTCCAACAAACCTTGCGAAGAAATTCAAACTCTGGAATTTCTGGAAGTAAACTATCAATCTCTATAAACAAACAAGTATCGCCGGTTTGAAATTCACCCTTCTTGCTTACAACTTCCCAGCCCAAAACGCCCACAGTTTCTATACTATCGGCATCTGGTATGGGTTTAACATACTTGACTGTTTGTATGCTTGCTAGTTTTCTCATTTTATGTGACTCCTACAATCCAACCGGGACTATCATCTATCCAAATATCCACCACTATATTTTGTCTTTTTATAAACTCTGCTTTTGGTTCATCATAAGAAAAATAAGTTGCTATCCCTTCCGGTAAAAGTTTCATAAGTTCTTGACGATGTTCTAAGATATTTCTTCGTGCTGTAATACAAATTATATCGTGACCATGATCTTTTGCTAATTCTATTACCTTATTCCAAAATGGAGGATCAGCAGTATATGTATCGTCATAATCTATAGCGATTGTGAGTTTATTCATCAAATTCTCTTTCACATTTATTACATCTGTATCTATGAGTATAGTTTGAATAAAAAGCAATTATTTGATGATTTTTTAAATGAAAACAACTACAATAAAAATATTTAAGCCTTCGATAAAATGTCCAACTAAACCATTCCCACCAAGTACGAGGTCTATCTGCCATCCAGATTGTTTCTGCTATAATTTTTGGATCTGTAATCTCTTGAACTTTCTTTAATTCATTACAAATATTCATTTTTTTCTTTATCGTATTTAATTTTTCTAAAAGCAACCCATTCATTATCATGCAAAAATTTGTCTAATGGCTCAGGAAATTCATTATCGCAATAAGTAGAATTCATTTGTACTAGATATTTGTTTGGACCCGATACAAATTTTATAATAATATCGCTTTCATTAGCACCAAGGTTTACTAGCTCTTTTTTTATTTGTTCTGCTTCTTGATAAGAACTAACAAATGTGAGGTTACATCTTATATTTAAAAGAGGGTTCGGTATTAGGCCAATATTTTGGTGGACTTTGTGGTACTGGTAATTGGGATTTGGATAATATGGTTGAGAATATTGTAGTTGTTCAACCTTTTTAGTTAGTTCCTTAACCCTTTGTTCAAGATGAACTAATGATTCTATTACAACATCAATCTTTTGTTTCTTTGGTTTGTTTTTCTTTTTTGTAGTTTTCTTTTTCATACTATCCATTCCTTTTCTAGTTTATCCAACGTAGATTTTACCACAGAATCTTTATAAAAACAATCAAAGGGAGTATTGGTTATTTCCCTACATTTTTCTCCCCAAACATCGTATAATACATTAATTACTGTTTGACCATATCTCCATTGATTTTCTGCTTTTATTTTTCCGCGTGATCTTACTGCGTGATTATTCAAGAATGTATCGTCTACTTTTTTTAGAAATTCGTCAAATGTAATCATTTTATGATCCTCATGATTTAATGCCACATCAAGTAACCAAAACTAATTATCCAACTAAATATTAGTGAAACTATAGTTACATTAAACACCCAATAATTATCACGACCGGGATTTAAATCAAAAACCTGAACAATATGAAATAAGAGCGATGTTATACCTACAGAACACGCAACAGATATTACACACGCTAATACTGTGCTTAGGAAAAGTCTCGCTATAAACTCTAACATTTCTTTTTTCTCCAAGGCTTATCAGCATGACCACTCATTATACAGCCGTATGGTTCTATTTCATCTACTATAGTGCCTAGATTAAAATGTCTGATCTGTTCTTTTATTTTGTCGGCATTTTTGTAAGCACTTGGCAGTTCGCTTATATCTATCTTACCAGAAAAAAACCTAACGTCAAGACCCTGTGTTTCTTCTTCAAATAATTGATAGCCATTTTTATGTTGTAATTTAATTCTACAATGCTCTGTTCTGCTATATTCTCTGCCTGCTCCATGAGGGGCAAATCCCAATCCTGTAAGGTTGGGTGACTCTTTCATTACCAAAATAGGCTCACTCATATTAAGAGGAACTAATCTGAGTCCACTTGTTGAGTCTGGAACAAAATCATTGGTCATTGGAGTAGCGCCTTTTGCGTGATAAAAAATATCGTCTTTCTTAAAGACAAAATTATGCTCATTCCAAAATCTATCAGAATATAAAAATCTAGATACTTTAACCTTAATAGCATCATGCAGAGACTCATGATTAAGTTTTGTCCACTCTCTTACAATTTGTAAAGCCTCCCAATAATCATTTCCCTCTTTTGTATTATATGGAATCCATGCGTTTTTAGGATCAACATTGGGTGCTATTTCTTGACGAAACATTTGGGCCTTATACATACCTTCCTTATAAAGATTAGCCCCAAACCCTCTGCTACCATGATGAGTCACCAAATATGTATGACCATTACTCTTGCTTTTCCCCACGAACAAGAAATGATTTCCATCTCCTTGAGTACCAAGATGGCTATGAGCATAGTTTAAACTCTTATTACTATTTAGATAGTAATTATTCATGATCTTTTCTTTAAGGTCGGATGGCAATCTAACTAATTGATTGTCTCTATCTCGACCGCCAATACCAAAATGAGTGGTTTCAAAAGCAGCATCTAATACGCTCTTTGGGTCAGCGTAGCCTAAATCTGTAGCCATTACTGAACAACAAATATCAGCACTGTGCATACTAGGATGAATAGCGTTTTTTGTGACTACTATTCCACCAACAGGAATTTCTCCCTTGCCAGTAGGACAGGCATCGGGCATAATTGCTGCATTAACAGCAGTAGGAATTCTTAATATACTATTCATTGCAGCACAAACACTATCTATATTAGACTGTTCCTGCTTATTATTAGCAACTATATTTTTATGAAAAGATATGGGATTATTATAGGGTTCTATAGTTTTAGGCACAATAGACTCAATATATGATACGATACCATTGTTGTCTAGTTGATTAGCATTAGCATAATCAATAACATTTTTAAACCATTTCGATGGTTTATATCCCAAATCTATGAGCGTTTGTCCTGTTATCATTAAACTTCCAGTATCTCCTTAATTTCTTTCAGAATGACCGTCATATTCTTCTTATTAAGATTAGTTAGTAAGATATGATTCTTGAAAAAATCGCCACCCTTCTGTTTCACAATAGTTCCAAAAGCGTTTTTAGCCCAATTTTTACTAATGCTATCTACCCCATCAAAATCAATCTCAACATTAAATCCAAGATCAATTTCTTCTAGAACGCTCTTACGCAATTCAGTGGCTAGTTTAGAATCACTCAAATTGGTCCCGTACATATCTTTAAGTTCGTAGTAAATTAACGGACCTTTCATAGATTCTCTATATTTTTTTCTATAATATCAGCGATAGTTGAAAACTTTTTACCATCATCATTCATGACTGACAGATTTTGACTATCGTCATATTCATAATTTTTATACTTTACCTTACAAATAAATTCTCCTGTCTCATCATTAATACCAGCCCATTTTTTCACCACTTTTGGTAGACCCCCATCTTTTAGATCGAATCTAACAAAACTTGTACCTGATACATTATCTTCCATTTCTTCAGCAAACAATGTTTTTTTATGATTTTTCTTCATAGTATCATTATACAACTCACAAAGAACACCCAAACAACAATGTCTTGGTTGATTCTTACTATTAAATTGTTTTAGATAACCTTTACCTTGCTTATATTTTCCGCTACGCAAAGCCTTAACCCACTTTTTAGCAACTTCTTTTTTCATTTTATTTTTTCCTTGTCAAAATCTAGTAAGTCTGGATTAATCAAATCTATCATATAGTCTGTAATTAGGGCGGCTAGAACCTCCTCATCTTTTTCTGTAAAATAATAAGTTGTCATAATATGATCGACCAGTTTATCTACTAGTTCACAAACTTTGTCGATATCATTTCTGTTTAGGTTCTCTAATTCTTTTGGTATGTTAACTATCATAATTATTCTTCTTTTAAGAAACCTTCGTTTATTTTAACTCTTATACGATCAGTATGAAATACGCTAAAGTCGGTTTGATATAATGGAAGATTAACTCCAATAACTTTTCTACTTTTATCGCATCTTAGCAAACAAATATCTGCTCCTTCTCCCGGTATCCATTGACTATAAGTAGCAGCAGAACTATCCAACAATAGTTCTATTCTATCATTTTCTTCGTCTATCCATAGACAAGCACACGCTTTATATTTTTTACTTTCCTCTACAAAAGCATCCCAATCAAAATTTTCCATATTTTTTCCTTTGTATTGAAAACGCCCCCATTATCGTGCGTTAGAACCCTAGCGAACCAGCATATAGCAGGATCATACGGGAACTAGAGGCACAGGACGTTGCCCTCTGGCGATCAACCCAGTGGCGTCGGTTAATTCCGATCTTGTTCTTCTCCAGTATTATAGTCGATGACGGGCTTTTTACAAGCCTCAATCATTCTTTCTAGGCTCCATTGTAATGACTCAACATCATCACCCATAGGAAATGATAGTCTACCAATACTCACAATATCTAGACTTTCATCAAGATATACATCATGAATTTCATAAGTAATATCAGTTTCTCCAAGAGGAATCTTGGTTGTTTTTTTAACTACTCTATATTGCCAACTCATTATTTTATTCCTAGTTCTTGATCTAAATCATTCAATTTTTGTAGTGTCTCTAATCTTTTCTTTTGATTCTTATAAATGTTTATTAACTGATTATGTATAGTAACCATATATTCAGCCGTTTCTTTATCTACGCTTCCATCTGGAATAATATAATCAAGTTCATCAACTCTTTCAGTATCTCCCACCTTATTTTTATAAAGTATCTTTTCTGTCGGCAGAATAATTCTGCACCAACAACCTTCTCCAACATTACAAGTTTCTAGTTTCCAAGGTATTGTTAAACTATACTTGTGGGCTTCGTCATAATTGTCAAAAATCTTATTCATTTTGACGCTATAACAGTAGCACCATCAAAAACAAACTTATCTAATGTATCAGAAATATACATTGGGTGTTGAGTTGGTTTATTAATTACATGAAAGTGCATAATTAGTTCACTATTTAGTGATAGATTTTGCGACTCTTGAAGATACTTGGCAATAGCGACTTTCACATCTTCTACGGATAGGTCTATCTCTGTTTTATTTTGTATTTTCATTGTGACAAACGCCCCCTAAAATTAAGTAACTGATCTAAGACTGCTTTTTCTCGTTCTACATTTTCTTTTTGGTATTTTATTTTGTGGTCTATATCTTCCATAGTGGCTAATCTTAATTCTTCGCAGTTTCTGCAACCATAATACCAATCTTCCTTTGAACTAAAAAAGGATTTTCCATACCAAGGATCATGTTCTGCTTCAAAAATATGGATAACTCTATCGCTATTCTGTAGCAGAGCAACTATGTCTCCTTTTTTCCAATTTGGAATATTTTGCGTTGTCATATTATTTATTCTTTCCGCTAGACCCATTAATAATCTCTAATATTGCTCTCATGCCCATATCAATATCAGCAAGTAATTCCTTTACTGCTGATTGGCTATAACTAAGATCAAACATAATAGTCATATCTTTAATTGCCGTAGCAATACTCTTTATGTTATCCAAATCTTGCTGGATGGGGTGACTCATTCTATACTTGTGGGCTTCGTCGTAACTATTAAAAATTTGTTTAGACATTGGTTATCTCCTAAAGACTAATAGTAAAAGCCAATCATACCACTTTAGTTTTTTAGGGGGTGATTGGTTAAGGTTTTTATTTTTATTGTGATAAATTAGTTCAGAGTATCCTTCTGATGCTGCTTCTGATGCAGATGAGTAATTGTCCTTCATAGTTAACTCCATACGCTGCCTCTAACTTTAACCAGAGAGATTAACATATCCGTATCTTCTTCCTTATATTGCTGCTCCATTTCCTCAACTTTGTCAAAGATTTCCTTAGTGGATGCTGGCAAAATATTTGGGCCAAAAATCTGATTATCATCTACAGCGTCATATAATAGGTGAGGGTCAAATCGTAGTGGTCGAATATTTTTCCACCACAAATATAATGTTATAATAATTTCGGCCGATTCTGCTTGGGGTGTGGGCTTATTATAGTCGGGATCATCATTATCCAACTTAAAACTTTCGCCCATAGTTAATTCTGCTGCCCAATCTAAATGGTCTAGTCCTGCTTGTGGACAGCGACCCTTTTTAAAGACATATTGTGCTGTATTGTCATAAGAATTAAGGTGGGCCAATTCTACTTCAACATAGTCACACAATTCATTAAAAAGACCATGCAATAGTTTAGTATCAAATTCATAATAGCCACCGGGTTTTAATCCAGTATCTATCTTATGAGTTTGATCTATCCATCTGTTACGAACATAAATCCAGACTGTACGATAAACATCATATGGAAAGTAGCAAATATTTTGCAGTTTCTTTAAACCCTTTTCTGCAAGCCAGTATCTAAATGGACGATTTTTCCTAGCATTCTTATGCCAATCATCCCATTCGTCCCCCTCTAAAGGAAATGGCTTTTCTTCTCCACGAATAAAGTCAGCAACTTTGCCACAAGTCCAGCGATGTAATCTTGAGCGAATCATTGTTGTGTTTTATCTAGTTCTTTGATAATCTTATTAAATTTGGTCTGAATCTTTTTATTCTCTTTAGCGTCACAAACTCCAAGACCCTTGTTGGTCACTTCCACACTTTCAATAATGGGAGATTCATAATCTACCGTTACCCACTCACAGTTTTCCTCAAAATAATCAGCCTCTAGTTCGCCCAAAGCATCATGTACATCATCACTAGACTTTGCTTCAATAACAAAGGTTGTGGTCTTTGCTTCAACAAGATTCATAGTAACTAAAAATTTAGGCATGACTAACCTTTCGCTTCTTTAAAAGACTTTCAAGAATAGTTAAATACTTCTCAGCATCTTCTTTACTATCAAACTCTGTGACAATAAACTGTCCATCGGTTTTAGGCAGCAAAATGGGTTCGTCGTTCTTGGTCACAACAAACTTACCATTATATTGCTTAACATCATAAACCTTAGTCATCAATCATTCTCCATATGAAGGTAATCGTCAATATCGGGTTGAAAATCATCAGTTTCGCCAAGAACCACAGCAGCACAGTATAGAATATGTTCTCTTGGATCATTTCCATCTCTTACATATTCTTGATAACTAATCTGCTCACAATCACTATCAAAAATATATCTGGCACACTCCATAGCAGCAGAAGGATAGTCTATAGTTTTCATACAAACACCTTATAATATCGTTCACATCTCTTAATAAAGGATGGAAGCATCTTACGCAAGTTATGAGGCATATTATCCAAAGCATCCATATGCTCATAATAAGATCGCCCAAGAGCAATCTTTAGCCCCATCTTTTTGCTAAACTTATCGCCCTTACGGCACTGAGCATATCCCACATTAAAATTCCCATGACGACCCTTTTTAACAGCCACCAAAACTCCACGGGGATTACCATGCTTGTCACGGTAGTAACTAATCAGAGTATTTTCTGGAATATTAACATCGTTCATGTTTGTCTCCAATCTCCAAGGCTTAGAACTCATAACGGTAGTATATCACTCTATCGGCAGTTGTCAATACCTCAGTTCACAAAAAATCAATCCACCAACACATTCACAGTATGGGTTTCTGGAACACCAAAACCATTCTTACAAGAAAAAGTAAGACTAACATTATCTCCCACAACATTGGTTTCAAATTCCTTAAAAACCAAAGTATCAGGATGTTTAACCATGCTTTTAACAATACTCTTAGCCCTCAGAATCTTATCAATCTGAGAGTTAGATGTAGTGGGCGAATCACAACCGATAAAAATCAAACACAGCAAAAAAATCAATTTCTTCATAAAATCTCCGTAAAAGGGTTAGTCTGACCTATTTTGACTCATTTAGAATAAAATCAATCATTAAACAAATCCTTCAATAAAATCACTCTCCAAATCAAGTTCATCCCAATCTTCTTTTGTAACATTCCCTATCACTAAATAATTGTCGTCAGTAGAATAATCTTGATATTCATCATATTTAATGTAAAAATCTTCAGACTTTGACGACTTCATTTGATTAAGATCGGTTATAAGTTCTTGAGCCTCTTTATGACCAACAACACTACTAAAACACTGAATAAGATTCATATGTATTTATTCTCCTTGAGAAACTTGTATAGATCACCGAATTGTTTTTGGCCTATCCTAATTTCCTGCGGCTCGTCACTATTATAACTAAAAATTCTCACTAAATAAGGATTGTTTTTTAGAATAGGATTATAATGAATTTCTATTAGATCATACTCTAGTTCAATTACTCTGATTCTGGTCATTTTCTAATGAGGCATAGATAAAATCTGCCAACTCCTTTAGTTCAAATTTATCCGCAGGAGCATTAACATAATTACTACTAAGAGATATTGTGGTCAGATTATCGTCTTTCATCAGATGAAATATAAAATGTTGACCAGTATATTTTTGGTGTTCTTTCATTCTCGTTTTTCGTTCATCTCTCTAAGAGTTCTATCATATCCATAAGTAACTCGATTTGGTTCTATTTTATTTAGTGGTTTCGTTGGTAAACTTTTATAACTCCACCATTCACTACCATCATATTCTTGTCTTTCAAGCCACCAATCATCTCCAACAATAACCAAATGACTAGCAACTTTTGCTGCTCCATAACCATCATCATCATATTCAACATTAGCAATTTTAACAAAATGCTCCCAATCAAAATAACCATAATGAGTAGAACCGATCCATCTAACGTCAGATCGGGTTTTACCACTATTATTAAGAACATCAATTGTTTCACTTAAAAGATTCATTTAAACTCCTCACAAACTAGTGTTATTTCTTTTTCATCAAGATGACCATCTTTATAAATAGACGGAAAAGGCATTCTGTTTAGGGTTATCTTTGTAAATTTACGTTCACCACCATCTATAAGTTTTCCCGTTCTGTACATTACATCAAAAACTTGGTCTTTGTAATTCAAAGAAAAAATCTTATTCACTTTTGCAATAGGTGCTAACATTGGTGTGGTTCCTTTTTTAATATCCACTAGTTTTGATGACTCATTGATCGTACAATTCTGGATATTCTCTAGTTAGTTTGTCTCTTCGTTGGAATTATTATTCATCAAAATCGTAAGGTATTGGCTTTATTCTATTTCCATCAACGTATGTAAATTTCATTTCGTTTGTTCTTTCCACTAATTTCTCAATTCCGCCAATCGGGCCACAAACTATCTCCATCATTACCTTGTTACAGTCTAGAATCTCATTATAAATAGTCTGATTAACCAAACTAGACATAGGCATCTTACCAAGCCTTTGAATAAGAGCAAGTTGTTCATTTAATACAGTTTTAATATCGTCAATATCTTCTTTATTCATAAAAATCACACTTAATTTCTTCGCCACTTTTCATAGTAATTAGCATAAAGTTTTCGCCAAATGGTCCAAATTGAAAAATGTAATGAACAGATTGAATAGGACAATTTTCTGTTTTGGTTAATAAGATCAGATAATCGTATAGTTCATTCATTTTACTTCTCCATATTTTTCTCCAAATAGTTGTTAATAAAATCGGCCAAACCTTTTAGTTCTTTTTTATTACAAATATAGGTCACACAATTATCATTTCGATCATTATAAATACTAACAACTATGTTGCCATTACTCCAATTTTCAATCTGAATATCAATCAGTTTATCTTTATCAAGATAATATTGTGCTGGTTTTGAATCCATAGTTATTCTACTTCCCAACCTTCAACTTCAAGATCATAATATCCATTACGATAGTATGAAGTATCACCATAGCGTTCTCTTTTACCTTTAGATAATTTATTATCGGCCACAAACTTTCTTGCATTATCATCATTTAAAAATACTCTTACAATTTCTTTATCTGGATGAGATACAAAAGGCCCACCAATTTCATCCTGATAAACATTTTCTCTTGTACCAATAACAATATAAACTTTCATTTCTTTCCTTTTAATAAAAAAAATAATAACAGAAATATGGGCCATAATAGACCATAAATAAAAGGTCGCCACAACAAATCAGTGCCTCGTCCTGCCAGTATACAGTTAGATGTTACATATAAAAAAGTAAATAAACTCACGGTTATATAACAGCCAGTAAGTAATCCAATTAAAAACATTTTCAATTTTATTTAGTAGTTTGAGTGTTTATATAGCATACATAAATTTGCCACAACTTAAACAATATCTATAATAATAGGGATATCCTGATTCGTCATAAAAATATTCATGCTTACAGGCATTTTGCAAAACTTCTAATTTTCTTTTAGCCTTTTCGCCTTCTTCTATAAGTTTTTTGAGATTTTCTACATCTGTTTTGATTTGTTGATTTAAAACAGGCAAAGATTGTATCTCTATGATATTATCACTTGAATAAGTAAACATTTTATTAGTCATTGATCTAACATTTATACTCCAAAGAAGCCTTTTTATCATCAGTGATTTCGTTTTTGTTCATTTCTTTTCTCCATACCTAAGTTTCCACTCTGATAAATCAACATCAATACCAGCGGCCTCTTTAATTTTATTTGCTATGTCTAGCCCACTATTTACAATCACATTCATTCTACTATAAAACACCCAACTGTTACAAAAAAATCGTCCATTAGTTAGGCCACTTATTTTTCATTGTTTCGCCAATATTTTGTAGATTAGCAAAATCATCATAACTAATTTCGCCACTATCATACCACTTACGAGCAAGACTCATAGAGTTGATTATATCGGTAAGGTATACTGAGTTATTTAGTCTTTTCAAGACTTCTTCATATTTATTCATTATCTCCACCCATTCTTTCTATAATTATTTCTGACGTGTTCAACACCGGGAATATTACCTATCTCACGATAATGTTGGGCCTTGACAATTTGGAAATTCCACTTCATTAGTTATTCTCCAAATAGTTATCACGTTTAATAGTCTTTAAAGGATAAGGAACAAATACTATTTCTGTTAGAAGTTTTTCCTCTATAGTGCGAGGTGGTTTACCAGACTCATCTAATACATATCTTTCTATTTGACCAGTTTCCGTATCCGCCCTAACAACATAATCTAATCTGTTACCATTTGCATCAAATAGTTCATAATTATAATGGTCAGAGATATTAACGTCTAGTATCATTATTTATGCTCCAAAGTCTTTTGCTCATCAGTCGCACAGATCAAACGAGTCACTCTGGATGGTGATTTCGTTTTTGTTCATTTCTTTTCTCCTTTTATTCCAAATTGAATTATTGGCAACCTACTGGATTGTATCAGTTGATCTAAACTTTGTAAAGAGTCTGTATTTAAGCCTATAAGATAATCATCAAACTTATTCCAATCTTTTTTATCTATTATTAGCCAATATTCTGTTTTTGTTAGCCAATATTCTCTTTCAGAATAACCACACTCTACTCGCCCAGCCGCCCAATTATCTCCATTTTCCTCTATCCACTTATTGTTCATTATGATTTCTTGAATTAAATTATAATGCCACATTTTATGTTCCAAATATTCTATCTATAAATAATAGACATTGCATAATCGCAATAAAATAAAGTAGATAATATTCCCAGCGTGGAATAGTTATCATTTCTTAACCTTTTTCTTCTTAGGCTTAGGCTTTTCCCACATTTTATTAACAATTTCCATTTCTTCAATATAGTATGGTCGCCCAGTAAAATCGTAATTATTATAGTAAGACTCTGCAATCTCTTTGGTTTTACAAATCATTTCAATTCCTTCATAAATACTAGCAGCACCATATTCACAAACTATAGCATAAACTTTCATATAAAAGCCTTTCCCCACATATATTTACCATTAAGAGTTTTTCCAAATCTTTCAATAGTAAAAATTGTCAACTTAAAATCTTCTTTATAAATAAAATCATGACGCTTAAACCAATCAGCAGCATCAGCCCAATTGTTAAAGATTAAACATTCTGGAAATGGTGTAAAATTGAACCCAAGATTAGCAATATCAATAGGATCAAAATACAATACTAATTTATTCATTATTTTTCTCCCATAAACTATTCTGAGATTTTGTTATACTTAATTGTTTAACATTTTGCATTAATTCTGGAATATCTTTAGATGCTTTTGCTGGAGTCATATCGTCATCCTCCCAATTAACGATATTCATATGATTTTCAAAACAAATATCTAGAGTTGCCTCGTTTTCATCATCATCATAACAACGATATTGTATAATGATTTCACTTTTATCGGGCAGAATAATTGTAATATCTTCTTCCATCGCATTTTTACTGATTTTGATAGTTTTATCATTACTCATTATTTTTCTCTAGACAGTTATTGATAAAATCGGCTAAACCCCTAAGTTCTTCCCTACTACAAGTATATCCCACACAAGTATAATTTCGGTCATTATAAATGCTAACGTGCATAAATGATAGTTTTTAACAATAATTTCTTTTCAATCCACGACGCATCAGTTCTTTTAGTTTTTGATGATTGTATCTGATGGTGTGCTTTCTTATTTCTTCTGCATCTTCTTTACAACCTAAGCCCGAAATAACCTTAATAAGTTTATTGTCCGTTAGATTGTTGTTAATCCAATCATAACAAGAATCTATCGCACAACGGGATTCACAAATACGTTTCCATTTAATCATTTTTATTCTGTTCATTTGTTTTCTCCAGAGTATCATTCAAATAATCGACCAAATTCCCCACTTCATCTTCAGTCCAAACATATTCATGGCCATTCTCATTCCCATGCTCAATATTAAGTTGATAACTTTCAAGAGAGTCAAGAATTAGGCCAACTTCATGCTTATTTAGATTAATATTCATTAGATTTGATTTCTTTTGATTTGTGGGTTCATTTCCACTAATTGATAGTTTGATTATAAGTTTTGGTGGGTTTAATACCCCTGAGACGATTCAGAATAATGGTCAAATTTTGACGTTCTGGAGTTAATTTTTTATGAAGATAATCACCAACAACCCTTTTGAGTAGAGCAATTTCTCTATCAGTTAGCAACACATTCTTATACATAAAATCTCATTTTCCCCGCATATTATTAAACTTCTTCCTCCTACTACCATGATCCAGTATACCACAAGAAAGAGTATCGTCAAGGGGAGGGGTAAAGATTCAGACTTTATGGCTAATTTTCCCCACTTTTTACCACCGGTATATTCAATAAGTAAAAATATCTTGATATTACCGTGAATTATTCGTTATATGCTGCTTCAGAGGTTATATTATGTGATTTTGGAAATTCAGAAGATGTAAAAGAGGGGGTTTTATAGTAGTGAAAATAGAATTTTTGAACAAAATAGCCACTAAAATACCATGAAACTAGTGCCACAGCAGCAATTGTTACTAGACTTTTGATAAAAGGCTTATGAAATTCGTTCATTTCTATTTCTCTTAATTATGCAGGGGAAAGTTAATAGTTATATAAATCATATTCCACAAAAGCGAAAATGATAGCATAAAGGGCCAAACACAACAACAAAGAATCATCATGGTTCATTGAATTTTCTTAAGATTTTGTATAAAACTATGAGTGAGATTATTAATCCTGCTATAATTATTATTGATCGACTTGTGGGATCAGTTACTAATGGTGGGAAAAGTGGCTTATTTATTTTGTTGGCATATTGACCCAATAAAATTACTAATAACATAATTATGGTTTTGGGGGTTTTAGTGCTTCAGAACACCAATCCACTACACAGTCGGTTTTAAAACTAACGAAAGGTAAACCAGTGTTGGGACAGATGGGAGGATTATTAACACTACAAAAATCTACTCCATTAAAGTTAAGATCAGCCCATGTAACTGTTCTGATCATATGCCAACCAATATTTCCTGGAAAGGGACCATTTGCTCCTGTTGTATTACCTTGTCCATATTGACCACCATAATAAACAGTAATAGGTGGAGAATTTTCTTTTTGACTAAAAGTTCCTTTGAGAATAAATCCACATCCTGGTCCTGCTGGGTAATTCTGATAACGTGTTGAACCCGCTTCAATCCCACCCCCAGGAACATCATTATTACATTTTTTCCAAGAAAAAACTCTTTTATCATTACAATCATAGGCCACTAGTTCCATTGAAACATAGGTGCCTAATCTACCCTGACTACTTCCTAAATAATATAATCCCCCACACTGATATAATCTTACTGGTCCATCACAACCACAACAACAATCTAAACTGTTGGCTAATTTATTATCTTTGACTAATAATTTATTATCTAAAGTTATGAGAGGTGGCATAAGAAGTATCTTTTTGACTGACTGTGAACATCCTGAACAAACAGACAGGATCGGGTCAGACAAATCCCATCATTATAATATATAATATGAGATATTAAAGATAATTACAACTTATGAATTTTTGAATTCCAACTTAGGAATCATAGCATCGTCGTCTCTGTTTATTTCTTGCAGCCTAATAACTATAATTTTATTAGTTAAATCTTTTTGTTGAGATAATTTCGCCCGTAGACTATTTACTAATTTATTCCAGTAGTTATTATTATTAATATCCTCCTGATTAATTTTACAATAGATCATAATTTTTCGCTGACTACAACCAACAAAACCAAATGGCAAAGATTGGGCGAGACAGTCTCATTATTTACTAAAATTTTTGTACTCTGCTCAGTACAACATATACTAGGTGATACCACCATCAGACCAAAAAATATTTTTCTTAATGTCGCTAACTACGGTCACCTTGGGCAAACGGGATAGTTTAGAAAAAACAAAAGGGTGGCAGACTTTCATCCACCACCCTTCTGAATTGTTACTTCCTGACTCCTGAGAATGGTCTGACTATGGTCTTGGGACGCACAGGTTTGACCACAGAAGGCTTTTTACAAATCCCATTGGCACAGTTACCACCGAAACTAAACTGAGCCATTCCAAACACTAGTATCAGTGCTACTAAATATCTCATCAACTTACTCCTTTAGTTAAGATAAAAAATTTACCACTTGACAAACCACCGAATAGGTATTATATATTATGCAGGCCGGTCAGTTATATATATATATAAGAGTATAAATACAATATATACTACTTAGTCATCCACACTTTGAATAACTCCCACAATGAATCCACAAACAATTAATATTGCCATTAAGAAAATTCTCCTGTTGTGAAACTTGACAAAAAACGGCCACAAGATAAGATAAACTGTGGTGGTGACTGCTCTCATCATACCACAGGTATCGGCAGACTCAAGGTTTTTACTATACGCTCCAGTTTATACAAAATGATCAGATTTACTTAACTATTTCTTTTTTAGTATCAGTAGATGCTTTGACCCTAATAAGTTTCTCGCCCTCTTGGAGTATAATGGGTTCATTTAATTTAGCACTAATCACAGTATTATGTTCCATAGAGTTTATAACACTCTGTTGATATAATCCTACTAGAGCAAAACCCAAACATCCTAGCCACCCAATATATCTCATTTAATCTCCTCCAACAATTCAGGATAGTAATCTTTAATCTCATCTTCCAAAGGAATATTATCCATAAGACTTTTACTCTCAACCAATTGCTCATAAGCAAAAGAGTATAAAGAGTCCCAATCCATATCATCTAATAGTCTATGGGCATATGATCGAATAATATCTTCACGATTTTTATCAGTAACAGTAATCATTGGAGTTCCCTCACTTCCACAATGTTTTCTGGCTCAAATCCCCCAAAGAATTCAGGTTCATTATACAATTTATTATTCAGATAATCAGCAATCTTCTCATTATCAAACCTAGGAGTAAAAACATCATCAGTAATTGCCAATTCAATAGATACTTTGACCAGTTTCATATTCTTTCCTTTCCTGCATAACAAGACGCACCTTGCAGTATATCACACCTGACTATCACAGTCAATCTCTATAGTAAAGACCACCACTTTTCCGCTGACTACCAGCAACGGCAGCAAATCGGCTAGATAAGGTGAGACAGTTTTACTGTATTCTCTATAAGGTTTAATATTTATATTATCCTACATATTCCTCCCATCCACCCTATCCATCACCATCGTACCCATTATATCGGCTCATGGGGGTGTGCCACAATAGTAGGCAATATGATACTATCTTATGCTCTATCGACTGCCATTTTGGCATTCCGGCCGGCCGCCCTGCCATTTTGGCAGCCTATTGACAAAAAACCGCCGCAGGGTTGCCCCTACGGCGGCTTCGATCACGCCACGAAAGGAAGAATCAGACCGCGTTAGCAAACTCCATAGCCACATTCAGTGCCTTGAGATTATCATTAGCATTTTGACCGAACCAGAGAGAGTCGAGCCGATTATCGGTCGTGCGACCCTTGTTATAATTCAGGTACTCATTGTAACCGTTATAAGCGGCCCAGTAAGTTCCACGAACCCCAGCAGCACTCTGCTTCGGACCTTCGATTAGTGCAAGAATTTCGTCCATGATATTCCGGGTGCGAGTCTTGATATCGCCATCCGGCGTACCTTCGATGCCCAGCACCGTCTTGACATATCGACGAACATCATTCTGGTTGAAACTCTTGCTAGCAAGAAACCGGAACTGATCGGCAGTAGCCTCAAACTCAGCGTTGATATTGTCCATAATATCACGCACATTATCCAGATTATTTTTGCTGGAGCGAGTGTGACGAATCCGAATCAGTTTGCTAGCCTTGTTGTGATGAGCAGCAGCCAGCGTATTCACGCAGACCACGCGGATCGGGGTATATCCGACACGAATAGCCGTTGTTCCATCGTGACTATTACTCAGCAGAATAAACTTGCAGACCTCATCACCCTTGACAATTTCGCTATTGTCGCGGTTGAGTTGAGCAAGCACCCAAACCTTTTGACCACTATGGAGCGAACCGGCGGTATGCAGATTGCACTCGCCAGCATCCAGAAAAGGCTGGAACCAATCAAACGCATCCTGATTCTGGAGCGGAGTATATCGCGGACCCACAACTCCAAGGATGCTACCATCAGTCTTGCGGTACGTTGCACGATGCGACACCGGCACACCGTCCACAGTCTGCAAGTCCTTCAATCCAACTTCCCAATCCAAACCAGCAGCGGTAATCGCCTCGCCAATCGACGGAGCCTCATCCAACTGATTGCCCAGACCGTGCCAAGGCGTAGCACCAACAAACATCATCTTTTCAACAGCAGCAGGCATTGTCAACCCTTTCGTGATAGCGTTCTTCGTTCCGATGCACTGATTCTACACTATGATATCGTCTTGTCAACAGCCAGAATTGAGGAAATTTTTTCTGCCATTTTGGCAGATCGGCCGGCCGCCCTGCCGTTTTGGCAGGATATGCGGACCCCCTTTTAGACGTTTAATAGTTGAGTACGGAATCTTCGTTCAAATTCTTTAATATTATCTTTATTATATGAACATTCTTCTGGCATATAGCAATAGAGTCCTACACACTGAGCCTTGCGGTAGTCATTTGAGATAGTGCTTGTGATATGCCTAAAAGTATTGCCAGAACAAATAAGGTCGTCAATTATTATGTACCTCCAAGGAGTAACACCTTCCATAAAAAAATTTGAATAACATTCCTCGTTTTTCTTACGAATAACAATAATATGTTTATTCAGCAGTTCAGCAATTTGTGGAACAACCATCAAACCACTAATACCACAGCAGGCTATACTATCAAACTCATCAGTTATCTTACGCAAATCACAAATGGCCTTTATGATTATAGAATTTCTGTGCTTATGATTTAGCACTTTTGTAGTATGGCTACAACCCTTAATATATTGGCCGTCTGGAGTAACTCGATGATCTTCTAGTTTCTGATGTAGTATATTCATAACAGCACGGATGATACGATTCGAACGTATAAGAAAGGAATAAGAAAGGCTAGTTGCCTATAATAGATACTTGTCCCACCAAGTTGCATCCGTGAAGAAGAGTTCTCACTTCGTCCGCTCCAGCAGGCCGCGAGCCACAGCAACCGCCGCCTCGTCCTCTTGCCAGTGGCTTCCACCGGCCGTCCTGTCATCGTAGATTATGTCATTGGCGGCCTCGCACAGCCGCTCAATCGCCTCCCGCTCCTCGTCGGTGAGCCGCAGGCGGGCAACCTCTCGCTGCAACTCCTCGTATGAGGGCGTGTCAGCAAACCGTCCGATTGGTGTCGGCCTCATGTCTGTCTCCATGCCTGTGAGAACCACGCGATGCTGCGGACTGCGCCGCAGATCGCAAGCGTTCTCAGCCTAGTCGTTCCAGCAGGCCGCGAAACACAATTGCGGCGCGCTTTGCGTCTTCAAGCCCTACTCTGTCGTATTCGTCGGCTTGCCTAATGCCGTACTCCAACGCCTCCCGCTCCTCGTCGGTGAGCGTGGGGTGGCCAAGCCGCACCACAGTCCCACCGACCATCGCGGCCTCGCTCGTCGCGTCCTTTTCCAGAAACCACAGCGAGTGCTGCACGCCCTCGTCGTCAATCACGGCGTAGGCCATCACCGCAGAACCACGCGATGCAGCGGACATCTCATCTACCTCTTTCGTCATGGTCGCTCCTGTGTTCGATGCCGCTGATCGCAGCCGTTATGTAACCAGAAGTCGGCACCCAAGTGCGATAACAGCAACAACGGCTCCGGTCGCCCCAAACACTACAGCAACGGCGGGCCAGCCGCCGTGCATGTGGCACAACACCGCAACGCCCGCAAATGGGGATGAGGTCAGTGCAACGCCGATTATTTGAGTGATTGTCATGTGTGTGTCTCCATAACCACGCGACGCAGCGGACGAGCCGCTGATCGCTGGCGTTCTCAGCCGTCAAGGCAGAGGTTTGATATTCCGCTCGCGAAGTTTACTGGCTTTCCGCTCTCGTCGCGGATCACAAGATCGACGCGGTACAGATAAGAAGGGTCGTAGTCGCACTCAACTTGCTCAACACGCACTACCTCCCAATCGAAAGAACCGAACCGCACGTGCTGGCCCACTGACGGGAGAATGCACGCCGGCACAACCGTTGCCCCAATGACGCGACGCCAGCCCGCAACAAATACGCGGTTCTTTGACCGCCGCAAAACCTTACCAGAGCAGTTCTCTACCAACTTCCAAGACACCGGCATTTCGCTACCCCTTTGCTTCTGCGAACCAAGACGATGCAGCGGACTCGCGTCAACGTCTGAAATCATGTCGTCCTCCTGCGGCTGCGAGCCGCTCCTGGTCCTGAGTGTTATTCTTCCACTATTTCATCGGCCAAAATATGATAGTAATTGTCCCATTCTCTTTCATCGTAGAGATTAGTTTCATAACTGTGGTCATCATCATACGAAAAGAGTTCGTCTGAGTCTTTTACAATATCTTCATAATTCTCATACTCGCCATGAAACATAAAACTCTCCTTTAATCGCATTATACACCAAACACCGTCCGCTGTCAATGGGTCATGTAGGACTCGAACCTACAACCTACAACTTAAAAGGATGCTGCTCTGCCAATTGAGCTAATGACCCGTATTTAGCCTTATTGTACCTCGCCAGATTGTTTTGTCAAGTGACCCTACGGGGATTCGAACCCCGATATTCGGAACGAAAATCCGAAGTCCTAAACCGTTAGACGATAGGGCCACACTCGCAACTCAAACGTCAGCCTCCGAAACATATAAGTAGGGCGTGTACGAGTCGAACGTACCTAAGATCACCTTATAAGAGTGACGGATGCAACCGGCTTACCTTACGCCCCGTGTTGTGGGATTATACCTTGTTATCGACCGTTGTCAAGTAAAAGTTTAGTGGTGGATGAGGGACTCGAACCCCCGAAGCCGAAGCACCTGATCTACAGTCAGGCCCATTTGCCGCTCTGGAAATCCACCAACGGAATCTACAGGATTCGAACCTGTGGAGGATTTTAACCCTCGGCGGCTTAGTAAACCGCTGCCTTAAACCACTCGGCCAAGATTCCAACAAAGGCGGAGGGAATCGAACCCCCATCTACGGTTTTGGAGACCGTCGTTCTACCGTTGAACTACGCCAATCAAACTAAGCACACGGGGTAGGATTCGAACCTACATCTGACAAATTAACAGTTTGGGGCATTACCATTATGCTACCCGTGTATAAATCATATGCCCGGCTAGGATTCGAACCTAGACTCAGTTGATCCAAAGTCAACAGCTTTACCAGTTAAGCTACCGGGCAGCATTATTCACCGTTTTTTATTTCAATTCCTAGAGCCGGTAGTAGGATTTGCACCCACGACATTCAAATTACAAATTTGACACTCTGCTAACTGAGTTATACCGGCAAAGAGGATAGTTTTTATTTAAAGATAGAATACCCTCATAAACTATCTTCTCGATTTGTCATGACTCAAACCAAGAATAACCTATATATCATACTCCTTACGCCACTTCCTGTCAATATCGCTGCGGGTACGTTGACGCTTGGGCCGATTGTCCATAACCGTATACCGCTCCTCCCTGTGACCCGTAGGAAGTTCCCACCGCTGCTTGGTTTTGATTTTGATACTGTTGTACTTGCGACGTGGCCGCATATCGTCGTTGTTGTGGGGGATGATCATACCATTGTCCGTTTTCGTGAAGGTAAAAAATCCTATCTAGGTTAGGGTCATACGCCATTAAACAATATTGTACAGGATACTTAGGAGTTGTCAAATTTTTATTTAGGGGAGGAATTTTTATATCCCCTTTTTGATAATCCTTAACACCCGTATACACCAAAGCAGCAGCAGTCAACGCAACGCCAATCCATTGTAGCATATTAACCCTCCTTGTCAAACCCTTGTCCATGAAAGAATTATCGGCCAATCGTACCAGAAACTTAACTGCCGTTTTGGCAGATCGCCCGGCCGCCCTGCCATTATGGCAGAGTGTCATCCGTCAATTCGGATTCGGCGGCACGAATAATGCTAGAAGTAGGAATTACGTTAGTACCATTATCAGCACTGACATAATCACGAAAACCACGCTCATCAATATAAAAATACTCATCTATTGTATCCATCTTGTTAGTCATTAGGAATCCGGCCACTCCAGCCTCAAGAGGATCACTATGGTCCATAATCACTTGAAGCGTACCACTATTAACATAATACTTAGCCATTGTTATATCCTTTTAGTGGGCAGGAAATAGTACGTTAGCCAAACCCTTGACGCACATATCACAACTAATACTATCCTTAGTACCAGTACAAGTAATAACTGATCGACCACGACGAATCTCGGGGCAAACAACATACTTGACATCTTCGATAATTACCAGTTTAGGCAAAGCCTTACGCCACGCATCGGCCTTGGCCTTACTCTTTGGACGCTTGGGAGCAATCTTAGTATCACTATCGCACCACGCAAACAACTTAAAACCGGCAGACACCGCAGCAGCCCTATCTTCTGCATTATGAATACTAGCATAGACGGCCATATACTTTTCCAGTACAACAAGCCGACTATCGTAGATATGAGTATAAAACCACATATTAGGCAGACTAATACCATCGGCCAGAACACTCTCACACGCCCACGTTACATTCTCAACATAGTTGGTATCAAGTTCGCCGTTGAGAAACCAATCGCCACGCTCATGCCAGCGGATGCTTTTATTACGCTTGATAGCATCAAGAATCATAGCACGAATCTTATGCTTTTCGGTAATAACATTAGCAAAGCCCGCGGTGCGAGCGTTCTTATACTGATTCTCGGTGGCTTCGGCATAGCAGCCATTATTGAGAAAGTCGCACGTTGACGGGCAAGTGTCGCCAACAGGACGCGAAACCACAATGCAACCCTTACCCAACTTGTCGTTACCATCAGCAGTTTTCATGGTTATCTCCCTTGTGCTAGTGATTCTACACTACGTTATCGGCTTGTCAAGAGAAAGAATCCACAAAATTTTAACTGCCATTTTGGCAGTTCGGCCGCGGAGCCTGCCATTTTGGCAGAAGCGAGAGCGACGGGACTCGAACCCGCAACCTCCAGCGTGACAGGCTGGCGATCTAACCGATTGATCTACGCTCCCTAAATAGCCCCAAGAGGAATCGAACCTCTAATACAGGATTAGAAATCCCGTGTTATATCCTTTTAACTATGGGGCCGAAATACCGATAGCCGCCAGTGCGTCCACCAGCGGTCTATCGGACATTATAACTCCCGAACCGTGTTCAGCCAACAGTCTCCGCCTCAACCTTAGTAGTCTTAGCCTTGTGACCGTCACCGGCTTCCTTGACACTCACACCGAACTTGCGATTACGGGCAACCTTCCAGCCCTGCTCGCTATAGTCCTTGATACCCTGGGCCTTGACCACCACAAGAGTACCATCGGGCAGACCATCGGCAAGAGCCTGACGAATCGTATCCTCAACCACTTCCGTATCAAGAGTGTCCGACGCAACAGCAACCGCAAAATCATAAGTACGCATAGTAAAAACCTTTCCCAAAAGAGTTATCAACCACCAATAAACGAATCATACATCACTTATCGTCACTTGTCAAGTGCTGGGTTGAACTTTTTTGTGTTGCAGTCAACCAGCGTCTTGTCTCGTGATAACATCATTCTACACTAAGCATCGGCATTGTCAAGTATCATACATGAATTTTTTATGCTGTCATTTTGGCAGATCGCCCGGCCCCGCTGCCATTTTGGCAGACAGGGTTTGGATCATGAGAGAAAACCCTCACAACCCAAAGTGGTCAGATCACGCAGCAGATTCTCGGCCGCTTCCGGAGTCTTGAGGGTGATGCTCTGCTTGGCGTTGGGAGAAGCAGGATGCCACTTGTCGTACTTCCAGCCGCCAACCAGAAAATCCGTCCACTCCTTTGCCTCCTTAAAACCCCAGCCGGCGTGGAGTCGGATAGCCTTGATACAAGGAACACGGTTATCAAGAGTCATGCCAGCGGTGATAGTAACCATCCTGTGCTGGTTCACACCCAACGCAACCTCAAAAGCGGCCACAATCCGCTCATAGATATCGAGGTGGCAGTTCGTCGCCAGATTCATAGCCTCACGAACCGTCAGTTCCAACTTGATCATATTCAAACCCTTTCTTCCAAAATATAAACTTGTTTGCCGTTAGTTAGTAGAGTAGCGTATTCACTATTATCCCAAATGAACTCGTTATTGTCGCTTTCACGACGCCAGTGCGGATCTCTCAACGGATTGTAGTATAATTTCTCAAGATTGTCAACCCCTACTTCATTATTTATTCTAACATCCCTACACTCAACCCACCCCGTAACATCCTTAACGCCAGCCTCATGAACCTTTTTAGCCTGATTAACCTTATTGATTAATTTGCACCCAATCATCTCTAATTGATAATAGGCAGGATCACAATAGTAAACATCAACCTTCTCTTTTCCTTGTACAATCTTGATTTGCCAATGCTTAAAAAACTGACCTTTACCAAGATGGAATCGAACTTCGGCATGTAGTGGTTTCTGTTTCATGCTTGTAGTATATCTTATCGGCTAGTGCTTGTCAAGACCTTTAATCCCCGATGGAGGAGTTGAACCACTTGACAGCCGCCACACATAATATGTCAACTGATTTACAGTCAGTCGTGTGGAACATCGGGGTATTTCGCTTTAGTTATGCGTCTTGTTGTTTCTATTATACCTTATCGACCAAACCTTGTCAAGACCTTTAAACTTTCGCTGACTACAGCCACACCAGCCAAATCCGAAGGATTGGGAAAAACAAATATTTCAAACGCTTTGGTGTCTACTATATAGAGCGTTTACAATTCGGACTAAAAAGAATACCGCTGGCGAGACTTGAACTCGCAAGCCTATAAGGCGTGACATTTTAAGTGTCATGTGTATGCCAATTCCACCACAGCGGCATGGTTGTGTATTAAGTATACTCCTATGATCGGCGTCTGTCAAGAGTATTCTTAAGAAAAAAAGAATGCCATTTTGGCAGATCGGCCGGCCAGCCTGCCATTTTGGCGGTTAATCGTTTCCGATATACCACCAGTGGCATTGCTGGCAAAATAACCAGATTAAACCATTATCATCATATTTCCATACTAGCACATCACAAGCGCCACATGGACAAATATCACTAAGAGTTTTCATATACTAATTTCACATACTTATCCACAAGTTCACTAGCACTAATTTTATGAGTAGAGATTAATTCTTTAGTTCTCTCTATATTATTCTTATTCATGGCACTCATACGAGAGTTAAAAAAGTTAATCACATAAATCAACGCCTTATCTTTATTGTCAATCATGATGGATAATCCTTTGGGTAATCTTTCTCTGGTTTTGCTGGTCTGTAAGGTTGCCAATACGGGGCATCCATACGATCCACAACGCCGGGAGCCTCGTCGCATAAAATAATATGAGGACTTACAGGATCATTTGGAGAATAATGGTATATACCAACCCACACACCAATATATTTTCCATAATACCAAATCTTTTGCCCGTCTTCTGGTTGACGATCAAAAAAACTAATCCATTCCATACCTATTCCTTTTGCAGATAATACTCTGGCATAATAGAACCATTTTTAGGACACACTACCAGTTTTGGCTTCCTCAATCTTTTCCAAAACTCTATTTTGCATCTTTACAAACTGAGCATGACTACCCCCCCAATTACCCCATGAAACACCAGAGTCAATATGTTCATGAACAACACTCAGAAGATAATCAAGTTCAGTCTTAGTCAGTTCAAGAGTTTCAGTTTTCATTGTTATTTCTTATAAGGATTTAGACCAATCTCATTACATTAGGTTGTCCATAATGCCAGTTCATTTCGTCCTAGCAATAATTAAGCACTTTGTACCAGTTTTCTCATCTGTAAACTCCACGCACTCATGAGGCCCATAATACCAAGCCCCTTCACCGCGTTGGACATCAAATACAATATCATTATTGTCCAATCTAATATCATTATACCCACCCTCATACCCAAGAGTCAATACCCTCATATCGCCCGGATAATTCTTCAACATCTCAATAAGTTCATTAACGGTCATTATTTCCACCTAAAACTAAATTTAGTAGCCTCGTTATCACAAATAAAAGTAAAGTATGCCAAAAAGAACATGGTTAAAGATGGGAAAAACAGAATTATTTTACGAAATACTCTCATTTTTTTTCTCTAAGACTTTTTCCACAATCTTCATCATCTCTTGAAACTTTGGATCAAGAAACTCATCCAGAAACTCTTGCAGTGTCATTTCAGTATTCTATCATTCCTGACCGGCTATGTCAATATCTTTTATCGGAAACCAGCCACTCCAACCATCAGTCAAATTTTTCATCAAAATAGCATCTTCGCCCGGCCAGCAAGGAACACTCTTAGCATCCTGCTCAACCTTCCAAAGACCCGGATGACGTTTCAGCCGTTCTTTTGTCCACTTTCGTGCGTTTTGTTTTGGTATGATTTTCATAAAACTATTCTACCATTCTTTATCATCAAGTCAAGTACCGACCGCCGATAGTTTTACGAACAGCCTCTCGGTACTGATCCGTTCAACCTCAAGGTTTTACCTTATCTAAGGGAAACTATCAGCAGATTTGTAACCAGCGAATCTTTTACGCCCCGATTCTATGAAAACCGTCCACGGAAATCCTCCCTGCAAATAAGGTGGTATTGCGCATATAACCCTATTTGGTCTGGCTCTTAGAAACGGTTACTGGTTGTATTGTATATGGCAACGTTTTTAGCCTATCACAAAGGATGGGAAGGGCGAACGTTTTTAATCCTAACCTATTATCTAGGAACCATAATATTGTTTATGGGTGTCACCTATTTCTACTCCTGCTTTCGCAGTTTGGGAGGCCGCGTGGAAGGTTCGTCACCGGTAACTCCCCTTCGCTCCGCTGTGCTTTGCCTCGTCATACGGAAAACCGTCACCCATAAAGTATTGGTCGTGGTGAGGACGCCATCCCCCATAGATTGGTACTTCTATCCAACGTATAACCCCGTTGGCAACTCCCCCAGTCTTTCAGAGAAAGTTTATCGAAATAGGTTATCCCAATCTAGTCCCGCCGCATGGACCCACGAAAGTTTGTGTCACCAATATAGCATACGTTCTCGACTTGTCAAGCGTATAACACCGAATGAATCGGATTTTTGTTGGTGACTCTATCATTCTACACTCTAGTATCGGCTTGTCAAGAGACAAAATCCACAAGAAATTTCCTGCCATTATGGCAGATCGGCCGGCCCGCCTGCCGTTTTGGCAGAAACTCCATCAGCCCGCCCTAGGGGTTTCCTAGGACGGGCTTGCGATGGAACATCTTTTCAGGACAGCAGTTCAGCCAGCCCTGTTCGGAAGGCTACCCCACCAAGGAGTGGCCGACGAACATTGCGGGTGCGTTCAGCGTAAAAGTTCCTAATCTTACCATCTGGCGTTTGGGCCGTCACCATATGGCGGCTACGCTCAAAGTTAGGATCATACCTACGATACCTACTCACCGCATTCAGTCTAGCCAGATAATCAGCGGAAAACTCATGAACATCCAGCACCTTAGCCATAAATCGCTCAGGATCACCCGTCACGGGCTGAATATACTCAAAGTTGTATACTCGACCAACCCGTGCATTGGTCAGACTATCCTTAACGCCACCATACACATGAAAACCAGCAAACGACAGAAGACCAGCAACCAATACCACAGCAGCAATAGCACCAATAATCACTTCATTCATCATGAAACCCTTTCGTTTTGAAAAACCTTTTCCATAGTCTAACCCATGATCGTCAAAAGTCAAGCCTACACTTCAACAAAATCCTGAACCCAATCCCGATTCACGCTTTCACGGTCGATGCCAGAATCATTCCAAGCCACACCATCGGGCGTTTGATATCCAATCTCACCACCCAAATCTTTCATACAATCCACAAACTCATCATAGGATACGCACTGGCGAGCCAGATTATACAGACCCTCATCGTTATTGATCCACAGCACAACATTCCACGTTTCGTAATTCTTGAAGCCGTTGTAGGTCATGTTCTTTTCCTTTCGTGTTTGCTGATTCTACACTAGATATCGGCAGTTGTCAAGCAATACTTAAAAATTTTTTTGACTGCCATTTTGGCATGTTGGCCGGCCGAGCTGCCTTATTGGCAGCATTTCCAGTGACATCCTCGGCATGAGGCCACCTTAACAGTATGAATTCCTTCCTGTTCACTAGTATACATAACTTCAACAATTTTCAATTCGGGATCATTATATGAAACCCCACTAGGTTCCTGTTCAAATTCTACCTTCGGCGGCTCCATTGGCTTTTCGTTCAAAAACTCTGCGGGAGTATCATGCTTAATGCTGGTATTAGCATAAAAAGCACAAAAACAACCAACCACAAACACGCAAGCAAGAAAAACGATTTCCTTAGTCGTCAATTTCATTACTATTATCCTTAGTGGAAAAAACCAGATCGGCCACACTATAGCACAACAATAAGGCTACAATAAAACCACACACAAAATTATAGGGGTCAAAATTCATCCTTGAATTCCTTTTATTTATTCAATCATTAAGATCAGCAGCCACCCCAATAATACCCACAATAAACCCACAAAAAATGACCAAGATCAAAAGCCCAGCAAGATGACCCATAACAACCTCCATTTCTGCACCATTCTACCTTTATCTATCGGCTTGTCAACGTTTCAAACTTTAGTATTTTTGGCTGACTACAGCCACCCCAGCCGAACCCGAAGGGTTAGGTGGGACAACCCACCACCATCCCATCCATAAAAGGATATTCCTTATCGTTAATCTTCACGAACCATTCAAAATTCCGCTGGTACACTCGACGCGGGCTATACTGGTTAATTCTATCCTTAGTGGTTAGCGTTTGCCAGCCCCCACTATTGAGGGTGTAGGTATTGTCAGGATGAATCTGTACAACATAGGTACTGTGAAGCATAATTCCCACACTACCATTCGGCAGAATTTCAGCATAGGTATTGTTGCCAACCTTGCGACGATCAGCGTTCCTCTTGCCACGAACCATCTTAATTGCTTCGGCGTGATTCATTGTCTTTTCCCTTAGTGGTATAGTGTAAGTCTACTCTACTTATCGACACTTGTCAAGCAAGATTCTTAATTCTTTCCAGAATATCGGCCACGCCAGCAAAATCAAGCCATCCAATTACATCACCAGTAATAAAGGTATCATAACTAATTTGATCATTCTTATCAAGAATAGCAATCTCAAACAAACCCTCTTTTCCTCCATATGAGCCACTATGAGAAACCACACTGGCCCCAAAACCATTGTCAAACTTATAGATTTTCTGGTATCCGTCAACCATTTTCTTTTTCTCCTACTAGTGTTATCGGTATTCTACAGGCCGAACTTGAATAGTCAAGAGAAAAAATTAGGGTGTCATTTTGGCAGATCGGCCGGCCCGCCTGCCATTTTGGCAGATCGGGTTCCTCCTATTCAAAATCTACGAAAATAACTTGATTATAACCCCTAGGCTTAATAGTAAGACCAACATCATAATCAAACGTATCACTCTTAACACCGGTCATTCCGGCCAAAGCCTTAACCTTTCGAGTAATATTACGCTGTGACGCATGCTTGTGAATAGTAAACTCGTGACGCTTCACCCATCCATAATTAGCCTCTCCACCAAAAGTATCCGTGTGAGTTACGATAACGTTCATCATTTTCTTTTCCTCTGGTTGTGACATATAAGACTTAATCCAATCCTTAACACTAATCTTTGGCATGTTATTATTCTCCACCATAGTAATCGTCGCTCATCGGGGTATCATCACCATAATACCCGTAGTCCTCATCGGTTCCCCATCCGGCGGAAGCGAGGCCAGTTTCCACATCGCCATCCATATCATCATCAAATGAATCACTGTAAAAATCCTCATGATCATCATAGTTAGGGTCGGTAGTGTCATCATGATAGTACATATCAGTATCCTCTTTATTATTGTAAAGATATTCGGCCAATTCATCATGACCTTTGCTCATTATTTTTTCCTTTTCAACTAACATACCACAGAACACCGTTTTCGTCAAGCATGGGCTCGGGATAAATTTCATCCTGCACATCGTCCAGCACCCCGGTCACTTCGGCCCAGTCCATCGGGTGACAATCGCTCTCGTCGATGGGTTCGATCATGTTCTCGCTCGTCATCTCAGCCAGAATCCGATTCACATCATCAAAATCGTGAAGCATAACTTTTCTCCCTTGTGATGCCTTGATTATACCAGAATTATCGGCTTGTCAATCAAAAAAAATCAACGGAAAAAATATTTTTATTTGGCACACGGTTTGCTCGACTGCCATTTTGGCAGATGGGCCGGCCGGCCTGCCATTTTGGCAGTTCCCCTACCGTAGTGGGGGTATACCGGTGTTCACTTATCCCACCCAAAGGGGGAGAGTTCCTCGCCGGTCGCCTCGACGGCAGCATACTGGGATGCCAAAGCCTCTACACGCTCCCGACTACCCGGCTTGCCCACCTTCACGATCATGGAGTCGTCATCCCCTAACACGCGGGGGTTAACCTTGTCAGCCTTGCTTTTGCTGGTATTCCGCAGAGCCGAGCGGTTGAACTTGATAACCTTTTCGGTCACAAGATAGCGGTCGTGATCGTTGACGCCGTAAACATATTCGACACCCTCCACCACCTGACTATCGGAAATCTTCACAAGGTGAGGGATAGCGATACCCTTGAAGGCCATGCGAACGGTACGCTTTGCGTTTTCGATGATAGCATACTTAGCCATGTTGTTTCTCCTGTTCAAAAGATTCTAGCAAAGTTCCGACTACAATCAACCCCCCTAGTAGGGGGTCAACCCACCTTGAATATAAACACGCGAGCGAATCCGCAGGACGATACCCCCCATCCGGGGCATCCATAAATCCAATCGGGCAACCCCTTCGCATGGGGGGGATGATAGCCGTCAACGTGTAATGTCCGACTATCATTCGGAATACGCGACACGATCATACCTTCCGATTGCAGTCGCACGATCATTTCTGATACGCTCATGATTTTTCCTAGGTTAGCCCCCACTATGGGGGAGGATTCAAAGTACCCCGATAACGGCCCGTCTATACCCGTTCACTCCCCCCGGCCGGGGAGGGGAGGAAGGGGAAAGTCGCTCCAAGCGTAATCGTAGCACTCGTCTAGATAGACGTTTGCATACTTTGCATGGCCGGTAAGAACGGTAATCATCTTACCCTTCATGCCCATAGACTTGACGTTGACAATAGTCCCGACGAAAACCTTATCGTCACGATTGCGAATAGCAGAGAAATACATACCCTTAACCGGCTTGATTGTCATTTGCATTTTATTTCCCTTTCGTTTCCCTGATTCTACCTTAGTTATCGACAATTGCAAACGGAAAAAATTAGAGGAAAAATATTTTGGTTTGGCATGATAGTTGCATATGCAAAAACTGTGCCAAACAAATACTTAGCCTTGAAATGGTGCGGGTGTTTCTGGTACTGGCATCCATGCTATGATTGTACCATAATCTTCTATATCGCATTCTTCTCCATCATAAGAATGAAACTGCCAGTTATCGGAAGGATGATTGTAGTTTTTATAACAATATGTACCTTCCTTTACGCATCGACGCCCTTCATGGCTAAGAATAGTAACATAGTATTCTTTGCGACATTCTGCCACGGGGGGAAGTTGTTTGTTGATAGGAGTCCAGTTTTGCATTTTCTTTCCCTTTCGTTTCCCTGATTCTACCTTAGTTATCGGCAATTGCAAGAAAAAAAAATCAGAGAATCTTTCTGGAATTTTTCTCGAGCATTTGGCACAGATTTTGCATAGATGCTTTCCCTACCAACGGGGGGTTTTTTCATTTCCCCCACAATGAAGGGGGATATCCAAAAAGGTGGCGGTGGTCTAAAAAAAATAAGCACCCTCACCAAATAATTGGCCAGTTTATCAGCCACAATCCACCATCCTTTTCTTTTTTTATCAAAATAATTTTTATACAGAATCAGAGTTTCATAGCGTCCAGTTGTGGTGTATAATCAGATACATTCTTTTATTGAAAGGCTCTTATGATCATAATGTTTAATAGCAAACTAATTAAAACATCAAATAATACTAAGATTAATAATGCCACCACTACCAAAGTTTTGGTTCCCAATAAACCACAGCTAGTTATCGCTCCATCTTATATCATATATGGTAGATAATTATGCCAGATATTATTCTACTAAATAATACTCCGGGCTTAAGTTTATCAGCCCCATATGCTAATCTTTCACCATATATCACGTCACTATATGAATCAAATGGATTAGGATTTAAAGGATTTTCCATAAATGATTTGGGACCAACATCAGAATATAAATTTACGTCTGATCTGTATAAAAACGATAAAGATAATTTCAAATTTTTTGATATTATTCTAAAGGATGTGCCTGGTGCAGTTCCTGGCGATTCTTTAGATTCTTTAGGTCTAAAAGGACTAAATACTATTAATGGTCTGCATACATACTATAATTCTAATAGTTTATTTTATTATAATATAAGATGGTCTTTACAATCGAATGGAACAGTTCCTCAGAGAGATTTTTTCAATCAAGTAAATCCCGCAAAGAAACCACACGTATATATCAATTTTAGTAACAATCTACAACAAGACTTTTTAATATACTATCCAGTAACTGCTAATATTGAATTAACAATTAGTTGTGGTGGTCAGAATGCTATTATTGAAGTACCAGCATTTATTAGACCAGATGGCTCCCCATTTAGTCAAATATTATTTGTTAAAAAACCTAAAAAATTAACATCTAATGATATTGTTACCATAAAAGCAAAATCAGTATTAAAAGATCAAAAATTAAATAACAAATTACCAGAAGCACAAAGCAAACCCATACCCAACACACGAGAATATAGACTCTATGGTATTGATGCTAATAATACTGCTAAACTAGAAGATAATAGAGTCAGAGTAAATGATAGAGACGCTAATTATTATACTAAGTGGGATTTTATATATTCAGATATATTTGATTTTATGGAAGATGCTGATGATCCAATAAGAATAGCTAGTAGTGAAAAAAGACCGTGGGGACCTAATAATAAACAATATTTGCACGTTACTGCCCAATCAGATATTCCAAATGCGTGGGAAAGAATAAGAATAGAGGGCCATTCTGTATCAGCAGCTAATGCGGTGTGGAGTATTGATCATCGAGAAGACAATAATCAAGTTGATACAACAACCGTTATATTAGGACCATACGATGGATCTCCAGGCTTAAACAACGGTCTCATAAAAAGATACACTTATGACTCAACCACAATACCAAATTTAGATAATGTTAACCTATATGAAAAACCATTAAATGCAGCTTTTAACAAATGCATTAAGGACAGAATACATTATTTAAACAGAGGAAATAACTTAAAAAAAGAAATTGAGCTTATGCTGTCGCTCTATGGCGTAAATTCTAACGAGGGTAAAGCCTTAAAAAAAGCATCGGATATTTTAGATGGTGGTAATTGTAAAACAAGCATAAAAGTTACAGGTATCAAAAGAGCATTTACAACATTTACGGTTAATCCTGAGACTAATGAAACTACTGAAACAGATAATGATAATAGAGCATTTACATTATCTCAGTATGAATATAGTAATGATTTTCCAAAATCTATATTTTTGGGTGATACCAATAATATTATTTTGCAATTTAAGTATAAAATTAATGTGGAAAAAAATAATGACAATTCGATAGTTTTACAGAACAATGGCTATCCTAAACCAGAAATCAACAAAAGTAAACAAATTTTTATAGTTAATATTATTGAGAATACAGATGCACAATTTCAACAATCAATTTATAGTAACAGTTTCCCCAAATAGCATTCAAAATAATTATGGCAATATATATACCAAATATTTTAAACACTAAAAGATTAAATTATAATAATCTATTATCTCAACAAACTTGTTCATTAGAACCTTGTCCAGATATTGGTTCTTCTGGATGTTGTTTTATAGGAGGAGTATTAAATCCTAATATAACTTCTGAAGCAGCATGCAACAGTGGTCTAAATTATCTGCTCTGTGAAGAACTGATTCCAATTGATTTCTTTGGTCCTGGAACTATCACCTGTCCATCAGGATATACATATCAAACCTATCCTGGTTATCCTCCAGAATGTCAATCTATTAGAATAGTAGACGATTGTAGTGAATGTGATCCATATTTTGGAACTTGTACTAGTCTTAGTGGGGAGTCTGTTTGGATAGAAAATTGTGAAAATTGTATATATGCAAAATATGAACATCCAGTATGGACAACAGGTAATGTTCCATATATAAGTAGTAATTGTTGGAATAGTTTCATTGGCTGGTATGGATGCAATACTATTGCAACAGAAATTTTTATACCAAAACCATCATCATTATTAACATCATCTACAAACGTAAATATTATAGGCCAGTTTGATGATAGTATATCAATCGATGGTGTTGTATTTGGATCTTGCAAACAGCCTGGATACATTAATACTTCTACGATATTGAACGCCTCTCAATCAGGATTCATGTTGGGTGCTGTGGATAGTTTTGGAGCATGTTGTCATGGATTTTTAGCAATATGTTTTTCAGAAGCAACCTAATTCCAGTGTATATTAGGTCTCATATCATTTTCATAACTATAAATAGTATTTAGCATTTTGTCCATAGCGGTAATGCGATATCTCATAGGTTCGTTATCGCTAACCACTATGGTACTAAAAGTATTTTGTTGTAAAAAATTCACAGGATTAATATGCTGAGTATGAATCATATTTCTTTGCAAATTAAAAAATTCTATGCTCATAGAAGAAATACGAGATGAATATTCTAGAAACTTTTCTTTATTTAAACTAGTAATATTGACATTAATATATTTTTTAAATTCATTAGAGTATGTTACAGGATCACTAAAAGTTATTGGTGGCTCAAGCCCCCTAATAGCACATTTGTGTATTCTTCTGTTCTTAAAATCAAAGCCACAATAAGTTTCATAATCTTTTAATGTTCTCACATTACCTAACCCATATTTTCCCAAATCTATACCATAGTCTTCCTCCCCCAGCAGCTGTCTAATTCTACGCTTGCTATAATCATCACGCTCATTCCACGTTTTTTCCACCACTCCTTTATTTTTAACACTATCAGTATGATCGCCCCAATGTTTATTTCTATCATATCTCCCATAATGATGCCACACAAAATTCACATTAGGATGATACAAATCATAGCCCAGTGTGTAACTTCTAGCACTCAAACATATCTCATCTCCTGCAAAATATAGATCAGGATCATAAAGATACTCCTTACAATGAGATCCACCAGTAAAAAAGTAATGGCCACTAACTAATCGTGCTCTGATGGGTCTGTTAGTTTCAGAAGCATCTAATCTTACAGGATTAAACCAAATGGTGCCACTACTTTTAAAGTCTATGGGCAAAACCTTACAAGCATATTGTAATAAGTGTTGGTCATTATTTGGATCATAACCAGCAGCATACGAGGTCAAAAACGGTTTGGACGATTGGCCTAATAAAGAATTATAGCATTCTATTAACAGTTTATCCCAATTGGGTATGAATCTATGGTGACTATCTAGCTGTAGTGTAAAGTCTTCATCTTGATATAAACTTTGAGTTAAACTACGAGCCCACCCTAATCCTTTACTTTCTGCCCAATCACAACTAATGATTCTTACACGACTATCATTACTGAATTCTTCTATGGTTTCAGTATCATCTTTTTGCCACACCAGCCCCACAGTGATATGATTTTCTCCACTGCTTTTAGAGAACAAGTCCCTTAAGGTAGGCAATAATTCTTTATCTCGATAACTGGCTATTTGTACAAATATACTATTCATAAAAAAATAAGCTACTACAATTTCTTATAGTAGCTTATCATTAGCTGTTCCTTTGGTTTTAAATTATGGTTGCACAGATAATACCTGTTTGCTTGGGCGACCTCTTTTCTTAGAGATTCCACTCTTGCGTCGTTGACGCCTAACCATGCTGGGAGTAACTAGCGATCCGCTCAGTTCGCTCAGCTTAGAGGCCACATCTTTATCTAGCATATTTTGATTGTCCATAATAAATTGAAGATCGCTCTGATTCCACTTTTTATATGTTCTGCTCATAAGTAATTCCTTGTTAAAGTTCAAAATCAACACATTTATATTATAGACCACAATTCGATCAAGGCAAGGACAGAAAAAATAATATCATTTTATATGTTTGTATAGTGTAATTATTAACTACTATAGAGTATAGGTAGGCCACAATATTAAATATATGGGTTAAAATATGAATACTTCAGAAAATCAGCCAGTTTTTGTAGACTCTACTTTGAAAGTAATAGCCAAATTAGATAACGACGTTCTAGAAGAAGCTAATGCTGCTGATAGTTCTATTTCTATAGAGGATTTATTACAAAAACAAGATGACAAACAAAAAGAATGATATTTTTAAGCGCAAACATATTTCAGAAAGTGATTTTCTACAAGCTTTAGACGTTATTAGTAAAAAATTAATCTATAAATTTAAATTTGGTTATCATGAAATTGAGGATATGAAGCAACAAGCAGCAATATTTGCTCTTGAAGGATTAGAAAATTACGATAATAAGCGCCCACTAGAAAACTTTCTGTGGACCCATGTGCGAAATCGGCTCTTTAACTTTAAAAGAGATAATTATTTTCGCCCAGATAATGTTTGTGTGGGATGTCCATTTCATGATCCTAAAAATTTAAAATCGACTAATCAGTGTTCCAAATACAAAAATAAAAATGATTGTTCAATATATTCTCAGTGGGAAAATCGTAACAATACTAAAAAAAACCTAATGAAAACCACCACTATAGAAAACGATCAAAATAAATCGGCCGACCCACAAGATATTCTTTACCACATATCCAATAATGAACTACTATCATTCATAGAAAACAACCTAGAGCTTAAGTATCGTGAAACATATTTGAGGCTCAAGGGGGGTGGAAAAGTGAGCAAATCAGATTTACTCAAATTACAGGACCATATTTCTCACATCTTGCAAAATAATAATATTAACACGGATACTCTATGACTAAAAAACGTGGCCAATTAAGCTTAGATGAAGAAAAGTTTATACGAGATAATGTGAAAAAATTATCCATAGATGATATAGCATCCCAACTTAATCGTAATGCTGCTCCTGTTAAAAGATACATTGTGGAAAATAGGCTATTAGAAGATAATGATATTTTGAATGATGAGGAATATTTAAAGCACAAATTACACAGTAAAACTTTTTGGAATGAAATTAAAAAGCAATTTGATAATGAGAGCGGCGAATTAGAATATTTTGAAAGCGTATGGATTAATCTTATTAGACAATTCAGAGAAGACGTTTTACCAGCAGAAGAACTACAAATTAAGCAATTTATCACAATAGATATTTTGATTAATCGAAGCATGAAAGAGCGCAAACGACATATTGCCGAAACAGAAAAACTACAAGTTGAAGTAGATAAAATTTATGCTTTACCAGAAACTCAAAGAGATATTCCCAGACTAACTAATCTTGAAACTCAATTAGGATTTGCTCGTAATAGCATTGCTAACTATACTAATGAATATACCAAGCTATTAAACGAACAGCAAAAAATTAGCAAAGATCTCAAGGCCACACGTGAACAAAGAATCAAAAGAATAGAAGACGGTAAAAGTAGCTGGGTTGGTTTAATACGCATGTTGGAGGACGAAGAAATTCGTGAAAAAGAAGGACGCGAGATGGAAATTATTCGTTTAGCCACAGAAAAGGCAGTATCAGATTTACATTCGTATCACGAGTTTGCAGACCAAACTGTGGATCGACCATTCCTAACGCCAGAAAGTGTCATTACTAATGAGCAATAAAGTAGCAATAGTATCAGGAATATCAGGACAAGATGGTTCCTACTTAGCAGAGTTTTTATTAAATTTAGATTATAGGGTGATCGGGTTGGTGAGAAGATGTAGTAATCCAAACTTATCTAGAATTGAACATATTTTAAATAGGCCACAGCTCAAATTAGAAGAATTTGACTTAACTGATAGTGCTTCTTGTTCAGGTATACTACAAAAATATCAGCCTGATGAGTTCTATAATTTAGCTGCTCAGAGTCATGTTGGAACATCTTTTAGTCAGCCTACTACAACGCTAAGCATAAATACTTTAGGAGTAATTAATATACTAGAAAGTATTAGAGTTTCATCACCTGCAACACGTCTTTATCAAGCTAGTACTAGCGAAATGTTTGGTTGTAGTTTTAGTGCTCAGGATGATATCAAATTTCAAAACGAACAAACGCCCATGATACCACAAAGCCCCTATGGAGTTGCTAAGTTAGCTTCCCATAACCTTCTACGCATTTACCGATCCTCATACAACATCCATGCATCATCTGGCATATTATTTAATCATGAAAGTCCAAGAAGAGGTGAGAATTTTGTTACACGCAAAATTACAAAATATATTGGACAATTAGTAAATCATAAAATACATACTAGATTAAATCTTGGTAATTTAATGGCTAAAAGAGATTGGGGACACGCGAAGGATTATGTTAGGGCTATGCATATGATGTTACAAACAGATCAGGGCGACGATTATGTTGTCTCCACAGGATCTACGCATTCGGTCCAAGAATTTTTAGTTAAAGCATTTAAAATTGTTAATTTAAATTGGGAAGATTATGTGTCTATAGATCCTACTTTATATAGACCAGCAGAAGTAGAATATTTGAATGGCGATAGTTCTAAGATTCGAAATCTACTGGGTTGGAAACCAGAATATTCATTTGATGATTTAGTAGAAGAAATGGTACATCATGATATTAAGTGTGCAAATGTTTAGAAATTTTCAAGATCCCATATATAAAGAATGGAGAAAGAAAGTTTATACAAGAGATAATCATCAATGTCAATGGCCTGGGTGTCAAAAAAAACGACAATTAAACGCCCACCATATTAAAAATTGGGCTCAATTTCCAGGATTACGATTTGTAATAGATAATGGTATTACACTATGTAGACAACATCATGATTCTATAAAAGGTATGGAAGAGTCATATGCGTCTACTTTTATGAGAATAATAGCGAGCAAAAAATGAATACAGATGATTTTACTATTATTATTGATACCAGAGAGCAACATCCGTGGAAATTTCCATACAATGCTAAAGCCAATAAAAAATTAGATACTGGCGATTATAGTATAGAAGGCTTAGAAAATATTCTATGTATAGAGCGTAAAAATGGCATAGCTGAAATAGCTAATAATATGACAGAACCAAGATTTAAAGATGTAATAGAACGTATGAAACAGTATAAACACGCATATATTCTCATAGAATGCCACTACGATCAAATGATGAACTATCCAATAGGCTCAGACGTTCCAAAAAAAACATGGTCAAAAATCAAAATTAGTCCAGCATTCATACTAAAGTTCCTAACAGAACTATCTGTGCATCATAATATTCATGTTGTTTTTTGTGGTTCTCCAGAATGGGCAGAAAAAACAGCACTTTCCATCATGAAAAGAGTTTATAATCTATATGGGCTTAATCAAGGATAAACACATATTTGATGACGCATGGCTTGGCCTTGGCGATTTATCAAAAATTATCATTCCTAAAAACCCTATGATCTATAGGTCCAAGAATGATATAGAAAATCCCGATTTGCATCTATTAAGATTAATGAAAAATCCAGAATATTTTGGTATGACGGTTAAATTATTATTTGGCATAGAACTGCACCCCATTCAAATAGCCATACTGCAAGAATTTTGGATACGTCCATTTCCTATGTATATTGCTAGTCGTGGTTGGGGAAAAAGTTTTTTATTAGCCTTATATGCTGTATTAAAATGCATATTTTATCCTGGAACTAAAATAGTTATTGTGGGCGCGGCTTTTCGTCAAAGTAAAATTATCTTTGAATATATGGAAAATATATGGAGAACTAGTTCCATATTGCGTAGTATTTTTAATGGTAATGATGATGGTCCACGACGAGATGTTGACAGATGCACTATCAGACTTGGTGATAGTTGGGCTGTGGCTATCCCAATGGGCGACGGTAGTAAGATTAGAGGTCTTAGAGCACATATTATTATTGCAGACGAATTTGCTAGTATTAGTCCTGATATTTATGAAACAGTAGTCTCAGGATTCGCTGCTGTTAGTGCTAGTCCTATACAGAATGTTAAAGAAGAAGCGAAAAAGAAAGCGATGAAAGCAGCAGGATTATGGAATAATGAATTAGAAGCACTAGAATATAAAATGGGTAATCAGGCTATTATTAGTGGCACTGCTGATTATGCATTCAAACATTTTGCTAGCTATTGGAGAAGATATAAAGCTATTATAGAAAGCCAAGGAGATCAACATAAACTAGAGGAGATTTTTAAGGGTGAAGTTCCTAATAATTTTAACTGGAAAGATTATAGTATTATCCGCATTCCATATGAATTAATACCTACAGGATTTATGGATGATAAACAGGTTGCACGAGCCAAAGCAACTATTCATACTGGTATATATAATATGGAATATGCTGCTTGTTTTACAGCAGATAGCGATGGATTTTTTAAGCGTAGCCTTATAGAAAGTTGTGTTACAGACAATAAAAAGGATATAATCTTACCCATGAGTGGTAAAGTAGTATTCGATGCTACTATAAAAGGAGATATTAATAAACAATATATTTATGGTATTGATCCCGCCTCTGAACAGGACAATTTTAGTATAGTTATTCTAGAATTATATAAAGATCATAGTCGCATTGTCTATTGTTGGACTACTAATAGAAGTAATTTTAAAGAAAGACAAAAAACAGGATTAGTTGCAGAACACGATTTTTATAGTTTTTGTGCTAAAAAGATTCGTAGTTTAATGCATACTTTTCCTCCTGTGCGAATAGGTATGGACGCTCAAGGTGGTGGAGTTGCTATTGAAGAAGCTTTACACGATCCTCAAAATTTAAATGATGGCGAACAATTAATATGGCCAGTTATTGATTATGATAAATCTAAGGACACAGATAATCAGGTTGGTTTACATATTTTAGAACTGGTACAATTTGCACGAGCAGATTGGACAGCACAGGCTAATCATGGATTACGCAAAGACTTGGAAGATAAAGCTTTATTGTTTCCACGATTTGATAATCTTACACTAGGTTTAGCGCTAGAAAATGAAGGCAAGGACATATTAGCTACAGATCTCAGCAGTCCCTTGTATGATAGTTTAAGTGAGTGTATTCTAGAAATAGAAGAATTAAAGAATGAATTAACTACGATTGTAATGACACATACTAGTGGAGCTTCTGGATCAAGAGATCGGTGGGATACTCCTGAAGTAAAGACGGCAAATGGCAGAAAAGGCAGATTAAGAAAAGACCGATATAGCTCCTTGGTAATTGCTAATATGTTAGCAAGACAAATGAATAGGGTTTTATCTGGTCCAGAATATAATGTTATAGGAGGATCCACTAAGGATGGTGGCAAGATAAGCGGCCAATTATACAAAGGGCCTGAGTGGTTTACATCAGCCGCCAATGAAGAAGGTATTTATGGTGGCATATATAGATAATTATGGTGTATAAGTTAATACTAATATAATACAATTACAAAGATATTAAAAAATATGGCTAAACAACACTCAAAAAATCAGATTATTCAGAATGCTCAAATTGTTGATGAGTCTGCTTATGTTACATGGGGTGATGATCTTGATAGTAAAGAAAAAGCTCTAAAAGCCTCATCAGAATCTTTATCAGAATATAATGTTGTAGAAAGAACCACAGCCAGACGCACCAGATTAGATTTTTCTAACTTAGATACTAATGTTGGTGGTCGTCCGGGATTAACTCGTAATGATTATTATGCTTTTAGACCAGAAGAAGCTGTTCCCACCAAAATCAAGGGAATCATATACCATGCTGATGATATATATCAAAGAGTTGGTCTAGTTCGAAATGTTATAGATTTGATGGGTGATTTTGCTAGCCAAGGTATTCGCATAGTTCACCCAAATAAAAGAATAGAACGATTTTATAAGGCATGGTTCAAAAAAATTAATGGTAAAGATCGTAGTGAAAGATTTTTAAATAATTTATATCGTACAGGTAATGTTGTTCTGAACAGACAAACTGCTAAACTAAATAATAAAATTACCGATAAAATGTATCGAGCTACGGCAGCAGCAGATATCCCTGATCCTGAAGATGAAGATATTACAATTAATAAAAAAGAAATTCCATGGAAATATACCTTTATTGATCCTGCTTATGTGGAAGTTATGGGTGGATCATTAGCGTCATTCACTAATAAAAAACTATATGGAGTTATATTACCATCTCCATTACGCAAGATTATTAATAGTCCTAAAAATGAGATAGAAAAAGAAATTATTAATCAATTACCGGCAGACATTATAGAGGCCGCAAAGACACGTAAGCCCTATCTATTAAATGCCGACAAGACGATAGTATATCACTATAAAAAAGACGATTGGCAAGCCTGGGCATATCCTATGATTTATGCCATTATGGATGATATTACAGTAATAGAAAAGCTAAAATTAGCAGATATGTGCGCTCTAGATGGAGCGGTTTCAAATTTAAGAATTTTTAAATTAGGCAGTCTAGAACATAAAATTGCACCCACTAAAGCAGCAGCCGCTAAATTATCGGCAATATTAAGCAATAATGTGGGAGGTGGAACAATGGATCTGGTATGGGGTCCAGATATTGAACTAATAGAGAGCAATACTAATGTTCATCAGTTTTTGGGTGAAGGTAAATATATACCACATCTTAACTCTGTATATGCTGGATTAGGTATTCCTCCAACACTTACTGGTACTTTCGGAGCATCTGGAACTACTAATAATTTTATTAGCTTAAAAACTCTTACACAAAGATTACAGTATGGTAGGGATGTATTAGTGAATTTTTGGGATAAAGAAATCGAGATTGTACAAAAAGCTATGGGCTTTAAGTATGCTGCTAAAATAGAATTTGATAGAATGGATTTAAGCAATGAAGACGCAGAAAAAGCTTTACTTATACAGCTTGCAGATAGAAGCGTAATTAGTGATGAATTATTGCAAATGAAATTCGGCATAGATCCTGTTATGGAAAAGTTTAGAATTAATAGAGAAGATAGAGACAGAAATGCTAATCGCATGGTGCAAAAAGCCGGTCCATATTATGATGCCAATTTTGAAAATGGTCTTAAAAAGATTGCTTTACAATTAGGTATTGTCACACCAAGTCAGGTTGGTTTGGAATTAGAGCCTAAAAAGAGAGGAGAGATCACTGGATTAGAAATGAAAGCGCAGTTTCCAGCAGCGCCAAAGATTGGTAATAGTCCTAATTCCAGTAGTGGACCCATAGGAGTATCTGGTCAAGGCCGCCCCAAAAATAGTAAAGACTCTAAACAAAGAAAAGAAAAAGATTTTTCGCCAAGAACAGGAGCATCATTAGCATTGTGGGCAAATGAAGCTCAAGATAAAATAAGTGAAATTGTTAATCCAATGTTATTAGAATTTTATCAAAAAGATAATCTTAGAAAACTGTCTGCTAAAGAAAGTAAAGAATTAGATGATTTTAAGACTAAAATTCTTTTAAATATACAAGCCTACTCCAAAATTGATGAACATAGTGTAAATAAAGCTATTAGTAATATTGATGATCAAAATATTATGATTCAATTTAATAGTTTAAATTATTGGATTAAACAAATTAGTGGTGAACTTGATAAAATATTAAACATAGACGAGATTAAAAGCCTGAAGTCATCTTTTTATGCAACGGTGTATACCTAATTAATTAAGGGAATATTTATGCAAATTTTTCAATCAGAACTTGATGATAATATTGGCGAATTAATTAGCGCTTCTGCTAGCATATCTTATGCAGCTGCTCTTGAACCATGTGATAAAGGCTCACAGTCTATGGGCTTTTTTAAAGCATTAGCTTCAATGGACGACAGCGATTTATACTATACACAATCTATTTTAGTCAGCAGTAGTTGGAATAAAAATGATGATATTTTTGATAAAAATGAGGTATGGGCAGCTAGACACAGTCCCGAACACAAACCCACAAACTTAGAACATGATGAAGGTTTAATAATTGGTCATATTGTATCTAATTATCCAATTACAGAAGATGGTATTTTAATTGATGAAAATACGCCCATAGAAAATCTGCCTGATAAATATCATATTTTAACCGGCGCTGTAATTTATAAATCTTATACAAAACCTGAATTACAAAAAAGAACCAATGCATTAATAGAAGAAATAGAAAATGGCACAAAATATGTTAGTATGGAATGTTTTTTCAAGGGTTTTGATTATGGCCTAATTAATAAAGGTACCGGAGAATATAAAGTATTAGCTAGAGATAATAATACAGCATATTTGAGTAAGTACTTAAGAGCCTATGGTGGTATGGGTGAACATGAAAATTATCGTATTGGTAGAGTGCTAAGAAATATTACTTTTTCTGGTAAAGGATATGTTGACAGGCCAGCAAATCCAGATAGTATAATATTTAGTAAAGACTCATTTAAGTTTGTTAATAATATGAATTTACCAAAAAATGAAGATATTTCAAAATCAGGTGTAATAGTTTCACAGTCCAATATTAATTCGGAGAATATAACTATGAGCGAAGAAAATACACAAGTTGTTGCTGATTGTGCCGAGGCTACTCAGGCCGCAGAAACAACTATTGCTGAACTCAGAACACAACTAGAATCTTTAACAGCATCTCATGCTGAGGTTGTTGCTTCTTTACAGTCAGAAAAAGAGGCACTATCAGTTGAGCATGAAGAGGCCGCCAAGAAGATGAAAGACATGGAAGAAGAGAAGAAAAAGATGATGGCTTCTATTTCTGAACTAGAAACAAAGCTATCAGAAACTTCAACATCTTTAGCCGCTTACATGAAGAAAGAAAAGAAAATGGTACGCAAGGCCGCTCTAATTGAGAGTGGTATGGATAGTAGTGAAGTAGAAGCTATCGTAGAAAGATTTGATGCCGTAGACGACGAAACATTTGCTGCTATGACAGAAGTGTTGAAGATGAAAAAGAAGAAAGAAGATAAAAACGCTATGGCTGAAGAAACAACAGAAACCAAGAGTGAAGATCTAACTCAGGCTCTTGAAAATGTTGAAGAACCAACAGATGTTACTATTACTGTTGGTAGTGAAGACGATAGTGTTCAAAACACACGCGCTGCACTAGTAGATTTTGTTTGCACTAGACTCGGTAAAAAACTTAATAAGGGAGAATAACAATGGCTCTTAAACCAGATCGTATCGAACATTTAACTGATATTTCATTTTTCATGAACACAACAGCAGAAAGAGGCGGCGTTGCCAGTTTTGTTACTGGTGGTGTTGGTGTCTCTATGGACGATGCTGATGCTGTTGTAGCTTATGCTGCTGCTGTATCTGGTAGCGTACCAGCCGGTATTCTACTCAATGATGTTGTTGATCTTGATCTAACAAGACAGCATATCAACTGGCACAAAGATGAAGTTCAGGTTGGTGGCAAGGTCACTCTTCTAAGAGTTGGTCAGGTCACAACAGATAAAGTAACTGGAAATCCATCTGCTGGTGATGCTGCTTATGTTGGAGTTAGTGGTGCAGTTTCCACAACATCAACAAATGCTGTTAAAATCGGTACATTCCTTAGCGGTAAGGATGCTGATGGTTATGCTAAAGTCGCAGTCAACATTCAGTAATTAAGAAACGGAGAAATAAACAATGTCAGCTAATACTAAGTCATTTCAACCCACTCCAGAACTAACTGACCTCTTAGTTCGCTCTGGTTCACTGAATAAAGAGGAGGCTTTAGCCGCAAATTCGGAGTTTGCAAAAGCCCTAGAACTTCCACTCCGTCAGGGTATCCTAAATGGTAATATTCTAGATAACATTTTTGAGCCAATCGTTCTTGCTCAAAGTGCCACTCCAGAATTTCCATTAGATTTCATTGCTCCAGGCACTGAGAAGGATTTTGTGGCTTACACAATTCCTAATCATGGCTATATTCCAGAGCGCCATGTTGAGGGTGATTATGTTATGGTGCCAACATATGATATTGGTGCCAGCATTGATTATCTTCTAAAGTATGCTCGTGACGCTCGTTGGGACGTTGTTGGTCGTGCTATGGAAGTTATGGAAGCTCAATTTGTTAAGAAGATGAACGACGACGGCTGGCATACGCTACTTGCTGCTGGTGTTGATCGCAATATCGTAGTATTTGATAGCGATGCTGATAGTGGTCAGTTTACCAAGAGATTAGTTTCTCTTATGAAGACAGTTATGCGTAGAAACGGTGGTGGCAACAGTGCCAGTAATAACCGTGGTATGCTAACTGACCTTTATGTTTCTCCAGAAGCAATGGAAGACATTCGCAACTGGGGTCTAGATCAGGTAGACGAAATTACTCGTCGTGAGATTTATGTTGCTGCTGATGGTACACTTAATCGTGTATTCGGCGTCAATCTACATGATCGTGATGAGCTTGGCGAAGGTCAAGAGTATCAACTATTCTTCGACAATGTGCTCACTAGCACACTACCAGAAGGTGACGTTGAACTAGTAGTTGGTCTTGATCTACGCAAGAGAGATAGTTTCATAATGCCAGTTCGTCAAGAAGTTCAAATCTTCGAAGACGATACTCTTCATCGTCAGAAGAGAGCTGGTTTCTATGGTTGGGGCGAACAGGGCTTTGCTGTTCTAGACAATCGTAGAGTTCTACTCGGATCTCTCTAATCTCATTGAGATTAATACTCAAAAAGTAAGATGGGCTGGCCTTGTGCCAGCCTTTCTTATTTTATAGGTGTATATCTATAATAGAAATCATATTACTCACACGGGGACAGACTTATGGCATGGCAAGAACAATTAACCATTATAGTACGCACCCTCATTAATGATCTAGGCCCAACATATACTTATGATGATTCTAGAATAGAACAATGCCTAGTGGTTGCAGCAAAATATGTTCAATTTGATGTGGTTTTAGATCATAGTTATGCTGTGGATGTGGTTAATCTTAGTATTAGTCCAGATCCTACACTAGATAATGATGATATTTTTATTAGTTTAGTTAGTCTCAAAGCTGCCTGTATTATTGATCAGAGCAATTTTAGAACCAAGGCCGCACTAGAAGGCATTAGGGCTGCTTTAGGACCAGCTAGTTTATCTGTTGGTGGTAATATTACTGGTTGGAAACATATTATTGAGCATGGTCCGTGCGCTCTATATGACGATCTGGTTGAACACTGGGATGTGGCCAATGCTAGTGCTGTTAGAGCCATATTTAGTCCATTTATTGGGAATAATTTTGATCCTCAGAATCTTAATAATCCTGACTATAATCATAGTAGATTTAAAAATAATCAATTTTATTAATAGGTAACATATGAATCCTTTTGCTGGTATTATCACATCACAGTTTAAACAAACTTTTAAAGATGCTATATCGGCACTATTGGAAAATACAGCTTTAACTGTACCATGTAAATTATATTTTGAGAATACTAAATTGAGTGATTGTCCAAACTGTGTTTATGATCCTATTAGTCAAAGATCCAGTAATATTTATCAAACCGGTGGACCATTACCATTTGTCAATGGTCAGATTTGTCCATATTGTACTGGGGCTGGTAGTTTGAGCTTTTCTGCTGATGAAACAGTTTACTTGGGTATTATTAAACCAGTATTTTTTGGTATGGATCAATTAGAATTAAATAATGTTAATTTTGTTGATGGCATGATACAGTCATTGTGTTCTATTAGTTTATATCCTAAACTTAAAAATGCATCATATATTATTGTGGATACTAATATTGTTGATATCACTAACACTAAATTTATACGATATAGAGATCCTATTCCTGTGGGTTTTGGTGATAATTCATTTGTTATAACTACTTGGCAGAATGTACAATAATGGTATACATACCAGCTTCATTAGATTTGGTAGATACTCAGGCTCAAATAATTAATAATATATTACAAGCATTGGTTCCGCAGGTTGATAAGTACTTTAAAAAAACACTGAAGGCAGTATCACCAAAGATTCAAGCTGTTGTTATAGATGCTATTAAGGCTGCACCAGAATATCAATCATTACTCTCAGGACAGTTAAAGGCTGAATTTGGTTTACCGGATAGCGACACTAGACTAAACAGTATTATGGGTTTTTGGCAAAATATTAACGTGGAATACAAGACCATTACTGTTGGTAGATCGGTATTAAAGGGTGGCTTTGTTATTAATATGATTAAGCGAGATTTTAGTGATATAATTAATAGCTCAGTAGCAATACTTACCACAGAGAAAGGCACCGATCTTAATTGGTTGGAATGGCTATTGCTGTTTGGTAATCAAACCATTATTAAAGACTATAATGTAGAATTAGGACCAAATCCACGATCTCGCACAGGCATGGCAGTCATGAAAGGTGTAATATCAGGTAAGTGGTCTGTTCCTGCTGAATATTCTGGCACTATTAATAATAATTGGATTACTCGTTCTATAGATAGTATAGAAGGCGAGATTCAAAATATACTACTAAAGGCATTTAAGGATTAATCAATGTCATTTCAATATAACAATGAAAAATTTAGTGGAGTAAGCAGCATTGGTGAAAAGCTAATGTTAGCTCAGATAGAGAATAATATTAAGTCCTTTTTAGATTGGGGATTTTTGAATATTGGTGGTTTTATTAATGTAGAAAGATCACAGAATAATATTTATGGTAATCCACTAGCCAAATTAAAGCCTACCACTGATCCTAATTATCAGAATGGTCAAGTATGGCAAACTATGAGAAAAGATTGGATATGGGAACAGGATATAACATTTAGTAAGTGTGTTCCTCCTGTGGGACAGGAAATACCTAATTCTAGTCCGTGTCCTCCAGAGTATCACCAAACATCATCACCAACATTAATTACTGGTATTTATATTAATAATATTTTTTATCCATTAAATACTTCGGGATCTTATGCTTATAAAGTAGACTATATTAATAGTAGAATTATATTCAATAGTCCAGTATCCACTAGCTTAAATATAGAGATGGAATATTCTTATAGATGGATACAAGTATATAACTATGATAGTGCGAGATGGTGGCAGCAATTACAGTATAAAACTGATGAAAACGCGGCTCACTTTAATCAAATTAGCAAGGGCGATTTTAGTATATTTAGTAATAATAGAATTCAATTACCAGCTATTATTATTGAGTCTATTGCTCGCGGATTGTCTAAGCCTTTTCAATTAGGTGATAAATCTTTAATTATGAAACAAGAAGTTATGTTACATATTGTGGCCGAAAATATGTCTAGTAGAAATACTATTATTGATATACTAAGACTACAACAAGATAAATTTATACGTATGTATGATACTAATCTTGTTATTAGAGATAATGTTCAGCCATTTAATATTGATGGAACACTTAATAATGATCGTTTAAATTATAGTGAACTTTTAACTAATAGTAATTATTATTGGTTAAATAGTAGATTGACCGATATTTTTGCTTCTGGCGTAGAATCTTTTAGTCCATTTTTATCAGAGGCTAATGTGAAACTCACAGTTGAGATAATTTCACAAATTAATAATTAGTGGTGTATATTTGATTACAGTACAATCTTATTTTTATTAATGGAGAGTTCCCATGGCAAATAAAAGAATTTTTTATGCTAGTCACGCCGTTGCCGTTAATAGTGGCGTAGTTCAGGGCGCCCAAAGCGTATCAGTAGATACTAATTTTAATCTGGAACAGGTTTTCCAGCTAGGTCGTCTAGAGGTTTATGATAATATTCAAACAGATCCTGAAGTTCAAGTTACCATTAATAAGGCACTAGACGGACATAAGCTTATTTGGACGCTTAGTTTAGCGAATCACGTTGCTCCACCAGCTACTGATGGATGTATTGTTGTTCATGCTAATGATAAATCCAGTGTTAGTCTTACTGTTGGTAGAGAAGAAGACTCTGTGGTAGATGACGCTTTTGCTACTTCATACATTAATATGACAGGATGTTTCGTAGATTCTTTAACATATACTTTCCCTGTTGAGGGTAATTTTACTGAAGAAGTTACATTTGTTGGAAGTCATAAGGCTCATACATCCGCTACTGATGGACCAGCAAGTGCAAATCCACAAGTCTTGTTGGGTGGTATTGGTGGCGTTCTTCGTAGACAAAACTTTAATCTAGGTAATACTTTAAAGCTACCAGTAGAAGTTCAGAATCGCAAATTGAGTAATGTAACTATTAGCACTAGTTTTAATAGAGAAAAAATGTTTGCTCTTGGACAGTTTTCGCCATTTCATCGCTTTGTAAACTTTCCTATTGAAATTACCACAACTTTTGATGTAATTGCTGAAGACGTTGCTGATGGTGGCAATGCTCTATTTGATGAAATTACTACAAATTGTAGTGGTCGTGGATATCAGAAACAGAATATCTATATTCCAATTTGCGATGTTTCTGGTAATATAATATATGCATTTAATCTTGGTAGTGGAAATGCTCTACAAAGCATTAGTTATAGTGGTGGAGATACTGGTGGTGGAAATGTTACTGAAACATTCACCTATATTGGCTATAACACATTGTGTATTTATGATGAAAATGGAGATAATAATATTCAGTAAGCAATTAAAATAGGACTAATGTGGACTTTGATAATGAATATATCCTTTATAGGATATGCAATGGATATTACTATATAAAAGTAGATAATATAGATTATAAAATAGTAGCGCCAGATATTTCTAGTAAGTATCTGGCTCATACTATTTATATAGATATTATTAATAATGATAAGTATGATAATTTATGGTTATCATCTAAAACTATTGAAAAATTATTATCTGTTAATAATTTATGGAATAGTGAACAAGAAAGTAAACTAGAGGATATCCAAAAGTCTTTAGATAATACTAAAATACAGTATTATTTAAATTTTTTTACTCACGATATTAAAGCTGAACTAAAAAAAGCCATTAGTAGTATTAATCAGAATATTATAGAATTACAATCTAAAAAACACTATTTTGATTATCTGACTTTAGAAGCATATGCACAAAATATTAAAAATCAATATCTGTGTTCAACCATGGTGTATAGGAATGGTACTAGGATTTTTAGCTCTAATATAGAAGATTTGGACTTTGATCTTTTAGGGAAAATTATTCCAGAAATATACAAGAATACCATAGGACAATACGAACTTAAAAAATTAGCTCGTAGTGAAATTTGGAGAAGCTATTGGACATCTAATAAAGATAATGTATTTAGTGGACCGGTAATTAATTGGACAGATGAGCAAAGATCACTAGTAAATTTTACTAGAACGCTAGACGCAATTAGAGAACATATGGAAGCTCCTGATAATGATATTATTGAAGATGATGATGCATTAGATGGTTGGATGTTGCATCAGCACGAAAAAATAACTAAAGAAAAGAAAACACAACACATTACAGAAAAATATAATCTTAAGGATAAAGCAGGTCAAGAGGTATTTATTTTAGAATCTAATAAACAAGCACAGAAAGAAATTTTTGCATTAAATGATCCTCAAACTCGACGAGACCTAAAAGTCGCTAATAAACTATTAGATCAAAAAGGCACCCTTCAGGAATATGAAATACCTCATGTACAAAGAGAACTTAGAAATCAACTAAACAGTAGGAGATAATATGAATATAGATAATAAATTAATTAATGATATAGAAAAAAGAATGAGAACACTAATGATAGGATCTATTGCAAGATTTGAGGAGTCTTTTGGATATTTATGGAAGCATGGTGATGAACCATCAACCAAACAAGAAAATTTATTTAGGGATAAATGGGAGGATTTAAGATATGAATTATTAAACCATGGTAATCATCAGATTAGATCTGCTGTTAATGAATTACGATCATATGTAAATAATCAAAATAAATATAATTATAGTTATAATTTTGTAATCAAACCAAAGAATAAGGAGAAATAAGATGTTTAGTACTATTTTTACTGTAAATATAGATGGTAATGATAAAGAGTTTGAAATCAAAGCTACTAATCTACATGATCAAAGAGAGGCCCAAAAGATTTATAATCAGGCTTTTTCAGATGCTGTAAAATCTGGTTCTATAGTCCGAGCCAGACTAGACGATTTACTAAAAGAACAAGGACTATGGGACGAGAAAAAAGAAGTGCAATTTGTTACTATTCAAAAACAAATAGCAGATAAGGATAAGGCGCTATCAAAGGGTGGCATATCGTTAAAACAGGCCAAAGGTATGGCCCTTGAGATTAAAACCCTAAGAGATGAACTAAGAGAACTAATCTCTGTTAAAACTAATCTGGATACTCATACGGCCGAAGGTCAAGCTGATAATGCCCGATTTAATTATCTAGTTTCGGTATGTGTGGTGTATAATGATACTAAGAAGCCATATTTTAAGAGTTATGACGACTACCTCAATAGGTCAACAGACCCCGTTGCTTTATTGGGTGCTCAAAAATTAGCCTCTTTAATGTATGGTTTAGATAGTGACTATGAGAAAAAATTACCAGAAAATAAATTTTTACTCAAATATAAATTGGTAAATGATAATTTGGAACTCATAGACGATAAGGGTAGATTAGTTGACGCTGATGGTAGATTAGTTGATAAATTTGGGAGATATATTAACGAAGAAGGAAAATTCGTTGATAAGGATGGAAATTTGGTTGATGATAGTGGTGAGTACATAGTTGATTTTCAACCATTTTTAGATGATAATGGTAATCCTATAGTGGAAACTAATAATGCTGAGACTACACAATCAACACAGGAATCTTCAGCAGAAGCATCATAAATTTCTCTTACAATTATTTTATCAATTGCAATTATCCACACCTGTCCTAGTGACTGCTGTGGATAGTTGTGTATTTGGAGGTATATAATGGCAACAGCTTTTAACTTAACTGCACAAATCAATCTACAAGGCCCAAGTAATATTAAGCCCATAGTCTCTAAAATACAAAGAGATCTAAGTAGCAATAAATTTAAGTTAAATTTAGATGTGGGCAATACTGCTGGTAAAAATATAACATCTATTACGACACGACTTAATAGCCTATCACGAGCAGCAACCAAAGCTAATAGTAGTGTTGCCACACTAGGTCAAACTGTGGCTAATTTGGGGTCAGCTCTTAGTAGTTTAAATACTTCGTCTGTCAGTAATGCTGCGACACTAGCAAAAACCTCCAAAGCAGCGTCTAGTGCGGGTAAAGCTTTGGCAGATACTAGCACCCAAATTGAGGAATTTGGTAAACAGTCTGGATTAGCAATTAAGCGTTTTGCTGCGTTTAGTACAGTAACATCCATAGTATTTGGATTAACGAATGCTTTTAGTGGAGCATTTAAAGAATTTTTAAGTTTTAATAAAGAAATAGTAAGACTATCACAAGTTACAGGACAATCAGTTGGACAATTAGGTGCGGTTAGTAAAGAAATTACAAGACTATCCACATCATTGGGCGTGGCATCTAGTGATCTATTAACTGTAGCAACCACACTAGCACAAGCTGGCTTATCAGCAGAAGATACTAAGATAGCTCTAGAAGCATTAGCAAAGTCCGCTCTAGCACCATCATTTGATAGTTTAACAGATACAACAGAAGGCGCTATTGCCGCTATACGACAGTTTGGATTGCAGGCTAAAGAATTAGATGGCGCACTAGGTAGTATCAACGCTGTGGCTGCCGCATTTGCTGTTGAAGCTGGTGATATTATTACTGCTATTCAAAGAACTGGTGGTGTTTTCTCTGCTGCTAGTCGTGGAGTTAGCGAAGGTACCGATGCTCTAAATGAGTTTATTGCTATTTTTACTAGTGTAAGAGCAACTACTCGTGAAAGCGCAGAAACTATTGCTACTGGCTTAAGAACTATTTTTACACGTATTCAAAGAACACAAACTATAGAGCAGCTTAGAGAATTTGGTATTGAATTACAAGACTCTGAGAAAAAATTCGTTGGAGTATATGAAGCGGCCAGAAGATTAAGCGAAGGGCTCAGCCGTATTGATCCACGATCAGCACAATTTGCTACTATATCTGAAGAACTTGGTGGTTTCAGACAAATTGGTAAAGTTATTCCTCTTATTCAGCAGTTTGGCACCGCAGAAAAAGCATTGATAGTTGCACAGAAAGGAGTGGGATCAACGGCTAAAGATGCTCTAACGGCGCAACAATCATTAGCTGTTCAGTTTACTAAAACCAGAGAATCTTTTCTAGCGCTAGTTAGAGAGTTGGGAGAAAGCGCAACATTTAAATCTTTCGTAACAGTATCTCTATTATTAGCAGATACATTTATCAATTTGGCTAGAGCCCTTAAGCCATTGCTACCATTGCTAGCTACATTTGCAGCTATTAAGGTTGGTGGAGCAGTAACAGAATATGTTAGTGGTTTTGGTAAAGCCTTTGGTCGTGGCGGCGGTGGAAATACGGGTGGTGGAACAGCAACTCCGTCGCCAACTGGTGGTAGCGGTCCCAGCGGAGGCGTCACTGGAGCAGTTTTATCAGCCAACACCAATGCCCTCACCTCTCTTGCACAAACCTTAAATATTCTTAATCAATCTGTTTTAGCTCTTAATCAAAATATTGTTAATAATAATAGTTTACTAATAAATAGACCGGCTGGACGATTTGCTAGTGGAGGTTTAGTTCCAGGCACTGGCAATAGAGATACTTATCCTGCAATGCTTACTCCTGGTGAATTTGTTATTCGTAAAAAAGCTGTTGAAACTATTGGCGCTAGTAATTTAGCTCAAATGAACATGGGTGGATATGTTCAAAAGTATGAGGGCGGTTCGCCCGGTGGCGTAAGAATGCCCAAGGGAAGGGGTAAAACAGGAGCCAGAGGAGCCAGAAGCAAATTTAAAGAATTGGACGATACAGAATTGGCTCAGCTCACAACGTCACAACTAATCTCTTATGCTAAAAAGCAAGCCTATAATATATTTACTACTGGTGGATCTGGTATGGCAATTGGTAGTGAATTTATAGAAGTGCCATCATCAAGAATTATACCAGAATTAGAATCTGATTTAGTAACTCATATGGGTAAACGTGGATTTTGGAGAGAAAAAATTGCTCCATTTGGAACTCCGGCCAAACAACTTACTAAGAATAGTTCTATTGGCACTAGAGCATCGGCACTAGCAGCACAAATGAGTAAACAGACTGATGAGGTAGCTGCAAGAGATCAAAATTGGACTGCGATTCGTGGAGGTTCAGCAATAGATAATTATTTATTGTCTAGTTTACAAGAACCTATACTTGCTGACTATAAAACAGTTAGAGGAGGAGGGTCATTAGCTAAAACTTTCCATAATACAAGATTGCGTCAAGCAGTTAATAAAGCATTAGATTCTTATGATGATTTTGATTACTCGCCAATTAATATTGATAAATTAGTTAGTGGTATGGCAGCAAAAAGATTTGCTAATGGTGGTATGATTAGAAAGTATGCTGGGGCTGGAATCGTTACACCATTAACCACAGAAGAAAAGATATTACAAAATATGCTTAATTCTAGTGGAGATAAAAAACGATATCAATTTGGGTTAGTATCATTAAAGTCTGGCAATCAAAAAGGAACAAGAAAAGAAAGTTTTCCTATCGGAAATAAAGCGTTTGATGTGTTTATAGGAACATTAAGTGATGTTACGAGTAAAACATTTAGTAAAAATATAGAAAAAAATATTAATACATCATTACAGAACAGTATTATGAATACTGCTAATACTATAGGAAAACAATTAAATGTGCCCATAGTCAATCAAGCAACACAAAAACAAGTACTACAAGGGTCAACATTAGCAAGTGCAATAGGAAGTATTTTTGAAGCATCATTAGGACTATTGGGTGCTCCATATATAGACAAAGCAGAAAGTATTAAATCTATAGATTTTCCTTTTGGTATTGGATCACTTGGTGAAAAATTTAATATACCATCAAATATACCCACAGATGCCACTAGAACAGTGGGCGGATCTGGTAAAAACTTATCAGATTTTAAAGGACAGATTCAAAGATTTTTAAAAGCTATTAATAAAGGATCATTTACTAAAGCTGAAAATAAAGCTGCTCTTAAAGCGCAAAATCGAGCTATGAGAAAATCATCAACTGGTCAATTACTAGATTCTGTGATGGCGGCGTGGCAAGGTCAAGGCGTAGCACAAAAATTATCAGACGTTAATCAAACATTTGGTTATTTAAAAACATCAGTCGGAGCACCTAGGGCATTTTTATCAAATAAAGGCACTTTTCAGAACTTTATTAATAGTGGTAAATTAGAAGAAAGCACTAAAATTAATTTATTAAGTGCTGTTGCTGACGCATTAGGAGTATCCAATGTTTCAGCAGTAACAAGAAGAGCTGGTGGCGGATCAATATCCGGTAAAGATACCGTGCCAGCACTATTAACTCCTGGTGAATTTGTTATTAATAAAAACTCAGCACAAAGAATTGGATATGGTAATCTTAATAGATTAAATAAAGCTGATAAAGTTCAAGGATTTAATAAGGGTGGTGTTGTTGGATATCGTCGTGGTGGAATAGTAGAAAACATTGGTGGCAACGCTGGTGCTATTGCTGCTGTGGTCAGTGTACTAATCCCGCAAATAGAGCGCATGGCATCATCATTTAAAAACTTAAATGGTTCAATAGGAACTTTTGGTGCTACTATTGGTGAAGCAGCACAACAGGCTAGTAGTTTAGTGCTTAGTGCTGGTATTGCTGGACAAGCTGTTGGTGCTAGTAAAAAGACTATTAGAAATACTCAAGTAGGTGTGGGTATTGGTGGAGCTATAGGAGGTGGATTATCTGCTCTAGGAGCTAAGAGTCTAGAAAAGGCACTACTAAAGAATACTGATGCTTTAGGACTATTTGATAAGAACTTGCAAGATTTAACTAATGCTACTTCAGAACAATTAAGAATGGAAGCGGCTGAACGATTACAAAAAACCTTTTCGTCACTAGATACTGCTATACAAACCAGCATCAAGAATATAATGATGTTTGAAAACTTTGAAATACTGGGTCAAGAAGTAACTAATTTAACAACAAACTTAGCAACAACTGTTACTGCGGTATCAGCATTTTCTAATATAGCCAGAGATGCTGCTAGAACTGTTAGAAGATCACAAATGGCAGGATATGCTGGTCCTGCCGTTGGAGCCACAACTAAAGTATTAGGTAGTTTTGCTAAGGCTATACCATTCTTGGGTACTGCTTTAGCAGCAGTAGAAATAGGGGCTAGTTTATGGTCATTTTTTAATACCAATCTACAAAAAAGTGGTGAACAACTCACACGGTTCTATCAAAACTTAACACAAATAACTAAAAATGCTAAAGATTTTAGTATAACTAATCGTAATTTTACCGATGTTCTTTTACCAACATTTAATAAGCTTAACTTAGATCGTAGTCTTACTACTGAAGAAGTGAATCAAAGTTTGGGTAGTACCAAAAATATTATGGGAGGCGTAAATGAATTAAATCTTGAATTTAGAAAATTATTACAAGAAAGATTAGGCGCACAAGCATTAGGTATTGGAGTTGAAGAGACCTCAGCTCAAGCCAGAGCAAAATTATCACCAGAAAGTCAAAAAGTATTTGATGCTACTGTTGAAGCAGCTAGGCGAGAATTTATTAAAGCGCAATTTATTCAAATGAAAATGGGACAAGGGTCGGATAGGGAGTCCGCAGAAAAAGCATTTGCCAAAGCCACAGACGCAGAAATTTTTGCAACAATAGAGTATGTTGGCGTTAAAAATAAAGAAATATTTATAGCTAAACAAGCATTAGTAATTAACAGTCAACTTAAAAGTAGTTTTGTTACGCTAGATAATGTCTTAATAAGATTTGCTACTAATCTTAATCGTTCGGCACAAACAGCTATTAATAGTTTTGATGATTTAGATAGAAAGATAGCTTTATTAACTGGTGAACCACAACCTGTTGGCGGAGAATTCTTAAGAAGACAAATTGATGTATTAGATAATTTGAAGGGTGCCAGCGCTATTGATATTCAAAATATTACTCAAACAGTAGGTGGTCTTTTAAATATTGCACCAAATACTAAATCTGCCGAACAACTACAGGAAATGCAGGCCCAGATAGAATCTGGCAGATTGATACAACAAGAGCTTCCTCTAATACTAAGAGATATACGAGACAATCCTAGTCTTAGAACTACTACAGGAGGACTAGATCAAATAATAAAAGATAGATTTAAAGGACCTCTGACCAAAGCTATTGGTGGTCCAAATGCAGAAGAACTAAGTGCACAAATTATTGGACAAATCACTCAGCAATTATCATCTTTAACTGATAATCCAGATAAAAATATAGCCGAAATTCTAGATCAATTAACATCAGAAGGATCAGCATTTAGTACGATGCTAAAATCTTCTGAGAAAGCTCAAGAAGCCTTCAAAACTGTTATAGAAGCATCTGCTAAAGTACAAGATAAATTAGCAGAACAAACTAAAAAATATATAGAACTCAATCAAAGATTAATAGAAAGTCAAACCAATAGACTACAAAACGAAGCACAAGAAGCTATAGAATTAAAAAGAGCAATGGGACTAAATGTTACATTGGGTGAACTCAATGATGTATTTGATCTTAGTATTAGAAGATTAACAGATTTTTCTGATTTGCCACAACCCAAGATTGATACCCAATTATTACCACAAAATTTACGAGATAGTTTAACCAGACCATTACTATCTGGAACCTCTGATGTAGCAACTATAAGGGCTGAATTACAAGCTAGACAAAATAATGTAACAGAACTAGAGAAAGCTTCTAAAAATACTGCGCTCGATCAAGCTAACAAAACAAAATTAAATATAGCACTTACAAATGAAATTACTATAGTAAAGAGATTAAATGAGGCACTAGCAAAGATTGCTAGTAGTTCTGATAAAACTAAAAATGCATTGGATAAAATAGCAGAAGCTCAAAATCAATTTAGAAATCGTAGACAAATATTAGCTGATCTGATAGTTAAAAGCAGCACACCAGAGGGCGCACTAGAATTACAAAATATTTTAGAATCAATAGAAGCGGCAACTAGAGGTAGTTTTAGGAATATTAGTGAACGCAATTTATTTTTACAACAAGTGGTTCCAACACTAGAATCATTTGAAATAGATCCTCAACTCTTTAATAAATTGTTTAGGACTGGCATCACTGATGGCTTAGAATCTATATTAGATCCTCAATCATTAAATGAAATAAACGCTTTTCTTGAGGCTGGGATGAGAGGCATCAGTACACAAGAATTAATGGTAGAAAAATATATACCATCAATACTACAAGGTACTGCCAAATCATTATTAGGAGCTTTGTTTCCAGATAAAAATCCAAGATCTGCTTTGGCTAATGCTCAAGCACAAAGAGCCGCTGCTGGACAAGATATTGAACAGAGATTAGCACAAAGTATGGACGTAACAACTACAGAGAGCATTAATATATTAGATAAGTTTAATCAAGAGCTTGGTAGATTATTACCAGATATAATTGCTAAATTAACTAGTCTTACTAATTTAAATCAAAAGATAGCACAGCCCACCAGTAGGTTATCAACTACCGGTCAATTAGACTATACAAAATTTTTGGATAGAATATTAGGTCCATTTCAAGAAAGTGGTATGTTTGCAAGCGCAGGTAGATATGGTCCTTTGGGAAAGGCTTTAGGTCAAGAAAAAGTAAGTTCAATTAGTAAGAATTTGGGAGCATCCAGAGACTTACTTGAACAAAAACGAATTCTTGAACAGACAGCTTCAGATATCACAAAATTAGGTTCTATTGTTGGGGGAGGACGAGGATCTGATCCCAAGGGCCAAGCTCTTACAGCTATAAAAGCAGCTATTAAGCAAATAGATAGTATTTTAGAACAAAGAAAAGAGGCCATAGTACCAGATTTCTTGCCTAAAAAACGCTTTTCTGCTACTCCATCATTCAAGATTCCATCATGGTTATTACCACAAAATTTAGCGCCACAACCTAATAATAATCCAACACAAACCGCTCCACCTTCTCAACCAGCGCCGCCACTCAACACCAGTAGTCAGTTAGATACTAGAGCATTTGAAACTGGTGTGGCCACATTTAGCACATCAGCCAAATTATTGAGCGAACCAATGAATAATTTATCTACTAACTTAATATCATTCTCTAATACTGCTAATACTTTGAGCTCTTCATTAGATAGATTTATGAATGAATTTAATAAAGAACTACAGGCTAGCATTAATCACACCTATAATGGTAGTGTGGGTATTACTTTTAATGATACTTTATCAGTTAGTACTCCTGATACCACTAATAAAGATAATAAAATGATACTAGCTATTGTGGATAAATTAAAACCATATATTAAAGAAGAAATGAATAAAATAAAATTAGCATAAGGATGTAAGATGCCAACAATAAATAATAACTCTACCTGTGATGTGTCAACCATATTCAATGGTGGTGGTCCGGCTAATGCTGGCGCCTCGGTGGTAGTTGGTGGTAAACAATTAATACCGTCGCCTTTTATCTCTCTTGTTTTAGAAAAATATAAGGTGGGTGATCTTACTATTGGTGGTATACTAAAACTCACTTTAAGTGGTACAGTTACTGGTAGTAGTTTTAATGAGGTTGTTACAACAGGAGCTGGTGGTGTTACTGGCTTAAAGGATATTTTACAGTTGGGTCAATATAGAGAATGTGTATTTGTAGAAATTAAGTGCGTGGATAAGATTGTGAGCGGATATGGAAGAATTACATCCATAAATATTGATCAAGGCAATATGCCCACATGGGTTAATATAGCACCCTATACTATTGAGATTGATTTATATACTAATGATATTAGTTTAGCTAGTGGCGTAAGAGTTACAACCCCTGATATTATATCTCCCTCGTCCTCTCCCAGAGTACACGAATTAGCAGACCTTATGCTAAATAGCATTAGTGAACAATTTTCAGTTAATATTAATGACGATACTTTTAATTACTATAATTTATCAATAATAGATCCTCAAACAAGCACACAGATTGGTCCCAAATATTGGGGTAATAAACATCTTAAAACATCTTTTAATATTAGTGCTGCCGGTATTAGAGGGCTAAATGAATGTAGCGGTGTTGGATCTGGTAATCCTATTACCCATCTAAAGTTTGGTTTAAATGCTGCCGAAGATTATATACGACAAAGAATTAATAATTTAGTCGATATGAATATTGATGGATTATTTGATGCACCAAATACTGAACTTACCCCAACCTTCGCATCATATCGCACAGGTTATAAATTTCTTGATTTGAGAAGTATAGATATTAATCCATTAGAAAATAGTATTAATTTAACTGGTGAAGTTATTTATAGGCCATCTGGATGCGGTTCTGGCATATCAGTACCATCAGGATCTATTGAAGATAGAGTATTTACAACAATGACAGTAGAAGAAAATGTAGATACAGAAGGAAATACTATAACATTAACAGCTAATATTCAGGGTTTATTTAATAATCAATATGATCAAATTATTAAAATGAGTAATCCAACATTCCATGGTTGTAATTTTACACAAAAACTAGATCACGCTCAAGCATTTTTAAATTTAACTAGTGATAGATATATAACACTATTAGCAAATAAATATTTTACTCAATCTAATTTGATTGATGATTGTCCTTTGAGTACATCAACAGGAGTATGTAGTTCACCATCTCCATCTGCGCCTCCATCTAGCTTATTATGCGAGATGAGAATGATTAGTAAACAAATTAGTAGAAATTTATCTCAGGGCGAAATTAATGCAATATGGACTCTCTCTAATAAGCCTAGTTGTAATACTATTGGCACTACTAAAATTGATGTCGAAATCACCCATGACAAACCACATAACAATATTGTTGAATTTATTATCCCAGGTAGAGGTAGTTCTATTATACAAAGCTTATGCTGTGATTCTGCTGAAAAGTATGATTTATCTATTAATGTAAGCAAAAATAGAAATAATTGTAATTTTGATATGACATCAGGATCTATCAGTGGATTAAGAGCATGTGCTTACCAAACTCTTGAACAATTAAAAACTGATGCTGGTATAGATTTTAGTTGTTGGTTTAAAACTAATGATCAAGAAACAATAGGTAGTAATACATATAAATTAAATCAATCATATACTAAACCATCATGTTCATAGGATAATTATGAGTAATAGGATTAGTGTGGAATATACAACCACTAAGGATTATAGTATTAATCATCCACCACAATTTATACCAAGCTTAAATATTTATAATACTCTATTATTATCTAGTAATCTATATAATATTTCAGATTCTGTTAAAATAATTAATGAAACTACTGGTCAAATAATTGAGCAGATTATTGGTATTGACACTGATAAAATTATTTTAGCAGACACCGAATACTATTACTATTATATAGTCAATGGTATCAAAAGAACCTATAATACCAAATATAGTATACTCATAGGCGACACTAAAACGCCACTGTCAACCTCGTTATATTCAGCTCATAGTCCCAAGTTGATTATGGGTAGTATAATATTACCAGATGATTATTCATCTATATTTACTAGATATAGTGATGGTATAATTAATATATCGAATAATAATTTAAAAATTAAGATTTATGATATTTTTAATAGATACAATCATTATGTGGCCAATACCACAACCTCAACCCTCCAAGTTTTGCACAATGACAATCTAGATACGCTACAAAAACTGAATGATATTGATTTATCACAATCTTATATTAGGCCATTATTTAATACTTATTTTCCATTGGGTTCGATATCATTAGTACTCAAACCAGAAAATGGTGTATCGAATAGTGAGATATCATATCAATTAATGCTCAATAATAAGAGTTATTTAGTTAATAGTAATACTATTGAGATCAAAAATTTGGTATCAGGAACATATTCTATTAAAATAATAGATAGGAATGGACCATTACAAGTATACAAAGTAAATAATAACATATTAGATAGTGATATCTTTACGATAGATATTCACTCACAAGACAACAGGACATCAGCAACTGGATCTTTATTATTACCATTAAATAAGACTAAACCAAATAAAGGACTAAGTAATATAATGATTAATTTAGATTCATCTTTGCCTATAGAAATATATGGCAATAATTTTTATTCTCAGTCTGATATCGGCATACTACAACTGTATAATGTAATTCCAGGATTATATCGAGTGATTCAAAATAGTGTTATATATACAGTTAAAGCACATCCCAATAATACAGCATACGTGGGCAATCTATAATGCCAAACACAAACACCTTTACTTTACCATTTCCATCAACATCTGCAAATCCTTGTGTTAGCAGCTCATGTTCTCCAGCAACAGGATGCTTAGTATGTGGATATGATCTTGTATTATCTTGTCCTCCAAGTGGCAATTGCGTAGATTATTTTAAGCAACAAAATATTACAACACAGTTTTTGAATGGATATGTTACTGGTTTTAGTGGTAAATTAGGATTGGGCGGCTCAGAATCTAATGTGAATATTGATTTGGTTGTACAAAATAATGAGTGTGCGCCAACAGGAGTATCTTGTTCTCCTTGTCCTGCTGGTAGTGGTTATGATGGTCGATTGGGTTATTTGTATACATTTAGTATGGGACAGTTTTGTTTTAGAGGAATATTAAGTAATCATACCTACTCTGAAGATAGTAGTGGATATAAATATAGATTAACACTATCAGATGGTAGAAGTATTTTATCTAATATTGTTGTTATATTAAATACAATCTATGATAGACCACCACCAGAATTAGAACATAATGTATTAAATGCTGTATACTTTTTAGAAAAGTCTGTAGACGATTGTGATGGCGCAAATAAGTGTGCTGATTTTATGAAATCTGGTGCCAATACCAAAGGTATTTTCTTTAAAAGAGCCTTAAAAGAATTAAACAAGAAACAAATTAAAATACCGATTTCAAAAGTGTGTTTAACTCTAGAACTAACAAAACTTATTAATATAGTGCCAGAAAATTATAGGACTACTAATACAGAAATGAGTTTGTTAGATCTGGTATCTTTAGTTTGTGATGAGTGCGGCTATGACTTTTTAGTAGAAATTACACAAGATAATAAATTAGATATTATTCCTATAGATTATACTAAAACAATATCTGGCACTCCGCTATTAAATTTAATTAATAATTTATCTATTCAAAATAATGTTATTAGTAAAGAATATGGCGAAGAGATGACATTTGAGAAAAATAAGAGATTGGTATTTGGCGGTAATTATCAATATATTACTACCATATCTGATGTTGTTAATGCTTCAGTATGTCCATATGTTCCACCACAACTAAATGATGCTAAATGCGCCATTGTTAATCCGCCATCTTCTAAATTGGTTACTAGAAATACGGATGAGCCAATACTAGCTAGTAGTAGTCCCGAACCATCATGTACTCCATAAAAGGTTAATTATGTCAGATTGTTTTTGTTCTCCACTACCATCGCCATCACCGCCATGCGTACCAATTCCGTCACCGTCGCCTGAGTGCGGTAGTATTCGTATGTTCTTTGGCTATGACGCACCACCATCAGGACCTCTAGGCAAATTAGATAAATTATTTTATACGGACCCTGCTACTGATTATTCTATTAAAAAAGGATTCGAAATACAAAACTACTCTTGCTCAATTTTAAAAAAGTCAGGCATTGTAGATTTTGATGATTTTACATTATTTGAAACAGAATTATTATCCACCGGATCATTTGAGAGCTGGGTTTTATATAATACTTTAAGAGACGGTATCCAATCAGCTCAGACTTTTGGTTTAAAGTGTATGCAGTCTGTGGGTATAGATTTAGTAAAACTACAAAACACGGCTGGTACCACTTTTCATGCACTACAAGGCTTTGATTCAGCGCCTTTATATACAGAGATACAAAAACTCATATTTCCTGATCCATCCAAAGAGCAGAATTGTGATAAGTTAGATCAACAATTAAAAATAGAAAAATTAAGAATATGCTATGATTGGATTAAAAATATATATGATACATATTATGGTCGTGAATTTTTAGTAAAGGTGGCTGGCCCATCTGGTATTGCTGGTGGCATATGTATTAGAGATGAATCTGGCAGCGCGCCATCAGGACTAGGACTATCTGTGCCGTTTTATGTTGATGGAGATGGTTCATCACAGGGCTTATATGTAAGTGATGAAATTGCCAGCGATGGTGGATTTCCTAAGAAAAATACAGTAGATATCTTAGGTTTAAAAACTATAGATTGGATAAAAGATAATAGTGGTAAAATACAATCGTTTGTTAGTATGGGTATGATTTCTGCTAGTGGTGTACAACATCCACAATGTAGCGCATTAAATGATAGACAGCTTTATCGCAAATTTGAAATGTATCCATATAATCCAAGTGGTATAGATCCAACCAGTCCACCTACTCAAATTTGTGCTGAGTGGGGAGTTGATTTAAGTAAGCTAGATATTAGTAATTATTATATAGATGAGACAAATAATAATAAATTATTTATTAAAAGCGAGATAGAAAATAGATTCTATATTGATAATAAAGGAACTTGGGTTAGGCTTACTTTAGCAGAAAAAGTACCACTAATGCTAGACAGCATTGATAATACTGTTGGAGCTAAACTCTTTTTATTTTTATTGTCTCTTATAAATAGTAATAAATTTAAAATTGCTATACAAAATAATTTGGAGCAAACAAAGGACAAGATCGGTAATCCTCTAATCGGAGCAAAAGGCAATACTACACAATTTAATTTGATGTCAGCTTTCCCTCCGTGTTTGATGCCTGAAGGCGCTGCGATTCCTTTTAAGAGTAATGTATATAGATATGGTCCATATTATTATGTGACTAATCCGGATGATGGTGGTGGTGTTGAGGTGGTTATCAATCAGGATATTGTGCCGTGGAATTTTATACCCTCTAACACTACTGGATTACCAGGATCGTACCCATATTGCGCTATGGATAATTTTGGTAGAGATATAGCTAGAGGAGCACAGAAAGGCTTACAAAAATTAGAAAAAGGTAGAGCCACAGTAGTCGGATTACCATGCTATAATCTAGGATATTCAGTGAATAGTACAGGAGTATATCCTACTGGATTGGGTCGAGGCCCAACACTTTTAACAGATATGTCAGTAGAATTTGGATCTGGTGGATTTACTACCTTATATAATTTTTCTACATATTCTCCAAGATTAGGTAAAAGCGAAAAATATTTATTAGATGAGTGGTCAGATAATCTGAAAAAAAATCAAGAAGTTAGCGCATATTTGAGAAGCGAAAAGACCAAGGTTGATACTATTAAAAAAGACTATACCAAACGGCGGATAGAAAAGGGTTTATTTTGGTCGCCCAAACCTATACATAAAAAAAGTACCCCTAATAAAATTATATTATCTGGTTACTATATAAATCCTAGCGGTATGCTACCTGATACTTTACCAGATCCATATCCATCTGCTAGTGGATTTTTACCTGACGTATCGTGCTTATCTAGTCCACTACCATTCCCATCTAGTAATGATCTCCCAATACCATCTGCTAGTGGATTAAGATCATATGTGTGGTCAGAATCTGATAAGGCATATGCATTTGAGCATATGCAAGAATTATATTCTCAAATGGCTGGCATGAGCATGGATGGATTTTATATGCCAGTTTCGTTACGCGGAGCTACCGACGACGCTACCAAATCTGAAACCAACCCACTCTGGACAAATAAAGCTCGCCTACCAAGATTCTCAGTGGTACCTAAGATCGATGGATCATTTGATGACTTTGAAACACATAGAGCTTTGGATGCTGGAAATCCTGGTTCACCTATACCCACCAAAACTAGAGACGAAATGCCACCATTTCGACTGTTAGATGCTACTGATAATTCTGTTGGTGCTTATTTATTGCCTATTCATCAATACTATTTAAATCCTTATACTACTAAAGCTATCATAAATGCATGGGATGGTCGTAAAAATGGTAGTGATGCTGGATTTGTTATTTCTAGTATAGTTTTTGGATCTAAATTCGATGACTATCAAATTTCACACAATACTACTGGACCAACAATTAATAGCGATACAGATAGCGATGAGGATCTAAGACAAGCACAGACAAACTTTAGAGTGCCAGCATTAAGAGGTCCACTTGTATTGCAGGGGTGGGGATATGATACATCTGGTAAGCCTATTCCTAATAGTAATGATAACGAACACAATGCATTGTATGGGCAGTTTCGTCAAGATAAGTTAACAGATAAGTTTTTATATAATTGGTTAGAAAATCCTAGAACATGGCCGGTTGGTCCTATTGATTTACGTTTTGATAGAGAGCGTGGCGTTTGGACCTGTCCATCTCCCAATAAAATTGTTGTGGCTAGACTTAAAACGCATTTGTGTCCCAATGGTAGTGCAACAGCTCAACTATTAAATCCAGAATCTAATGGCATTAAATTTTATCATAAATATTTTATCTCAGGACCTGGTGGTGAAAATGTTAATTTGAGCATGGATCGTACTGAAATTACTGTGTATGATTTTATTGGTGAGAGTATACCAGCATGCTCTAAAGTTTATGTTTATTATGATGATAATAGATATATTGTATTACAAGCGGTATCATCATCACCATCCAAAGGAGATGTGGTTAGATTCAGAGCTATTAAATTTTGTAATCAGCCAGAATCATATTATGGAAATAATACGTGGGGGTCATATGCTGGGTATGGCGATAAATATTATAATTATCATCTTTATGGTGTGAGAATTGATTGTGATGGGGAAGCTATAGATAAAAATGGTGATAAGGCCACACAAAGCATTACTCAACAATTTTTAATAGATAATGCCGAAAATTGGCTAATTAAGATTAATGATAATGCTGGTAAATTTGGTCCATCCTTTGCTAAGTTTGAAAATTATGCTGATTGGAAAAGCAAGGGGGCCACAGGATATGGTACATTTATAGGTTCAATAGGTTCCTCATCAATATGCGCATCTCCTTCGGTATCTCCATCCGTAGTACCTTCAGCGTCTCCATCCGTAGCGCCTTCAGCATCGCCATCATGCTCGCTTGGTGTGCCAG